TAAAAACTTTCTAGTGAATAAAAGTAAAAATTTAAAAGTGTTCTAGATGTTATAGTAACTGGAATAATATTTTTTTAAAACTTTCTAGTGCAACAAAGTAAAAATTTTAAAGTGTTCTAGTTGTAATTCAATCTAGAATAATATTTTTTTAAAACTTTCTAGTGCAACAAAGTAAAAATTTTAAAGTGTTCTAGTTGTAATTCAATCTAGAATAATACTTTTTAAAAACTTTCTAGTGAATAAAAGTAAAAATTTTAAAGTGTTCTAGTTGTAATTTAATCTAGAATAATATTATTTTAAAACTTTCTAGTGTATAAAAGTAAAAATTTTAAAGTGTTTCAGTTGTAATCCAATCTAGAACAATACTTTTTTAAAACTTTCTAGTGCAACAAAGTAAAAATTTTAAAGTGTTCTAGTTGTAATTCAATCTAGAATAATATTTTTTTAAAACTTTCTAGTGTATAAAAGTAAAAATTTAAAGATGTTCTAGATGTAATTCAATCTAGAACAATACTTTTTTAAAACTTTCTAGCGTATAAAAGTAAAAATTTTAAAATGTTCTAGATGTAATTGAATCTAGAATAATATTTTTTTAAACTTTATGAAGTGCTGAAGCGTTGAATTATATACTTTTTAATAATTGTGCGATCTTTTTCTATTTCAGGATTAATAACTGGATATTCTTTCTCTTTTTGGTCTATTTTGATCAATAAGTTATTAAAATCAGCTGGTTGGTACTTCTGTCTGTCTCTAATAACGACTAATTTATTTTTTTGTAATTTTAGCCATTCAGTTAGGATAGGATATTTTTGTTCTAAACCTTCTAATCTTTTCCAACTATCCAGTGCGAATTGTTCAAGTTGTTTTAATGGTATTACTGGATTAGGTTTTGGAATTGCACCCGCAAATTCTTTTTCAGTCATTTTTTCAAGTTTTTCACCAACATAATTACTAATTCTTCTAATATTTTCAGATTCTTCAACTATAACAGGTTTACTTTCACATCCAGTTTCCTCAACTGGAATATCATCCAATATAACTTCATCCTCATCATCCGATAATTCTACACTATTACTCTTGGCTGATTCCTTAACAGAAACAGATTCCTTAATAGAAATAGGTTCCTTAACAGAAATTGGTTCCTTAACAGAAATTGGTTCCTTAACAGAAACAGATTCCTTAATAGAAATAGGTTCTTTAATAGAAATAGGTTCCTTAACAGAAATAGGTTCCTTAACAGAAATAGGTTCCTTAACAGAAATAGGTTCTTTAATAGAAACAGGTTCTTTAAGGGAAATATGTTCTTTAATAGAAACAGGTATTTCCTCGGTTTCTTTAATAATTTCGATATTATTATTATTCAGTAATGATGAATCTACAATTTCTTGAGCTAATTTTTCAACACACATTTCAGATGTTTCAAGTGTTCCTTGAGTTTCATCAGGGATTTCATCTGGGGTTTCATCATTAGTTTCATTAAAATTTTTAATTGAAAATTGGGTTAACATAGCGAATCTTTTTTGAATATCAGCAAGTTGTTCTGATGATGTTTGTGTAGCTTTCTTTTTTGGTATAATTCTTTTAAGTTTAAAACTACTGACTTCTGAAGTAGCCCGTTGTTCTAAAATATGTTCTATCATATGATCAACAATTTGATCATCTTTACAATATTTTTCTAGTGCAGTTCTAAGGAATTTTTGATTAACTGATGGTTTTCTTTTAGATTCTATTAACTCTAATAACTCTTTACCATCATCAGTATTTAAATCAATCGTATTAATTTTATTAATGCGATAGTAATTCATAATTTCCTTTGCTAAAATATCCCTACTTTTTGCTCTATCACTTCTGGCTTTGGAAAGAATTCTTACTTCCTCATCCAACCGCAGAAATTCTTTAACATGTTTCTTAAATTTAGAAAATTGATTTACTTTATCTTGATCCATATATATATATAATTATTAAAATCTGTAAACTCTTATGCCGAAAAAAGAAGCTTCTAATGAAATCAATTATCATCAAACTTTAGAAGGGATTACTGAAAGGTATCTCAAATTTGAAAAAAATAAAAATAAAAGACTTGAAAGGGAAAAAAATAAAAAACCAGAATTAGTATATGGTATTGAGTTACTCTATAAAATTCTTGAACAAGAAAATATTAAAATTTTAAATAAAATACAAAGAGAATTTAAAGATCATATAGATCCACATGTAGATTTAACTAAAATTTTAAAACCACCTTATTTGGTTCCTGAAATAGTTAAACATGGATCTGAAAAAGCTTTAAATGATTTTTAAATTATATTTTATAATATATATATATGGATTTATTAAAAAAACGTCAAGAAAAAGATCAAAAAAATCAACTTCTAGTACAACAAGTTTTAAAGGATTCTCAAGTCAACCGATATAAATTTGGATCTTTAAATGAAATGGTTACAATAAGAAATTTGAGCCTAAAGAAGATTTTGAATGGTAAAATTAATAGTAATGAAGATAAAAATCAGGTTCTACAAATTCTAGAATTGTTGAATGAATATTTTTATGTTGAAGAATTAGATCAATTAGATAGTGGTGATTATTTGAGATATTTTTCTTTTAAAACAGATAATTCAAAAATATCTTTTGAACTAAAAAAGGGAGGTTATTATGTCAGTCACGAAAATGGTTTCATAATTCTAAAAAATTTGAAATATGCAAGTGAAACTGAAAAACCAACATATTGGAAAATAAGTGATCAAACACCTATATTTTGTTTATTAACTGATCAAGATAAAATTATATTAGCTCTAATGGAAAAAACTTCATATCAAGATTAAATAAAGAAGATTAAATAAAGAAGATTAAATAAAGAATAATAAAAGTGTTTTTAGCAACCTTTGCAGCCTTTGCAGTTTTTAAATAATTTGCTCCAGAATTTAGTAGTAAATACATCATCTAGATTAACATCAAATTTGGCTTCTATAACAGCAATAACTGAATCAATTAAGCTAGGTAATGTATTAATAGCGAGTGTGACCAGATTGATTTCTTCTTGAGTAATATTAGGAAATATTTCTTTTAGATTATCATTAAATCGTTGGAAAGCTCTAACAAGTAATTGTTTTTTTTCAATACCTCTTAGTCCGGTAAAAGTATTAATAAGTCCGACAGCATCGATTACTATATTGATTAGTTGTGATGGTAAATCGGATGGTTTCATGTCTTGTGTCAAGATCATTTTAGCGATTTTGTTGTAAATTTCTGTAACATACTCTTCAACTTTAAAAACATTATTATTAATAATTTCAGGATCTCTTTTCAATTGTTTAGCCATTTTTTTCTTTTCTTTTTTAATTTCTTTCTGATTTTGTTGACCCCTCAAATTAATATCAGACAAATCAAAAATCATAGACGGAATTGCACTTAATAAATAAGTTTTTTCAGTTTCAGATATATCTAATTCTTTAGCCATTTGAGCTAATACATCTAAACTTATTTGATATCTGTTTGCGGATGTTAAATCTGGATAACTTTTAGTTCTTTCTAATACTTTAATAGCTAAAATGGAGAAATTATTAGTTTTTATTTGGAAACAATCTACTATAGTGGCTAACTCAGAAAAAATCTGTTGAATTATAATTTTTCTTTTTTGTAGAGTTAAATGTTTATCCATTGCTATTTTGTGAGAAAAAATTATTTTACATAATTTTAATTCGGAAAAATTGAATTCAAAAATCATATATTTAATCCATTCAACATATCATAAATGGATACTTTTATCTCTCAAAAAAAACTAAATGAACTAAATAATTTAGTTCACACTGATAATCAAAAACTAACACAATCACGTAAAGAACAACTAGAGTGGTTATATAATTCAAGTAAATTAAAAATAGATCTAGATGATTTAGAAATATCACCTTTACTAGTCATTAACCGTTTGTGTATTCTATATTTCATTACAACAAAAAAATCTAGTCAAGAACTATATCAATCCTTTTTCGATCTCTGTGACCAAAGTAAAAGTACTGATAGTATTCTAGATGATTCTGATTCTGAAACTGAAGAATCAGATAATACAAATGATGTGAATATTATGGATAATTTAATTGGATTAGAATTTTGGGTTGATTTCAACAATAATGATAAATCATTAAAAAAAATAGAAAATATTTTAAATATGAAAGCTGTAGTGAATGATGTTATTCTAGAAACATCTGATAAATTAGCCGCAGCAAGTCATTTAGGGTTTCCATTACCATCGAGTTTGACTGGTCGTCCAAGAATCCAGGATACATGTTGTAAATTTGAGGGTTGTAAGTTTAATCATAAATTAAAAGATGAACTTGGAACATTTACCAAAAAATCAGCAAAACAAAAAAAAAATGAAATGATGTTATCATTAGTTGATCATCTAAAAACACATAATTGTTATGTAGCTGGATTACATGCGGCACACGAGGTTGCAGTCAGCAAATTTAATTTAACAACTCAGAAAATTTTAGATGAAAATATAACAGTATGTCCATCAACGATTTGCAATGATCCAACTTTTAAAACTCCTGCCAAATTAATCCTACACTTAACCGCATTAGGTATTCCATCTTTTTGGAATTCTGATATAGGTTCTGATGCAACTTTACGGTATAATGATTACATATTGACATTGGATATTAAAAGTGTTATATTTAAAATCCCACAAAATTTTAAATGTGTATCTTGTCGATGTACTAATACAGGTAACATAGTTGCTATAAATTACCCATGTTTTCACCTAAATGTTTGTTTTAATTGTTTGCGAAAGAATAAAGCTAATTTTAATCGTTGTGGTGAATGCTCAAAAAATATAGTTGCTATTTATCCTTTATCAAGTTGTAAGTAAATAATCTATACTATTTGTAATAAATCTTTAGTAAATTCAGTTCTGTGCCAAGTATTAAATTAATTTTTTTTATAAAAAAAATTTGTGAGTCTATGTTCTAAAGGGCCTTGGTCTTCAACCAAAGCCCAAAAGTCTGAGTAGTTGGGCGCCGCCGAAGATTGTATTCCATCGTTTCAATCAGCACGTTATTGCGCCTAAGCATGTGATTTTCTAGTTTTTTTAAAATTTAAAGTAGATCAATACCATAAAATCAACACCCCAACCCCAAAACGTTAAAATGCATGAAGAACACCGAACTCACAATATAATTATATTAAACTATTTTAATTCAATTTTATTACCATGTATTCATCTAAAAAGTCCAAAAATATATTACTTATCCTCAAAATAAAAAATGTTTAATGTATATAGTTTAATGTATATATATATACATTTATAATTATAATAATATATAAATCAGAACATGCGCTCGAAAGAGCTGTCATGTGGATTATACCTTGGTTGTCCGTAGAAATCTCCTTCGGGATCATTCACAACCTCGTCAAAAGTTCCGCACGGTCTAAGAGTACCGAGATCGAGGACACTGGGACCGCTGGTTCCATATGTATACATCACCCCGTCACGCCTTCGGAGAAAGAATGGACCATTGAATTGCATATGTTGCAGTGGGGAAACGTGTGACCTGACGCATGACTTGGAGAAATTGCTCAGTTGGCCTTTGAATCGCGCATACCACGACACCATAGGCTTCGCGAACAACAAATTGACTATCATCTCCGCGAATGACATGTACACATAGTGAAATTTGGGGAAACCTTTTCGATTATTTTTCACAAAATCTGATCGAACGTAAATGTTGTCAAACTTCATGATCATCTCAATCATAAACTCAACGAGATCATCCACATCCAGAGTTTCCTCCTGAGTTTCCTCCTTGAGTGCCTCCTGAGTTTCCTCCTTGAGTGCCTCCTGAGTTTCCTCCTTGGGTGCCTCCTGAGTTTCCTCCTTGGGTGCATCCTGAGTTGCCTCCTTGGGTGCATCCTGAGTTTCCTCCTTGGTTGCCTCACGGACTGCAATCCGTCTGCTCTTACTCATTTTTGACATGAAATGAGCGGTCGCGAGATCATCAACCTGAGTATCCTCCTTGTGCGCCTCCTGAGTATCCTCCTTGTGCGCCTCCTGAGTATCCTCCTTGAGCGCCTCCTGAGCATCCTCCTTGTGCGCCTCCTGAGCATCCTCCTTGTGCGCCTCCTGAGTATCCTCCTTGAGTGCCTCCTGAGTTGGTTGTGACTCCTTGATTCCTTCCTGAGTTGGTTCCGTGGTCTTGGTCGTCTTCTTGGTTGCCTTCTGAGTCTTCAGTCGCAATTTCCCTTTTACCCAGTAGAAATCGCTCGTCTTGGCAAGTCTCCCGGTGGTATCCATGTTCAAAAACAGGATGATCAATGGATGACCTCCGAGCCACATGGTGTTGATGACTGATTGCAAGACATCTGCGTGGTTGGTGATCGGATGACCTTGGTGTGACAGCACATCAGTTTTGACTCTTTGTGTGAGCATGACCTCACACAGACGAGGCAGCGGAAAAGACTTGACAAATAGCAAAAGAGCTTCCCGCAAAAACTCGACATTAGACTTGCCATTAGAAAGGTTCCGCATTGCAATTCCCAATGGGATCATTGCGTTCACCTTTTCCGGATGCTCCAACAAATATCGTATGTAGCGAGTTTCTTCCTGTTCGTGGTGGTGATAACACGGTTTGTGCGGTTTTCTCGTTAGACATTTTCCAGAACAGTGAATTGTTTCGGATTTTATCGTTGTGTCACCACATGGAGGTCGGAAAGGTACAACCTCCTTCCGAAGAATTCCATTGTTGACATTGCCATCTCGGAAAGTACTGTGGATTGCGTGCATGATGCACGGGGCGAGCGTTGGCATTGCATTAAGCAATGGAGCGCAAAAATCAATAGACATCAAGACAATCTGCTTGCTGGTTTTCTTTTGATCCGGATCATAGAAATCAAAGAAAATCTTTGCGAATTTTGGTTGAGAGAGGATAAACTTGAATGTCTCCAAGCGTTCCAAGAGCTGGCTCTTGGCAAAGTCAAAACCAGCGATAAAAACTTGGTAATGATTGCGCAAATCCGTCATCTTTTTCATCAGCACCAGTTTGCTTTGACGAAGAGTCTTCATTCTCTTTTCGAGATCTTCCTTTTGCTTTTCAATGCTCTCTTTGAGATTTTTCTTCTGTTTTTTGATTCTCTTTTTGATGTGCTTCTTTGGTCGCAAGTCATCATAAAGATCTTTCAATTTCTGGTCAAAATCCTTCAATTTTTGACCAAGATCCTGATCCTGATTCTTCAAAGTGTTTTCATCCTTCTTCAAATTCTCGTACTGAGTCTTCAACTCATTCATCTTAATTCTAAGGGCAATAAGCCGCTTTCGGGTGAGTGCCTGGTTTCCAGACATAATATTGATAAATACATTATAAAAATATCAATTTTTTTATAAGATTGCATCCAAAAATATTAAAAAAAATGTTGGGTCTCAGCATCCAACCTGTAGACATGAGTGCTCTTTCATCCATTCACATATGAGAGCAAAGTAACATTTAAGTTACGAAGTGACTAGTCTTAGTGAGAATCTTTCTCAGACAACATGTTTCCAAGGTTGGTGTAATAGCCGGATCCCATTATTATATTATAATATAATTTTTAATCAATTTTAATTATAAATATTACCTAAAATGTCTAAAAACTATTGAATTGAAATTAAAAGTTTAATAAAAAAATATTTAGTCATTAACGTTTAGTGTTTTATATAATATTTATCAAAATTATCCAAAAAAGTATGTTATTTCTTTTTTTCTCCCTACCAGATTCACATCATCAAAATATTCAGCGTATGTATCATCAGAGTTTTCTTCTATATTGTCTATGTTGATATCAAAAATATGTGACATGCGGTAAGGGTCATTCGGGATCTGAGCCTGAGTATCAACAAATTTCCACGTCTTTCCTGTGTGTGTCTTGAACCGTGCTTTACTCATTTTAAGGAGAGCGATCATACAGTCGCTGGGGTTCCATTCGCCCCAAAACTGATTGCACTGCTTTTCATTTAGTGTATTTTTAGCCGAGATTGACAGAAAAGGTGGCATGTTCATCACATGAAATAGAAAGATGTTGAAGGGCATCAAAAACTCATAGCCGTCTTCGTCGTCGTATTTGCCATCGAGTCCGAAATCAAAATATGGAAGATAAACGTGTGAAAATGTCCCAATAATCTTTCGACAAAACTGGAACAATCTCTCAAACGAAATTGTTTGATCTCGACCTTTCTTCAAATGAACACGTCCATGTGCCCAATAATAATCATCTTGGTTGAAGACCTCACCATTAATGTCAAATGACAAAAGGAAGAGTATCAAGGAATGTGTCCCTTTCAAATAGGATAACAAAACCATTTGAAGAAAATTTGATGGAACCTTGAATGGATGTTTGAGCTTTTTCAGTGAATTTCCATTCAAAAAGTTTTTCAAATATTTGGATGAACAGGCGTCAGACAACCGTGGAGGTGGGACTGACATCAAGAAAGATCTCAACGCTTTGTCAAACAATTCTCCAGAAAGACACCCGCTCAGAAAAAACCAGTTCAGAGAATGCAGTTGTTCTCCATGTTCAATCAAACGATCAACGTATGCTCTCTCGGGCGGAGGAAATCGGTGATAGCAAGGACGACTTGAAGTGCATTTTCTTTTACATCTGTTGCGATCTTTCAAATCATCCCAAATACCTGAATCAGCCCGTTTGTGACAAGGTTTTCTAAAAAAGTGGACATTTGCATTGATTGAATACCCTGAATACATCATAGGAATATGAATGTACCTACTGAACAAATCAAGGAATAGAGGAAATAAGTCTGAAAATCCGTACAAATTTGAGAAAAGAGACAAGAAATTCTGAAGATTCTTTGCGGAATCATTGAGATCATACTGCTCTCCACATTCATGAGAAACTTTGGTTGAAACCAAAAATGAAGTGATGTGACGTCCAATCACGTCAATAGACATCAACATCACAAAAGCTCTAAAAAGAGCCATGGACCTCTGATGTTCCCAAAATCTCTTCAGACGACTAACCCTCTGCAATTCCAGATCAATCTGTGTCAGCGTGTAGTTCCCAGCAAAACTAGGATGTTGGTTCAATGAACCGGCGTTAGCCATACTATTTAAGATAAGTATATAAATGAATCAATTTTGAGAGACTGTTTCATGCAAAAAGGATAAAAAATATACAAACTAACACTGGTATATTGATCCAAAATGATATAGATTATATTAAATAAAATTGATTGTTCTTAATTATTTAATATAATCAAAACATGGTTTTAATAGCATTACCAACTCCTAAAAAATCAGGAAATCAACATCCAGTCCCATTGAGGGATGTATGTGACATTTTATCAAGTTTTTCGGTTGATGAACTTAATATGTTTTACAGTTTCATTAAGAAAAATAAGAAATTTTCAATTGCAGCTATTACACAATATTTGCAAAAACATCCACAACATTGGGGATTATTATTTTGGTTTTTGCCATATCCTATTCATCTAGAAATGTATACAAACAATGCCTTTGGAGAAACATATTATGATGAAAAAATTGTAAATGATATCTTAAAGATTAGCAAGATATCAATCGCAAGTATTTATATAAATGAACAAGAACAATCACAAAGAGATAAGTTGTTGACTCAATATTTTGTCAATTTAACCAATCGATCTGGATCAAATTTTAGTTTTGAATCAACTAGATTCATGCAACGATTAGATCTTTTTAAAACATTATTTCCAGGTCTTGATTGGACTAATCTTGTAATCGGAACTGATTTGATCCTCTTTCTAGCATCTGACTTAGAAATTGACTCACAAAAGAAGTTGAATTACCAATTCAATATTTATTCTAAAGTAAATAAGAGATCTTTGGGAGAATGTCCTTTATATTTTCACAAAAATCTTACATATCATCCACAACATAATGAAAATGTTGAAACTACATTACTTCATTATTGTCATTCTGTTGAAGGATCTTTCCAAATTCTATTAAAGGGTTTAGAAACAATTGCATTCGATTTATCAACTGAAAAGATTCTAACAACAAATGAATTTTATCAGTCACATAAATGGGATAATCATGTATATCCCACATGTCAATTTAATCTTCAAACCCAAACTATTTTGAAATATAATATTCGTAATAGACATGCTTATTTGAGTGCTTTGCAAAAAGAAATTCAACACGATTTATGTGGTTATATGAACGAAATTCACTTCGAAGTGTCCCATTCAAAACACCCTAAATGTTATATTTGTTGTCAACATTTTAATCCATATTTAGTATTAAAACGATATCAACACCATTGTGCCGATTGTGGCATTTTGGAATATACTAAATTGATTGAACAGGTTGATCTAAGTAATCTGAAGGTTTATGTTAGTGGTTGTCGAATTAAGATTGGATATTCAACTGTATTGCGGTTTTTACGTTTAGGTGCAAAAGTAATTGGATCAACTCGATTTCCTAAACTAGCTTGGTTGAATTTTCAGAAAGAATCCGATTTCATGATCTGGAAAGACAAATTAACTATTATTAAATCAGATTTTAACTTATATAGTGATGTTAATAAACTTATTGCTTATTTGGCCAAAGAAAACATTAATGTTCTGGTTAATAATGCTTGCCAAACTATTAGACCATCAAAAGAATATTTAAACACACTTGGAAAAGCTGAACATACATTGCAACTAGCTATTAAAGATAAAGATAAAGATAAAGATAATTCTACTTATACTTCTGCACTTGAAAATACTATTGTAGATACACGAACAGATATTGCAATCACAACAAATACGGTATCAGATCAATTGGTCATGTTTAGGGGTTCTGATATAGATATAATTGAATATAGTGATGTTCAATCTGAGTTGAGTTTGAATGGAATTAATCTCAAATTGAATCGATACGGAGATATTGATGATATTCAGGGGCGTAATTCAACATGGTTTAAGGAGATTGACAAAGTTGATCCTGAAGAGATTATTGAGGTTGTAACAATTAATCAATTAGTTCCAACTCTTATAATTAATCAATTGAAACCTACAATGTCCGCTCCAGGGTTCATAATTAATGTTACCGCCGTTGAAGGACAATTTAATACAACATCTAAAGATGCATATCATCCTCATACAAATATGGCAAAAGCGGCTATTAATATGATGATTAGGACTATGTCTGAAGAGAAAAATGCAAAGGTTTTATCATATGCGGTTGATCCAGGGTTCGTATCAGGTGTTCGTGAGAGAACATTAAGGACTGGAATTACACCTATTCAATCTGATGATGGTGCTTCAAGGATTGTTGATCCAGTTGTGATGTGGTTCAAATCACAACCACTCGAAGCTGGTAAATATCGTCATTATAAAAAGGATAGTTGGTAATAGATACTTAGTGATTAATACTTAGTCAATGGAATTGAATTAAATAAATAAAATTGAATCTCAAAATATTAAATTATTTTTTTTACAACATAACTATAAAATCTAGTATGGAGGATGAATATTCAAAAAAAGATAATAAACTAACATCAACATTATTTAAAACTCTAAAAAATAAATTAAAATCTAAGAGGGTTGGGTCCACTAGTGATTTCAACCGCAAAGATCAAAATGATCCATATTTATACATAACTAATTTTGAACAAGTTACTGACGAAGAATGTTTAGCGGCTGATAAAAAAAATGAGAGTATTTACAACGAAGAGCTTCAAACCTATAAAGATGTAACATCCTTAATGGATCGTCGCAATGCATCCTTTATGAAACCAACAGCTCCAAAACCACCACCTAAACCCAGTAATATTGAAAAATTATATGAATATCGACGTAAATATATTAAAACACAAGCTTTAGAACAGACCGAAGCTGTTATTTATTTGCATACAATAGGCAAGAAATATGTTAGAGAAAAAACGGATGATCCTAATGAATTTGAGGCTTATGAGGCAATAGAATTAGCAAATGCATTTAAAGAAAAATTTAAAGGGGAAAAGATGTTTCAAGATATTCAGGATCGTTATATTTGGTCAGAAAATTCAGAGAAAATGACACAAGAATTAAGTAGACAATCTAGATCACAATCCAGATCAAAATCTAGATCCAATTTTCATAGCGTCTATGATTCCCCAGAATCACCCGCTTACCAAGAAAGATCAAGAAGTGTATCATATTCATCCGATGATGTACCTATACCATATCATTATCAAGGTTTATATCCAGTAATCCCTTCCGCACCAACTGCATCAGACACTATAAAGTTAAATTAAAATTAAATTAACTCGCTATAATCTCTTTAATTTCCGTATAATGTACAAAATTTAAAGTATGATCTAATAAGGATAATTCTATAATTTCCCATATATTATCTACCATGATAACTTTAATTTTATCTTCAAAATTTATTTTTTCTTTTGCAATCTTTAATTCTTGTTCATTTTCTTTTGGACAAATTACTAATAATGCTCCAGCATCTATTGCTCCCAAAATTTTATCACTTAATCCCCCAATAGCTCTAATTTGACCATTAAGATCAATTTCACCTGTCATTGCTATCGTATTTTTAATAGGAATTTTAGTTAATGTTGATATAATTGCTAAGGTAATTGCTGCACCTCCTGAGGGACCATCTTTAGGTGTAGCTGCTTCTGGACAATGTATATGAATACCAAAATTACCTTCATTTTTCATTTCTTCTTTAATTTCGGTTTGTTTCGAATGTGGTAAAAGATTCCAAGCAACTGTTTGAGCAACTCTCATACTTTCTTTCATAACATCACCTTGTTGTCCAGTCAAAACTAAAGATAACTTAGTATCACTCGGAGTCTTATAACTTTCTATAATTGCTAAACCACCCATGCCATTAGAAGTAGCATATAAACCATTAACACGACCAATATATGGACGATCAGCTATTTTTCTAATATGCATTTTAGGTTTACCACTAAATACATCTTCAACTAATTCAGTAGTTATCTGAATAGGCAACCTTTGTTTAGAATAATCCATTAAATATCGTAAATTAATTTCACGAATTATTTCAAATAATTTTTCCTTTAATTTACGAACTCCTGCCTCATATGTATAATTTTTAATAATATATTCTATAACAGTATTATCAATACTTACATCGGTTGAATCAAATCCAACAGTTTTAAGTAATTCAATCATTAAATAATCATTAACTATTTTAATTTTATCTTTCACATCAAGATTATTAAATTTAACACGATGAATACGATCCGCTAAAATAGGATCCAATAAATTATAATCATTATACGAAAAAATAAACAATACTTTAGACAAATCTATCTTAATACCATCATAATATTTATCCATAAATTCATCATTTTGTGTTTGATCCGTCAAATGTGTCAAAATACCTATCAATTCTTTACCATGTTCCGTTTGACTCACCTTATCCAATTCATCTATATAAATAATCGGATTCATACATCCAGATTCCATTAAAATATCAACTATTTTTCCCCATTTTGATTTAACATATGTATAACCATGTCCTTCTAAAAAAGATCCATTTGTACTTCCTCCTAGAGCAATAAAAGCAAATGGTCTAGATGTTCCATCTTCATCTTTGAGTGCATCACATATACCTTTTTTAGCTAAACTAGTTTTACCTACACCCGGAGAACCCTCGAATCCAAAACAATATCCAGTACTTTCCCCATTTATCCATTGCGCAATAACTCTCTTAATCTGTAATTTAGCCTCATCCTGACCATATACAGCACCATCTAAAATATTATCAATCCTATTCAAATATGTCTTGTAATCCGTTTGATATTTTGACCACTTATTCTCTAAAACTTGAAACTGATTAATAGCTCCCAAAATTCTAGGATGAATACTCAAATAATGTTCATGTGCACGTTGTTCTATTTCTTCTAAATATTGACGTCTTACATGCAAATTAGGTAATTTACTCAAAAAAATTATAATTTCTTGTGTTAAATCCTTTTTGTGACCTTTATTTAGTATTTTGAGTTTCTTTATTTCTTGTGTTGGTTCTGATAAAATTTTTATATTTAAATCTTTTATTAATGATTTGAGGTCTAAAACTTTCAAATGACTACATAATTTATTAACTTCTTCAATCAACTCAGTCTCACTCAATAATTCAAAAGATTTAATTCTTAACTCTAATAATTTTTGAGCTTCTTTTTTCATATTTCCTATGAAATTATTAATAATATTTGAGTTAGATTTAATAATTTTTAGATTGTAGTCTTCTAATAAAAGATATATATTTTTAAGATTATAATCATCAGTACCATTATCTTCTTCTTTAAAAATTTTGAGGGATAATGTTACAAAACTAACTAATTCTGTTTTGAAAACATTAAGGAAATTAATTATTTTTTCTTTTCTATAAATCCCAAAAGGAATTCTCAACAAATTGTCCAAATATTGTTTAACTTTTGAAATATCATCATTTGGTGATTTCGTACTAATCTCTTTATATTTTTCCATTGCCTTTGATTTGATTTTATCATCTGATTTCATCAAACAAATACGTTTTTCGTATGGTAATTCATTTTGATTTAATTCTGTTATTTTTTGAGTATATTGATGTACTTGATGAACAGCAACTTTAAACATCTTTTTAACACTCCAATGCAATGAATTGTAAATTAGTTGTGATTGATTATTTGATTCATTTGATATAATATCATATAACAAATATGCTACGAAATGTAAATTAACATCATTTTTCATTAATAAAAATATAGTTAATACATATCTTTGTTTTTCCAGATCATATTCTTTGAATTCTTTAATTATTGTTGTAAATGTTTTTTGACCTAAACTTTTAGCTTCATTATATGCCAATAAACATTTTTGAATTATTTCTTGACTAGAATACATTATAAAATCTCTTAATGATAATTGTTCAATATATCCCATCACAAAATCAGAATCTATTTCCAAATCCAATCTCAAATTTTCCAATTCTTTATTTTTCTTTCCCAAATAACCACCATATCTGGAAATATTAAGTGAATCCTCATCAAAATAACCATTCATTACAATTATATATCCATTTATATGTGATAAAGGTAAATATAATCTAGTGCCATGAATAGTTTCTAGGAGTGATAATTTTTTTTTAACAAGAGGTTGACAATATGGTCGTCTTAATGTTGAAATTATTTTAGCGTCATACTGATAATAATAATCATCCATATTATCTTTATTTTCTTTATTTTCTATATTAAGCATTGCAAGAGTTGTTGTAGTATTGGGTTTTTTCATTTTTTCGAGGTTATATAAATGAAAAGAAGTTGGTGTGAAGGTTTCATTATAAAAATATATTAAACCAGCATAATCACATTTATTATGATTATAGATATCTTCGAGTGATGTTCCGAAATAAAGTAATATTATGTCTTTGATTGTTCTGGCACCTATTTTGTTGATAATTTCAACTAAAATATGTTTAAGATTTGAGAGACATACTTTGTATTGATTATTCATATTTCTTAAAGTAATTGGTCTTGGAATTGTCTGATATATTTTAAACATTTTTTCCAATTTATCCATTAATAAATTGTAATCATATTGGGATATTAATTCATTTCTAAATGAATTTTCTAGGTGTTTAACCTGATTATGCAACAATAAATAATATTGATCGGATAGTTTATTAATAGACTTTATTTTAATTTTTAAATTACGGAATTGTCTTTGTAATATTGTAACCCCATTAATTATTTTAGTGTGATCCATCTTATACATAAATAACTAGATGATTTTTATCTATTTTATTTACGCGAAATTAAATTTTATTACACAGGTTCATACTTTATTATAAAAATTGAATTGACATAAAACATCAGTTATAACTTAAATTATGCTTAAAAATAAAAATAGTGGCGCCAAAGGTGCATCAAGCGATATTAAAAAAAGAGATACTGGAGGTCAAAAGCAAAAAGGTAAAAGCACTGGTAGTTCCCGTAAAGGGTATAATCAGGCTAATGCTAGAGGTAATATTTGTTATGGACCTCAAGAATGGGCATCTCCAAGTAATTTGATGTGTATTATTGCACGTGTATTTAATTTAACTAAAATATCTAAAGAAGATGCATCATCAATTGATACAACTGAGGATTTTATTAAATATGTAAAAAATTTAAAAAAGGATCAACATTTTTGGGAAGGTTGGGCAATCGTTAAAATTGCCAATGGTTGTACTGGAACTGCTAAAGTTATTGCTGGTGCAAATAATGCTCCTTCAGTTGACTTAAAATGTACAAATCTTCGAATGCCAGAGAAACGAGGTGCTCACGTATTTTATGCTGAATCTTTGCAAGCTAATCAATACAAAGCTTCTATCCTTTTGGATGATGTTGATCTAGATTCACTTCATGAATTAGGATTAATTCCTAAGAAAAGTCAAGGTGTTGATGGTGTAGAATTTATTACAACACAAGAAGGTACTCAAGTATCCCAAGTTCATTTCAGATTACGTGACGCTGCTCAATGTATTAATCCAAATTGTCGTCTTCCACGCAAAATGGCTGACATGATTCGCAAAAAAGAAGAACAAGATCTTTTAGGAGCAAAAGTTGAAACTTCATATGATGCGGAAGATCTCATGGAAATGGGAGGACAAAATTATATTGAAGAAGAAGATGAAGAAGATGAAGAAGATGAAGAAAATACTCAGAATGAAGAATCTGACTTCATCTGAAAATAAAATTTAAATTATTAAAAATTTAATGTGAATAATTTTTTTATACTCTGAAGTTTGAATCTGAATCTAATTCAATATCCAAAGATTTTAAAGGAATTACTACATCATTTTCTATTGTTTTTAAAACTTTAGTTCCTATTATTTTATATAAATTCATAGGATTAATACCATCATTATTATGACTTGCTCCTGGACTTTTAGTAGTTAAATCATCTCTTGTTATAATATGTCCAGCATCTAATTGTCTAGTTGATACAACAGATTTAGTTAATTTTTTAAAACATGATATTTCAGAAGGTTGTATTTTTTTAATCTTATTACCTAAAGCAACACTTAATATATTCAAATCCCTTATTAATTTTTCTAATCCCTGTTTTTCTAAACTAGCTGCATGATCACCCCCCTTCATAGTTCTATCCAACGTAAAATGTCTCTCAATCACTTTAGCACCCAACACAAATGCCGCTTGTGATATTGCTATACCCTTTTCATGTCCAGAAAATCCTATAACAGCTTCCGGAAATTCCTCCTTATATGTTTCTATAACCCTCAAATGAATTTCTGATTCCGGTGTCGGATATGATGATGTACATTGCATTATAACTATATCATTATTCCATTGTCTAACAAATTCATATGTTTTTTTAACTATTTCTAGATTAGTCATACCAGTTGATAAAATCATAGGACGTCCTTTTTTGGCTGTATGTTCCAACAAAGGCCAATTTGTTAAATCAGCTGATGCCATTTTAAAAAATGGTACATTAATTGAATCTAGGAAATCAACACTTTCTTCATCCCATCCAGATGCTGTCATCATGATACCAATTTCATCAGAATATTTTTTTAATTCACTAAATTGATCATAACTGAATTCTAAAAAAGCCTTGTGTTCTCCATATGTTTTACCAAATGAATTATCGTTAATGTATGGTGCATCTAAACCCTCTTTTGTTAAAATTCTAGATATAGTTCTTTTTTGAAACTTAACACAATGTGATCCAGTTTCTTTCGCTAAATCAATCAATTTCTTAGCATTTTCCATAGAACCATTATGATTAATTCCAGCTTCTGCAATAAAAAAAAATGGGATTGTTTCCAAATCTATTTCCCCTAATTTCATTTAAGTAATTTTCTATATTATATATTTAAATCCAGTATTTACTTAAATGATTTCAAAAAAAAATATTATGATTGTTATTCCAGCTAGAGGTGGTTCTAAAGGTATTAAAAACAAAAATCTTTTACCATATCTAGGAAAACCTTTAATTTTACATTCTGTTGATCAATCTATTGATTTACTAGAATCAGGATTAATCAATAAGATAGTATTAACGACTGATTCAGATGATATTGCAAAAACTGTTCGAGAATATGATTCCAGAGTATGGATTCCTTTTATGAGACCTGATGAAATTTCACAAGATTTATCAACTGATCTAGAGTTTTTTGAACATCTTATAGACTATTTAGAAAATAATTATCCACAAGATTTACCTGATATTTTAGTGCATTTAAGACCAACATATCCATATAGATCTGTGAAAGAAATAAGAAAAGCTTTGGAAACATATATACCGATTCATGATAAATATGATTGTTTAAGATCAGTCTTCAAATGGGAAGGTAAATCTCCTTTGAAAATGTTTGTTCTAGATCAACCTAATAGTAATTTAATACCTTTAAAATACGAAATAAATGGGATTAAAGAGCCTTATAATATGCCTAGACAACTTTTGCCAGATATTTATTCATGTAACGGTTATTTAGATATTATTAATAGACTGACAATAACTCAGAAAAAATCTGTATCAGGCACTACAATTTACCCATGGATTATGGATTCTGATAAAATAGATGATCTAGATACACTTGATGATTGGCATAGATCCGAAGAAAAACAATCAAAACAATTAAATAATTTTTAATAAAAAAAAATATGGTTCTGTATCATTGTGTTCCAGGTGATTATTGAAGAGTAACCCCTATACAAACACAATATACACATTAATACATTTATATAAAAATTTAGAATCAATTTTTATACACATCTGTTCTCAAAATGCGCCAAAAATATATTTTTTATTAATAAAAAAATGGTGGGATAGGTGGGACTTGAACCCACAAAACGAACAGAACACAGCCATATTCGTATGTGATACATTACATTACTATCCCCATTAACTACTAATACATTTATTTAGAATCAATTTTCATACACATCTGTTCTTAAAATGCTAATATTTTAATAATAACTTGTCTCGTAATATCATGAATAAAAAAAATGGGAGGTGGCTTGATTTGTTCAACTCTGAATTTTCATCAGAATCTACCCAACATTAATTCGTGGAGTCGCTCTGTGAATCCGATCATCATGGCTGTCGCTCAGCTGCTGACACTTTGGAGCGTGCACGCTCCTCAGTATCACATGATTTTCTTCCTCATTTGGACTTGAGCTAGATGAACTCGGGTTGCTTGTTGATCAGTTAACAACTTAGGCGTTGTGCTTCAGTGTTAATTGACAAGCACATCAAACCCCCATTAACTACTAATACATTTATTTAGAATCATTTTTATACACATCTGTTCTCAAAATGCGCCAAAAATAAATCTTATTTTATTTTCGAACAATTGATAAAAATAAAATAAGATATTAAAGTAAATATTAAAGTAAATATTAAAGTAAATATTAAATAAAATGTCGAAACAAAGTTCATTATATCCCTCTTTAGAAGAGTTTATGGTACAAGAAGAAATTACTTTAATCAATTCTCTAAAAACTCCTGAAAAACAAACTACTGGATTAGAATTGATCAAACAAGAACATAAATTAGTCCTTTCTAATCCAGAAGTTTATCAAAAATCATCAATTGCAAGTGGAATATATTCTATACAATATCGTAAAAATCAAGACATATCATTTACATTTCACGATTATAAATCAGGGATTTTTATTAATAATCTAAACCAACCAGCTGTCAATCTAGGACTTCATTTTGGAGATCAAATTATTAACATTAATGGTATTAGTCTCTCTGGACTAAAAACCGAAAAAGTAAAGGAACATTATGACCTTTATGATAACAGTCAATTAATTACCTTAATGGTACGCGATCGTCCTTACATTAAAGTGATAACATTGACAAAATCCCCGCAAAATGACAAACTAGGCTTCATGATTAAAAATGGTTATATTACAGATTTAATAAAAAATACTAGTGCACACCTCAATGGTCTCCTAACTGATCATAAACTAGTTGAAATCAATGGAAATCCAGTTTTTCATTTGAATGATACTCAAATTATTAATAATATTAAAGAATCACAATATTTATCAGTTCATTTATCTATTTGTCCTAGAGAATTTTATGAAAAAATAACAAAAAAGACATGGTGGTAAAAAAAACCCCCATATTCCTAGAGAGCGGTGGATAGAATATGGTGGCAATAATATATAATACTCTTTTTTCAATTCAATTTTATTTTATACATCACCCTACAATAGACCGAAAATCTATTTATGTTTTTAAAAAGTATCATTCTAGATGTTATTACAACTAGAACAATCTAAAATTTTTACTTTTGTGTCCTGGAAAGTTTTTAAAAAGTATTATTCCAGTTACTATTACAACTAGAACATTCTAGAATTTTTACGTTTATGCACTGAAAAGTTTTTAAAAAGTATTATTCTAGATGTTATTACAACTAGAACAATCTAAAAATTTTACTTTTATGCACTGAAAAGTTTTTAAAAAGTATTATTCCAGTTACTATTACAACTAGAACAATCTAAAAATTTTACTTTTATGTCCAAGAAAGTTTTTAAAAAGTATTATTCCAGATGTTATTACAACTAGAACAATCTAAAAATTTTACTTTTGCGTCCTAAAAATTTTTTAAAATATATTATTCTAGATGTTATTACAACTAGAATAACTTAAAATTTTTACTTTTATGTCCCAGAAAGTTTTTAAAATATATTATTCTAGATGTTATTGCAACTAGAACAATCTAGAATTTTTACTTTTGTGTCCTGGAAAGTTTTTAAAAAGTATTATTCCAGTTACTATTACAACTAGAACAATCTAAAATTTTTACTTTTATGTCCTAGAAAGTTTTTAAAATATATTATTCTAGATGTTATTACAACTAGAACAATCTAGAATTTTTACTTTTGTGTCTTAGAAAGTTTTTAAAAAGTATTATTCCAGTTACTATTACAACTAGAACAATCTAAAATTTTTACTTTTGTGTCTTAGAAAGTTTTTAAAAAGTATTATTCCAGTTACTATTGCAACTAGAACAATCTAAAATTTTTACTTTTGTGTCCAAGAAAGTTTTTAAAAAGTATTATTCCAGTTACTATTACAACTAGAACAATCTAAAATTTTTACTTTTGTGTCCAAGAAAGTTTTTAAAAAGTATTATTCTAGATGTTATTACAACTAGAACAATCTAAAAATTTTACTTTTGTGTCTTAGAAAGTTTTTAAAAAGTATTATTCCAGTTACTATTACAACTAGAACAATCTAAAATTTTTACTTTTGTGTCCAAGAAAGTTCTTAAAAAGTATTATTCCAGTTACTATTACAACTAGAACAATCTAGAATTTTTACTTTTGTGCCCTAGAATGTTTTTAAAAAGTATTATTCCAGTTACTATTACAACTAGAACAATCTAGAATTTTTACTTTTGTGTCTCAGAAAGTTTTTAAAAAGTATTATTCCAGTTACTATTGCAACTAGAACAATCTAAAATTTTTACTTTTGTGTCCAAGAAAGTTTTTAAAAAGTATTATTCTAGATGTTATTACAACTAGAACAATCTAAAAATTTTACTTTTGTGCCCTAGAAAGTTTTTAAAAAGTATTATTCCAGTTACTATTACAACTAGAACAATCTAAAATTTATACTTTTATGCACTGAAAAGTTTTTAAAAAGTATTATTCTAGATGTTATTACAACTAGAACAATCTAGAATTTTTACTTTTGTGTCTTAGAAAGTTTTTAAAAAGTATTATTCTAGTTACTATTACAACTGGAACAATCTAGAATTTTTACTTTTGTGTCTTAGAAAGTTTTTAAAAAGTATTATTCTAGATGTTATTACAACTAGAACAATCTAAAATTTTTACTTTTGTGTCTTAGAAAGTTTTTAAAAAGTATTATTCCAGTTACCATTACAACTAGAACAATCTAGAATTTTTACTTTTGTGTCTTAGAAAGTTTTTAAAAAGTATTATTCTAGATGTTATTACAACTAGAACAATCTAAAAATTTTACTTTTGTGCCCTAGAAAGTTTTTAAAAAGTATTATTCCAGTTACTATTACAACTAGAACAATCTAAAATTTATACTTTTATGCACTGAAAAGTTTTTAAAAAGTATTATTCTAGATGTTATTACAACTAGAACAATCTAGAATTTTTACTTTTGTGTCTTAGAAAGTTTTTAAAAAGTATTATTCCAGTTACTATTACAACTAGAACATTCTAGAAATTTTACTTTTGTGTCTTAGAAAGTTTTTAAAAAGTATTATTCCAGTTACTATTACAACTAGAACAATCTAAAATTTTTACTTTTGTGTCTTAGAAAGTTTTTAAAAAGTATTATTCCAGTTACTATTGCAACTAGAACAATCTAAAATTTTTACTTTTGTGTCCAAGAAAGTTTTTAAAAAGTATTATTCCAGTTACTATTACAACTAGAACAATCTAAAATTTTTACTTTTGTGTCCAAGAAAGTTTTTAAAAAGTATTATTCTAGATGTTATTACAACTAGAACAATCTAAAAATTTTACTTTTGTGTCTTAGAAAGTTTTTAAAAAGTATTATTCCAGTTACTATTACAACTAGAACAATCTAAAATTTTTACTTTTGTGTCCAAGAAAGTTCTTAAAAAGTATTATTCCAGTTACTATTACAACTAGAACAATCTAGAATTTTTACTTTTGTGCCCTAGAATGTTTTTAAAAAGTATTATTCCAGTTACTATTACAACTAGAACAATCTAGAATTTTTACTTTTGTGTCTCAGAAAGTTTTTAAAAAGTATTATTCCAGTTACTATTGCAACTAGAACAATCTAAAATTTTTACTTTTGTGTCCAAGAAAGTTCTTAAAAAGTATTATTCCAGTTACTATTACAACTAGAACAATCTAGAATTTTTACTTTTGTGTCTTAGAAAGTTTTTAAAAAGTATTATTCCAGTTACTATTACAACTAGAACAATCTAAAATTTTTACTTTTGTGTCCTAGAAAGTTTTTAAAAAGTATTATTTTAGATGTTATTACAACTGGAACATTCTAAAATTTTTACTTTTGTGTCCTAGAAAGTTTTTAAAAAGTATTATTCCAGTTACTATTACAACTAGAACATTCTAAAATTTTTACTTTTGTGTCCTAGAAAGTTTTTAAAAAGTATTATTCTAGATGTTATTGCATCTAGAACATCTTAAAATTTTTACTTTTGTGTCATAGTTCATTGGCAACTTATATTTGCTCAAAGCATTTGCTAATCAAATTACTAATGTTTTTTTCACTCATGATACCCCAAAGACTCAATACCCCCCTAGAACCGGACATAAACTGTCAAAGGATGTCGGAGGTTTTCGTAATTATCACGAATGTTATTAAAAATTTTAGGTTTTTAAGTATTATTTCGTGAATTATACGAAATATTCCGAATGCTCTTGAATGTGTATGTAAGCATATCTAGAACATTTTAAAATTTTTATTTTATTAACCTAGAAAGTTTTTAAAATATATTATTCTAGATGTTGGTACTTTTAGAACACATTTGAAATACTTATAAAAAAATAATTTAATAGTTATTGTAAATGTTTTAATAATGTTTAGATGGGTTTTGAGAGGCAATACCAATCAATATCGCATTGATTGACAATAAGTTCTACATGATTTTTGACTGGATCTGGAAAATACTTTGGATCTGGAAAAGCACTAGGATCTTTGTCTAGATCAGCTTGAAGATCACCCGGAAGTTTGAAAACTGGAATGTGCCATCCGGATACTAAAGATTCAGATCCAGTAATCTCTTGTAACCCAGTTGAATAGTGTAGTGGTAAATCAAGTACCAGCCTATTATCCTTTTGCTTTGGATTAATTTGATATGAAGCGACATGACGTTCCTTCCAACGATAAAATAGATTTGAATCAATCTTGCCAAGATGATGATCTCTCATTTGATCATTAGTCACTGTAATTGATTCTCCTATCATGAAACTAGCCATGAGTAAGAAAATATCATCATTACACTTCGGAGGGGTCACCCAAATTAAAGCATCATCTCTCCATTGCTTGATATGGTTTTCAGTTTGCTTTTTGGTTTTTTGATTGATTATTTTTCTAGTATCTAGATGCCTTTGGTGAATGATTAAAATGATTTGAGGTAGTTCTAGAGTATTATAACAATTCTTAAAATAATTTGAATAGGTTTCGGTTTCCATTAATGATTTAATCATAAAACTGATATGCCAATATGAAAATTCACCAGTACCACTATAATATCCAACATTACCACCATCAATAATAAATGTAGGACGTGTACACCTTCTATCTTGCATCAACCAATTCTTAAATTCATCAAGCTGTGGTGTAGATGGATACGCCTCAATTAATTGATACACCATCATATTTTTTTCGACGCTACTCAAGAATTTAGGTTTGAGACAGTTACCACAATATAAACATTGTCCATTAAAGCTCTTTTTGTCCTTATTCATCAACATCATATGATGGTCTGGAAACCATTTTTCAATAAGATCTAGAAGACTCTTTGGGATGATCTCTTGTCTGCTTGCAAATTCTTTTAAAATATGATTAACAGTTGATGCAATCAATGTATTGGTCTTTTCGGTTTGACATTTAATAAAATTAAGAGCATCTGAACATGTATCTTTTTGAGATTGATCTGGCAAAGTAGTATGCTTATTAAAATATGATAATAGTTTTGATAATAAATTATAATAATCATATGATTTCATGAGTTTGCGATGATTTCTAAAAAGACCGATCAGAACTTCAGGATTTGATTCAGGTAACATTTCAAAAAAAGGACGAATAACTCTAGTTGAAATACTTTTGAGTAATTGTATTGTTTCTTCATCTTCTGTATCCCCAGAATCACATGTAGATTGCTTTTGTTGCTTTTTTTGTTGTTTTAGCATTTCCTTCCTAGAAATTGCCTTTCTTATTGTTCCAGTCTTAATTCCAGTTTCTAATTCTAAAAACTTTTCAAGGGCAATAGTATATTCTCCTATCATACAATACATGCGAATAATTAAAGAATATAGTTGAATATCGTATGACCATAGATTTTCTGAAACTTTGGTGTCGTAAACGGCCATGATTTGTGTAAAATATTTTTTTACAACATCTAGATCTTTCTCTGATGATAAAAATGCTAAAAAGGTCTTAACATTGTCTGGATCAAACTCAGACGATTTAGTATCCCACATATTATATACCTGACTAGGGTCACTATTCTTAATGTGTTGGATCAATTGGTGTTGAAAAGACATAAGGGTATTACTTAATTTAATATACAAATTTCATAATCAATTTTATTAATAATTAGTAAACTGAAATGGGTAATATTTATGCTGTATCGAAACAAGATTTCAAAGATTATTTGTTGGCTGTTACTTTAATATCACAAAGATATGAAGAAATTACAGAAAAACTAACACCACAAGAACGTATTGATTTAGCTCCAAAATCAATAAAAGATATTATTGAAATATCACAATTAGATTTAGTATCGTATTCATATTATATATCAGGACCAGATAAACATATATATTTAGATTCTGATATGCAAAAAAAATATCAATTAAAAAAATTATTAGATGAATATCTTTCAAAAAATATTTTGGGATCACATGACGATTCTTTAAAATTTTTATCAACTATTATGTCACTTAGGAAATAACTTTTTTTTACTTTTTTTACTTATAACGTCATTTTCTAATCTTTTAATTAAAATATGATTAGGTGTTAATTTTCTTTTCTTAGTTTTTTTATTATAACTATAAATTGATATTTTTCTTTCTTTTGCTAATGCTCTTAACTGTTCTATTGGTACATTTTCATATATATAATTAATAGGACAATCTACTGTAGGTCTTTTTCTTCCATGACTATTATATATGGCATGTGTGCAAATACCATATGGATTTATTTTAGATTTTTCTCTAACTTTTAATAAACATGAACAATAACTTCGTTCCCTTTTACCTAATCTAGTTTTTTTATCAAAAATATCACTAGGCATTTATTAATTATTATAAAAGATATTATAAAAGATATTATAAAAGAAAATGACCAAAACCAGTCACAATCTATGGATATAAAATTGAACCCATCTAATTACTATAATTATTTAACAGGAAATTATATAGTATGTTTATAGATGATGTTGGGGACATTAATAAATATACTATATAATTTCCTTTTTTTATTTAGTTTATTCTAGGATACCTTATATATAAAAATTGAATTCATTTATCATCATATTGGATTAATAAGCCAAACTATTGAATCGCACTACCAATAGTTTGGCTTTTTTTTATTTTTTTAATGCATTAAAGACGTATTAAAGACGTATTAAAGACGTATTAAAGACGTATTAAAGGCTCATTCTAGACCGATCTATATATAAAAATTGAATTGATTTATTATTATATTAGAATAATAAGCTAGAATATCATACCGTCCTATATGATATTCTAGTTTTTTTTAATATTTTTAAATATTTTTTTATATAAAAAGATGATTCATTCTAGATCAATCTATATATAAAAATTGAATTGATTTATTATCATATTAGAATAATAAGCTAGAACATTATGCCGCCTACATAATGTTCTAGTTTTTTTTTTATATTTTTAGTATATATTAAAAGTTAATTAAAGGCTTGTTCTGGACTGATCTATATATAAAAATTGAATTGATTTATTATCATATTAGAATAATAAGCTAGAACATTATGCCGCCTACATAATGTTCTAGTTTTTTTTAATATTTTTAGTGTAGATTAAAGGTTAATTAAAGGTTCATTCTAGATCGATCTATATATAAAAATTGAATGTGATTATGGATATAATATATTATTGCCGCACAATCCTTTCTTCCGCTCACCTCGGGATTGTGTGGTTTTTTTTTACGTTTATAATAGTACTTTTTGAAAATAAAAGTAAAAATTGTAATATATTCTAGTTACTTTTACATACCACATTCAAGAGCATTCGGAAGTTTTCGTACAATTCACGAAATTATACTAGAAACTCTAGAACATTCGTGATGATTACGAAATCCTCCGAAATCCTTTGACAGTTTATGTGCGGTCTTTAAGGGTTGTGTTGATTAGAAGGGTATCACGAGTCAAAAAAATAACTGTAAAATCAACTATTAAAGCTTTGAGAAACTTAAAATATTTAATACTGAAGTTCATTTTAGAGTTTAAAGTATATAGAGCGATGATGCAATAAAAAAATTGAATTACTAATTAAAGGTATATGCGCATAGTATTTTAAAGTAACAAAATGTCTGAAAATGAAGGAAAACAACATTTAGGATTAGTCGTCGTGGGTCACGTTGATGCTGGTAAATCAACAACTACGGGACATTTAATTTTCCAATTAGGTGGTCTAAAAGATCGTGAGCTAGCTAAATTAAAAGAAGAAGCTGAAGCTTTAGGTAAAGGTAGTTTTGCATTCGCTTTCTTCACTGATCGCTGTAAAGAAGAGCGTGAACGCGGTGTCACTATTCAATGTACCACTAAAGAATTTTTCACCGAAACTAAACACTTCAGTTTAATTGATGCTCCAGGTCACAGAGATTTCGTCAAAAACATGATTTCTGGTACCGCACAAGCCGATGTTGCCCTATTAATGGTCCCCGCACATGGTTTTGAAGTAGCTATCGCACGAGGTGATCGCAAAACTGGCAAGATTGAAGGACAAACACGACAACATGCTATGCTTACCAACCTTTTGGGTATTGAACAATTGATCGTAGGTATTAACAAAATGGACTCTGAACATGTTAACTGGAGTGAGTCCCGTTTCAATGAAATCCGTGATGAAGTCGTTCGCATGTTATCACAAGTTGGATGGGCCAAAAAAATCGACGAAATTCCTGTAATCCCCCTATCTGGTCTCCAAGGTGACAATTTAACACATGTATCTACTCATATGCCATGGTATAAAGGTTTTGAAGTCACTATTGATGGTAAGAAGGTTGTTGGTCATACATTGATTGATGCTTTGGAGAAAGTTGCACGTGTTCCACCACGTCGTCCAGATGCTCCTTTACGTATGCCAGTTTCTGGTGTACATAACATTAAAGGTGTAGGTGATGTCATTACTGGTCGTATTGAACAAGGAACACTTCAAAAAGAAGCTAAAGTTGCTTTCGCTCCTGTTGGTATCACCGGTTGCAAAGTATTCAGTATTGAAATGCATCACCGTCGTGTTGATCAAGCATCTCATGGCGACAATGTTGGCGTCAACGTTAAAGGTCTCAAAAAAGAAAAATTACCCAAAGTCGGTGATATTATGGTCTTAGATGATGGTAATTTACCTACATCCGCTAAACAATTTACAGCTCTCGTAGCAGTCCAAGAACATCCAGGTCAGTTAAAAGTTGGTTACACACCAATTGTATTCGTCAGAACAGCTCACTCAGCTTGTAAAATGACTAAAATTAATTGGAAAATTGGCAAGAGCACAAATAAACAAAAGGTCGATAATCCACCACACCTGGAACAAGGAGATCAAGCCGAAGTCGTATTTGAACCCTGTCAAGAGATCTATATTGATAAATTCAGCGAATGTCCAGGTCTAGGACGTGTCGCTATCATGGAAGGTAACTCTCTAGTTATGTTAGGAAAAGTGACAGACGTTATCAAGAACGAAGCCGAAAACAAATAAAGCTGAAAATAAATAACACAATATTCTAATTCTAATTTTAATTAAAATTAAATCATTTTTTTATTAAACCCGAAACATTATAAAAAATTGAATTAGTGTTTTACACATTAATAACATGCAATTACACCTAATTAATAATCAATAATTAATATGTCAACTACTAGAATCACATTTGATAAATCAACATACTTACAATTCAGCAAAATTAAACATCCGCATGGATACCCTCCGTATGAATGTGTATGTTATAAAGAATTAAGAACTTCACCATACAGTTCAGCAACTTTTCATGTTGATGTTGATCCAAATGATACAAAAGTGATAAAGTGTCAAGTGTGCGGCAACGGTATTGATTTATGCGGATCCCCAGAACATATGTTAAATTATTACAAATATAATAAAACATGTTCAGATAAATGTTCTCCCAAAGGAACAAAACCAACAATGGACGAACTTACAAATTTCTTCGAAGACATAGATGCGAGATTAGAATCATGTGGTTCTTATGTTGAGATAGAAAACGATTGTGATCCATACACTAGAACCGACGCAACCAATCTAAATGAAAAGGGATTGGAATCAGCATTGGAATTATTAAGAATACAATCAAATATCACTTTGATGATGATCAAACTGAAATAAAAATTGAATGAAATTAGACTATAATATTTATTTTTTTGATTTAGTATTTCGGAATGAGTTTAATAGATGGTAAGAAAATTGCTGCTGATATTAGAATTGAATTAAAAAATTATCTTGCAAAAACTGGTTATAAACCAGTATTATCAGTTGTTTTAGTAGGTAAAAGAAGAGATTCAGAGACATACGTCAGAATGAAAATGAAAGCCTGTTTAGAAGTTGGTATTGAATCCCATAATTATACCTTAGAAGACACTGTATCTGAACAAGAATTAATTATGTTAATCAAGAAATTAAATGAAGATAATACAGTTGATGGTATTTTAGTTCAATTACCATTACCGAAACACATAAATGAAACTAATGTTATTGAAACTATATTACCTAATAAAGATGTTGATGGATTAACACGACATAATCAAGGTCTTCTTAGTGATTTGAATGTGGAACCATTATTTTATCCGTGTACACCAAAAGGTTGCTTGACTTTATTACAAAAATCATCTATAGAATTAAAAGGTAAAAAAGCTGTTGTTATAGGTCGTAGTAAAATAGTTGGATTACCAATGTCGTTAATTCTTTTACGAAATAACGTAACAGTTACGATTTGTCACTCAAATACTTCACAGACAGATCTTATTAAATATTTAAGTGATGCAGATATTGTTATAGTAGCTGTCGGAAAACCTTCATTCATTAAAAGTTCATGGTTAAATGAAAAAAATGTAGTAATCGATGTCGGAATTAATGCTGTAGAAAAACCAGAAAAAACAGAAGGCTATAATTTAGTAGGAGACGTAGAAAGTAACTCACTAAATGTTGTTAAAATGATAACACCAGTTCCAGGCGGTGTAGGACCAATGACAATAGTAAGTTTATTGGAAAATACTATTAAAAGTTATGAAAATAAACAGAAAAATACTAAAAATTAATTAAATTAAAAAAGAGACGTAGAAATTAAAATTTTTTTTAGTTTATAAATGTAAAGATAAAGATAAAGGTAAAGAAATGAATCTGGAAAAAGACACATGGGAAGTTATATCAAACTATTTTGAAACAACCCAAAACTATATTACAAAACATCATTTAGATTCCTTTAATGATTTTACTGAAAATAAGATTTATGATATTTTCAATGATAAACAATCGAATCCTCAATATATTGCATTAAATGACAAAGAAAATGATGACATTGCCTATTTAATAAAAATTTATTATGGTGGCAGAAATAAGGATCAATTTGAGATAAGTAGACCGATAATTTATGATTCTTTGAAAGAAGAAGTTAAACCAATGTATCCGAATGAGGCTCGTCTTAAAAACTTAACATATGCTTTTAATGTGTTTTGCGATATTGAGATAGAATATGAAGTTAAACAAGCGGGTCAAGTAATTTTACAAACTTTCAGTCCAATACCATTTAAACGAATTAATATTGGTCGTGTTCCAATTATGTTACATTCATCTTTATGTGTTTTAGATAAAGTATCAAAAGAAGCATTAAAAAAATTCGGTGAATGTGCTTATGATCAAGGTGGATATTTTATAATAGATGGTCGTGAAAAGGTATGTGTATCTAGAGAACGTAAATCTGAAAATGTTCTTTACATAAACAAATCAGGTCATCCAGATTTTCAATATATGGCCGAAGTAAAATCAGTACCATCTGAATTTCGTTATGCTCGTAACACATATTTATATGTTTTACAAGGTACTAATGAAATTATGGTTGACAATCCATATTTTAAAGCTGGAAAGTCTGATAAAGGAGCTAAAATGATTCCTTTATTTGTTTTATTTAGAGCTCTAGGTGTAGAAACAGACAAAGAAATATTAGAATATATTTTTCACAATTTGGATGATCAATTTGCCAAACAAGGTACTGAATTTTTAAGAGCTTCACTAGATAATGAAGATAACGTAATGATTTATGATCAAATGTCCGCTCTAATTTATTTAGAAAAGTTTGTAAGAAAGATGGATTCCAGTGATGTCGGTGATATTCATCGCAATCGTCAAAAACGTTTAGCTGTCCTATTCAAAACAATTTATGACAATTTATATCCCCATGTAGGTAATGATTTACATGAAAAGGCTTTATATTTAGGTTATTGTGTTAATCAATTGCTTCAGGTTGTATTAGGTATTAAAAATGAGACAGATCGTGATAGTTTTGTATATAAACGTATTGATTTGTCTGGTTTTATGATTGCAAATTTGTTTCGTGATGGTTTCCAGCAACTTCAATATGATTGTCGTAATAAGATTTCATCTGATTTCGAATTCGGTTATAATGAACTAAAAGGGGATCTAATTGTCAATATGGTTAATGAAAACAATGTAAAACTTATTTTTCAACCCGCATCAACCGAAAAAATGGTATTAACGGCATTTAGAACAGGTACTATGAGTAATCCAGGTGGTACTTCTTTAAAAAAGGGTGTTATTCAACAAATTGATCGTCGTGGTTATTTTACTTATATGTCTCAAATAAGACGTTTAGTAACACCAAATGATACTGGAACACGTGTCCAAATTGAACAACGTCGTTTACATGGAACTCAATATGGTTATATGTGTCCAATTGATATTATGGATGGTTCTAATGTAGGTATTAAGAAACATTTTACATGTACTACACATATAACAGCGGGTTCTTCTAGTGAACCATTATTTCAAGCTATAAAAGATGGTGGTTTAATACCATTATCAGATCTTCATCATACTTTATATTATAAACAAACTAAGGTTTTTCTAAATGGAAAATGGTTAGGTGTTCATACGGAACCTTTAAAATTGTTGACATGGATGAGACTTTTGAGAAGAAACGGTTTAATTAATTTATATACTTCTATTTCGTGGAGAATTAAGGATAATGAAATTATTTGTTTGAGTGATGGTGGTCGTTGTTCAAGACCACTTTATATTGTCGAAAATAACCAACATTTAATTACCCAAAATATGATTAATGATCTCAAAGATGGTAAGATTGAATGGAAGGATTTTATTATTGGATCAAAAAAGAAGACAAAACCTATACCATACATGCATAACGACTATTATCACCCTGAAACTGTAGGATACAACAAAAATGATATATTGGGAGATTTAAAAGCCCATTCAGGTGTAATTGAATATTTAGATAACAACGAAATGGAAAATGTAATGTTATCCTCTACAGTCAATCTAGGTAGTGAATATCTCGATTATACTCATTCAGAATTACACCCCGCAATGACATTAAGCCCCCTATCTCAAGCTATTCCATTCCCAGAACACAATCAATTGCCCCGTAATGTTTATGGTATTGGTCAATGCAAACAAGCAGCGTCACCATATGCTACCAATTATATGAATCGTATGGAAACAACAGCGTTAGTATTATCAAATCCTCAGAAACCATTATGTAATACTAGAACGGGTAAATATATTTTCAATGATAGATTGGGACATGGACAAAATATTATGGTTGCAGTGTGTTCATATACTGGTTATAATCAAGAAGATTCAGTTATATGTTGTAAGGATTCAATTGATTTGGGATTATTGAGAATATCATATTATAAGGGTTATGAGCAAACTGAGAAACAAGATTCTAAAACTGGTACTTTTGAATATTTCTATAATCCTGAAACTAATAAAGGAACTGATGATTTAGACGAAGTGCAACCCAAACAATATCAAGATTATTCTCATTTAGATAAATATGGATTCATTAGGGAAGGGACATATTGCAAGGGTGATGAAGTTATGATTGGTAAATATGTTAAATTAACTAGAGGTGATGAACCACCAAAGGATATTTCGGTTGTAGTTAAAGGTGCTGGTGAAATGGTTGACAAAGTATTTACATGTTATGTTGATGATACTAAAACTAGATTAGTTAAAATTAGAACAGTTAAAGAACGTTTACCTACCTTGGGTGATAAGATTGGTAGTCGTTATGGACAAAAAGGTGTTTTAGGTAATATTATACCACGTGAAGAAATGCCACACACTAAAGATGGTGTCAGACCAGATATTATTATTAATCCAGGTGCATTCCCAAAACGTATGACTAACGCACAAATGATCGAAACAGTTTATGGCAAATTAGCGGCTGAATTAGGATTAGTTGCAGATGGTACTGGTTTTATTCCAAAAGATATTGATGCTATCGGAAAGAAATTAGAAGAAAATGGATTTGAAGCGTACGGTAATCAAGTGTTATATAATGGTTTAGATGGTCGTCAGATTAATGCCAATGTATTCTTGGGTCCAGTTTATTACCAAAGATTCAAACAAATGGTTGATGATAAGATTCATAGTCGTCCTGCTGGATCACGTAATGAAGAAGATTTATCTACAATGGGTGGCGGTTATACAGTTCGCGAAAGACAACCTTATGCTGGTCGCGCCCTTGGTGGTGGTGGCAGAATTGGTGAAATGGAACGTGATGCCATTATTTCTCACGGTATTATGGGATTCTTAAAAGAATCTATGATGGAACGTTCAGACAAATATTACACTCATATATGTAATAAATCAGGTAGAATGGCTATTGTTAATCCAAGTGAAAATCTATTTATGAGTCCTGATGTTGATGGTCCTTTGGATTATGATATAGCTGAAACGTTGGATGTTGATGGTTATTACAAGAAAAATAATGATTTCAGTCGTCAGCAAATTCTTGGTCTTAATACTTATAAACAGGATCAAACTGAATTCTTTAGAGCTTATATGCCTTATTGTGCTAAATTATTAATTCAGGAATGTGAAGGTATAGGTATTTCTATTAGATTGAGATCCGAAGCATCTGAGATTAAACCGGATATTGTTAAGAATATACCTGATAAAATGGTTGATTTATCGATTGTTGATGATGGTATTGGAATAGAAATTGAACGAAATGAACTAGATTCTATTAAAGAATATTTGAAACAAAAAAATTTATCAGAAGAAGATGATCAAGAAGAACAAACTGGTGGTCAAGGTGAAGAACAAGAACAAGAAGAACAAGATAAACAAAATCAAGATAAACCAGTCTTTACTGATGAATCACCCACAGGTATGGAAATAATGCATACAGAAAGAGCAAGAATGTTAGATATGGCTGGTGGCGATAGAAATCAGTTTCTCAATAATTTTCCCAATCTTCATGAAAATACTCAACCTGTAACTAATATGAATCCCCAACAACAAACCATTTTACCCGCTGTTAATTTACCGGAGATGCAACAACAACCTATGCAACAACAACCTATGCAACAACAACCTATGCAACAACAAGGTGGATCTAGTATTACTAATAATATTAGTAATAGTAATATAGGAGCACCAGAACCATCATTAGATCCAATCCAAACTTTCCAGAGACCTGAAGTTAGACCAGTACCACATAATCCAGAAGCTGATGTTAAAGTAATTAATGTAAGCTTAGATTATCTAGGAATGAGCGGTGGAGGATCAGATGCAGCTCAGATTGAAGCCGAAATGAAAGCTAATAATACATTTGATGATTTTCAACCAAGTGATGACCTGTTAGCAGAAGGATCAGCCGATCTTAAAGATGTTATGGGTGGCAGTAGTGCAGTTGAACAAGAATTATTCATATAAAATAAAATTAAAAAATAAAATAAATTTAAAGATTTTCTTTTATGCTTCATAAACAATGATAGCATAAGATGAATAACCATAACGAGCTTCACATTTTCCATATTCTTCATCATCATAAGCATCGTTGCCAATAACTATTTCACATAAAGCATTTTCTATATATATACTTGTATTTATATCTAATTCTGATGGACTTATTAAAGTAATATCATTTGATTTATAAGGTTTTCTAGGTTTATAGAAAGCAATATATAACTTCTCAGTCTTACTCCTTTTTTCAGGTGATAAAGTTTCATAGGCATATTCTATTACACCATCTAGAGAATTAAATACTGTAGCGCTATTAATAGAAGAATCTTTGCGATACCTAAAATATTTGATTGCGATATACATTTTTTAATTTACTTTTTATTTAAGTTTACTAAATTAATAATTCAATTTTTTATTTAGTATTTAATTCAATTTTTTATTTAGTATTTAATTTTTTGTTTAGTAGTAATTCCAGAGTTTTCCCACCATTGCGATACAATTGGACGTCGCTTCATTAAAGATAATATAACAGGAAAATAATATTTCAATGGCAATCCAGAGTTTTTCCACCAGTCTAACACCTTAGTGTAACCAGTTGTAGATGCATTGTGTATAGCTTTTTCAGAATATTTCAATGGTAATCCAGAGTTTTTCCACCATTCTAGAACAACAACTCGACCCCGTTCAGATGCCCCATCCATTGTAAATTCATCATATTTTAATTCTAATCCAGAATTTTTCCACCAGTCTAGAAGAGCAACTTCACCATATTTAGTTATCACATTTAATGCCCATTCATTATATTTTAAAGGTAAACCAGAGTTTTTCCACCATTCTAAAACATTAGTATTTGGTGCATAATTTAATGCATATTCAGAATATTTTAATTCTAATCCAGAGTTTTTCCACCATTCCATAACAGCTAGGCGACCAGATGCAGATGCCCAATTTAATGCATATTCAGAATATTTTAATTCCAATCCAGAATTTTTCCACCATTCTAGAACAGCAACTTGACCATATTCTGATGCCCAATTATCAGACGTCGAATTTATTGCACATTCATCATATTTTAATGGTAATCCAGACTTTTTCCACCACTCTAGAACATTAATATTACCATATTTTGACGCATTGTTTATTGCATTGTTATTATATTTTAATTCTAATCCAGAGTTTTTCCACCACTCAAGCATATTAACACAATTATTTTGTGACGCCCAATCTAATACATAATCATCATATTCAAATTTTAATCCAGAATTCTTTAATTCATTCCATATATCAACCTTATCTAAAACATCAGTACTAGTAAAGTCACACATATTGCGAATGTATTTTGATGTAATTTTAAGATTTAATGCAATAGCTGTTTTAATATCATACAAAGGATATGTTTGACAAACTATAATTTTATCAGATTCACAAACATCTACACATTTACCAGAAAGCCACCGATCAAAGCCTTTGCTAGGTGTTATTTTAGCATCATCAGGTATTTTAATAATTCTTATTAATTTATTATCTCCATAGAAATTATGCAATTCTTTAGTAGTATAACAATAATAGAAATATGGATTTTCAAAAATATTTAATCCTGTTTTTTCATTTGAAGATTTATCATCTGGAATAATTTGGACATAAATTTGTTTAGACATTTTATAGTTAATAAATGATGAATTCTAGATAAAAAATTATATTATTTGATATTGATTCAATTTTTCTTTAAAAAAAATTTTAAATTAAACTAGCGAATAGATCAATAATTTATTTTTTATTTAGTTATTGTTTTTAATTAGTTCAATGGTAATCCTGAATTTTCCCACCAGTTTCTAACAGGAGAAATTCTATTTAAATGACTTCCACCTTTAAAATATTTTAATGGTAATCCAGAGTTTTTCCACCATTCTAGAACATCAATACTACTAGAGTTATGCATAGCTTTCTCAGTATATTTTAATGGTAATCCAGAGTTTTTCCACCATTCAAGAACATTAATATGATCTTTATAATAAGAATTATCAATCGCATTTTCAGTATATTTTAATGGTAATCCACTATCAAACCACCAATTCAGGACATTAACATTACCATGAGAAGATGCGGAATTCACTGCCTTTTCAGAATATTTTAATGGTAATTCACTGTTAAGCCACCAATTTAATACATCAACATGACCAAATAATGAAGCTGAATCCAATGCATATTCAGTATATTTTAATTTTAATCCAGAGTTTTTCCACCAATTAAGCACATTAATGAAGCCACGTTGTGATGCATAGTCTAATACATAATTATCATATTTAAATTCTAATCCAGAGTTTTTCAATTCATCCCAAATATCAGCTTTATTTAAAACATCATCACTAAAAGCATGACACATTCCGCGAATATATTTTGGTGTAATTTTAAGATTTAATGCAATCGCGGTCTTAATATCATACAAAGGATATGTTTGACACTCGATAAGTTTATCAAATGTGTAAATATTTACAGACTTGTCAAACTTATCATCATTATTCTTATACTTGTTAAACACGTCTGCTGCTGAGAGTTTTGTTATCTTCGCATCATCAGGTACTTTAATAATTCTTATACGATCATACATCCCATAAAAATGATGTAATTCTGTGATAGTATAACCATAATAATATGGATCCAATGGTTTATTTATATTCAACCCAGTTTTAGAAGATTTATTATCGGAAATTATTTGGACATAAATTTCTTTAGACATTTTATAATAAAAAACTTATATGATTAACATAATTCAATTTTTTTATATATGTATTAGAATGCTTTTAAACAATCATTAAATAACCTCTCTAGTATAGTCTAACACCGTAATGTGACCCATGGGACTGGTGATACAGAGTTTTTCCACCAGTTCATTATATCAATACTCTTAGCATATATTAATTTTGATTTATTAGCATATTTTAATTCTAAACCTGAGTTTTTCCACCATTCTAGAACACCGAGATGACCATTTTGTGATGCCCAATGTAATGCATATTCAGAATATTTTAATTCTAATCCAGACTGCTTCCACCATTCTAGAACAGCAACTTGACCATTCGAAGATGCCCAATCTAGTGGTGATTCATCATATTTTAATTCTAATCCAGAGTTTTTCCACCATTCCAGAACATTTTTATGACCATACTCAGATGCCAATGTTAATGCACGTTCATTATATTTTAATTCTAATCCAGAGTTTTTCCACCATTCTAGAACATTAATGAAACCATTTTGTGATGCCCACTCTAATACATAATTATCATATTCAAATTTTAATCCAGAGTTTTTTAATTCATTCCATATATCAACCTTATCTAAAACATTAGTATTGGTAAGGTCACACATATTTTTAATGTATCTAGGTGTAATTTTAAGATTTAATGCAATAGCTGTTTTAATATCATACAAAGGATATGTTTGGCAAACTATAATTTTATCAGATGTGTAAAAATCTAAATCTATATACTCATTGGAGACGGAATTCAAATAACGACTTTGACGTTTTGTTGTTATTTTAGCATCATCAGGTACTTTAATAATTCTGATTAATTTATCAAATTTATAGAAATATAAATGATGTAATTCTTCAATGGTATAATAATAATAAAAACCAGCTGTTTCTGAAATATTTAATCCTGTTTTAGCAGATCTATTATCTGACATGAATTCGACATAAATTTGTTTAGACATTCTCTAGTGAATAAATTATAAATTATGAATGAATCACGTTAATCAACATGATTCAATTTTTTTTTAAAGAAAAATAAAATTAGATTGTTGGATTAATATAATTCTACATTTACCATGTGGGTCGTAATCCAGAGTGTTTCCACCACGTTATAACATCATTCTGTTGATTTTTATCAATATGGCCAAAGCCAAATAATAAAGAATTTACAGTATATTTTAAAGGTAATCCAGAATTTTTCCACCATTCTAGAACATCAAGTTGAGCAAATTTAGATGCCATATCAATAGCTTCCTTTGAATATTTTAAAGGTAATCCAGAATTTTTAAACCATTTTAATATATGAATATGACCCCAACGAGATGCCATATTTAATACAAATTCATCATATTCGAATTTTAATCCAGAGTTTTTCAATTCATCCCAAACATCTGTTGTATATAAATTATACATATTTTTTATGTATTGAGGTGTAATTTTAAGATTTAATGTAATCGCTGTTTTAATATCATATAAATGGTATTTTTGGCAAACTATAATTTTATCAGATAGGTAAATTTCACCCTTTTGTTCAATTTTTAATTTGTCAACCTTTGCATCATTAGGTATTTTAACTATTTCCAATAATAAACAACTTGATTTATCATAATAATAATGTACTTGATCAATAGTAGTATACATAAAAGCTTTCATTTTTGATACGTGTAATCCAGGTATATGTCCCATTTGATCATAAACGATTCGTACATAAATTTCTTCAGACATTCTATAATAAATAAAAATTATAAAATTCAGTTAAAAATTATACAATTCAATTTTTTTTTATAGAAAGATTTTTTCTAGATGCAACAGTCCAATCTGGAATAATACTTTTTAAAAACTTTCCAGAACACAAAAGTAAAAATTTTAGAATGTTCCAGATATAATGGATCTAGAATAATATGTTTTAGAAACTTTCCAGAACATAAAAGTAAAAATTTTAGAATGTTCTAGATGTAATGGATCTAGAATAATATGTTTTAAAAACTTTCTAGGACACTAAAGTAAAAATTTTAGATTGTTCTAGATGTAATGGATCTAGAATAATATGTTTTAGAAACTTTCCAGAACATAAAAGTAAAAATTTTAGAATGTTCCAGATATAATGGATCTAGAATAATATGTTTTAGAAACTTTCCAGAACATAAAAGTAAAAATTTTAGATTGTTCTAGATGTAATGGATCTAGAATAATATGTTTTAAAAACTTTCTAGAACATAAAAGTAAAAATCTTAAGTTGTTCTAGATGTAATGGATCTAGAATAATATGTTTTAGAAACTTTCTAGGACACAAAAGTAAAAATTTTAGATTGTTCTAGATGTAATGGATCTAGAATAATATGTTTTAAAAACTTTCTAGAACATAAAAGTAAAAATCTTAAGTTGTTCTAGATGTAATGGATCTAGAATAATATGTTTTAGAAACTTTCTAGAACATAAAAGTAAAAAATCTAGATTGTTCCAGATATAATGAATCTAGAATAATATGTTTTAAAAACTTTCTAGGACACAAAAGTAAAAATTTTAGATTGTTCTAGATGTAATGGATCTAGAATAATATGTTTTAAAAACTTTCTAGAACATAAAAGTAAAAATCTTAAGTTGTTCTAGATGTAATGGATCTAGAATAATATGTTTTAGAAACTTTCTAGAACATAAAAGTAAAAAATCTAGATTGTTCCAGATATAATGAATCTAGAATAATATGTTTTAAAAACTTTCTAGGACACAAAAGTAAAAATTTTAGATTGTTCTAGATGTAATGGATCTAGAATAATATGTTTTAAAAATTTTCTAGAACATAAAAGTAAAAATCTTAAGTTGTTCTAGATATAATGAATCTAGAATAATATGTTTTAAAAACTTTCTAGGACACAAAAGTAAAAATTTTAGATTGTTCTAGATGTAATGGATCTAGAATAATATGTTTTAAAAACTTTCTAGAACATAAAGTAAAAATTTTAGAATGTTCCAGATGTAATGGATCTAGAATAATATGTTTTAGAAACTTTCTAGTGAATAAAAGTAAAAAACTAGAATGTTCTAGTAATACCTTTTTTGGATACATACTTGCGTTTATTTATAGTATTTAATATAAATATTGAGTATTAAATGCCTATAATATTTATTTCATTAAATGAAACATATACTGAAAAAATAAAAAAATATGGATTTGAAGCAAAAACTATGAAAATTCAAGATTATGTTCCAAATCAACATAAAAAAACGTATTATGTGTCTCCAGCAAATAGTTTATGTTTTATGGATGGAGGTATTGATTATGCTTTAAGTAGAATTATTTTCCCAGATATTGAAAAAGAAGTTAAAAATATTGTAAAAAAGTTAAACATTACAAGTATAGTTGGAAAACCATATTTACCTATTGGTAGTTCTATTATAGTGGATAAAGGTAATAAAGCTCTAGTTGTTTCTCCCACAATGTTATTACCACAAAATGTTTCAAATACACAAAATGCTTATTATGCTACAATGGCAATTTTATATAATATTTTACTAAATAAAAAGGAAAATATAAAAGAAATAGATATTATTTTTACATCTTTATGTTGTGGATATGGAAAAATGGATGAAGATGTATCTATTGCACAAATAATGAAAGGAATGAAAGATTATATTAATTATAGACCTAGTATAATTTATGAAGATATTATTATAAATGAACCAAATTTATATGACCAACCTAAATATTATCAAAATACTGAATTTTTTCCGATAAAACCAGAAGAAATTACAAATTGTTGATGTCCCAACAATTTAATAATTTTGAGTAATTCCACCACTGTAAGACATCAGTATATTTTTTTTTGCGAGCTCCATCAATTACATGTGGAGAATACACCAGCGGTAATTTTGATTTTTTCCACCAATCTAAAACATCAATATGATTATTATCTGATGCTAGTTCTAATACATTCGCGTTGTAAAGAGTTGCTAATCCAGAATCTCTCCACCACTGTAAAACATTAACACATCCATTTCTAGATGCATTAGTCATAGCCGCACCAGAATACATTAAATAATTGTCAGAATCTTTCCATAATTGAAGAATGTTAATATAACCTAGTCCAGAAGTATCATCAATTGCACTAGAGGAATATTTTAATTCTAGACCACTATTAAACCACCATTTCAAAACTGATTCTTGATTGCAAATTGATGCATAGTACAACGCCAATTTATCATATTCAAATGGATAATTTGAGGATACTAAAAATTCTAAAATTTCTACTTTTCCCAGTTTACATACATTATTAATATATTTAGGTGAAATCTTAAGATTTAATTTTTGTATAGTATTTATATCATAAAGTGGATACTTTTGACATTGTATAATTGATTTACTATTTGTAGTTTGAACATCTTTGGAATCAGATAAGTATAGAATCTGAATATATTCAGAGTCATCATAATCCAATTTGTCTAATGTTGTAATATTATTATCATTTGTTGTAGTAATAAAAGGTCCCCTTAATGGCATTTTAATCTTGATATTTCAAAATCTTGATATTTCAATCAATTTTTTATTACTAATACAAGATTATCAAAATAAAAAATAATTATTAAATAGGGATTATTAAGTAATAATTAAATAATATCCAAGTGTTAAAAATCATCAACAAAATCCTTCAAATCATCATCATGTGTATTATCACGATGATAAGGTAATCCAGAATCTTTCCACCATTGTATAGACTGTTGACAACCATATTCCTCAGCACCATCAAGTAAATTAGATGGATATGCTAATGGTAATCCAGAATCTTTCCACCATTCTAGAACATTAATGCGATTAAAACTTGTTGCCCAAGTTAGTGCATACTTAAGGTATCGAATTGTTAATCCAGAATCTTTCCACCATTGGAGTGCATTAACATGACCATTTTTGGAGGCATATGCCATAGCAAGACCAGTATATGCTAGTCGCACTCCTGAGTCTTTCCACAGTTGAAGAATATTTGTGTAACCACGATCGGATGCACAATCCATAGCACTTGTAGAATATTTCAGAGGCAAACCACTATTGAACCACCATTTCAGAACTTTTTCTTGGTTACTAACTGATGCATAATATAAAGACCAATCATCATATTCAAATGAGTAATTTGAGGTTACTAGAAAGTCTAGAATATCAATCAATCCTAATGAACAAACATCATTAATATACTCAGGCGTTATTTTGAGATTTAATGTTTTAATAGTATTTACATTATACAGATGATATTTCCCAGTAATTACAAGTTGACTAGTCTTACACAGTTTGCAGCCTGGATAATTCAGAGAATCTGTTGTGAGTACATCATGAGGTACATATAGAACATAAATATATTCTCCACATTTGTAGAATTCATGAATTTTTTCATATGGCACGATTAATGTTTGAATACCAACATTTTCCAGTGGTTCTTCATAAATATTTTTAAAATGTTTTTCATAATATATTAATGTATGAGTAATGGAAAAGAAAGGTCCTTGCAATGACATTTAAGATGTTATTTTATAGATTATTAATCGTATGATCAATTTTTAAACAATATTATATGATCAAAAATAAAAAATGTAATTATTAATTATGTTTTATTAATTAATATTTAGGTATTGAGATCAAAGTTAAAAAGCTGTAACGTATTCCATCAAACGCTTATCATTAGTGTCATTTGTATTGTCACGTTGATAAGGCAATCCAGAATTATCCCACCACACTATAGCACACGAGTGACCATTCCTTTGAGCACCATCGAGTAGATTAGATGGAAATGGTAGTGGCAATCCAGAATTTTTCCACCATTCTAGAACATCAATTTGACAAAAACTTGTTGCCCAAGTTAGTGTATACTTAATGTACTTGAGTTTTAATCCTGAATCTTGCCACCATTGGAGAACTTTAACGTGGCCATTTGCAGAGGCCCATGCCATTGCAATATCACCATATTTTAGCGGTTGTCCAGAGTTTTTCCACAATTCAAGAATTTCATGATGCCCGTTTCGAGACGCACCATCCATACAAAGTGTGGAATATTTCAGAGGCAATCCACTATTAAACCACCATGTCAAAACCTCTGGTTTGTTATTGATTGATGCATAATACAATGCCCAATCATCATATTCAAATTTATACCCAGAAGATACAAGAAAGTCAAGAATATGAACCAATCCCAATGCACAAACTTCATTAATATATTCTGGGGTAATTGTAAGATCCAATGCAATAATAGCATCAACACTATACAAGTCATACATGCCTGTAAGTATAAGGTCACTGTCCTTACAAAGATAGAGGTCCCTACCCCAATAAGCTTGAACAATCGGTGTACCATCAGGGATATACACAACTTTCACATGTTGTCCGCATCTGTAAAAACGCGATAGATCTTTAAGATTTTTTGTAATAAGTGTCTCATCACCACAATTTTGTGGTGGTTCCACATAGCAAGTACTAAAATTCTTCTTATAATATTCTGGATCACGGTCGACAAGAAAGTAAGGTCCTTTCAAAGTCGTAATGGAAGGGTCGTTATCAGTTGTAGTATCCATCTTTACTATTGTTTATATGATTATTATTATTATAATCTTATAATCATATAATATTCAATTTTTTCGTTGTTATTTTGATCTAAATTAAATATACCCAAATATGTTAGTTAGTTATGTCTAATATTATTATAATAATCCTTTATAATAATCCTGAATCTGCCCACCATTTTTGAACAATAGTCCTATTACTACAAAAAGATATATCCAATATATTCTTTGGAACATTCAAAGGTAATCCAGAATCTTTCCACCATTGTAAAATATCAATACGAGCAAACATTGACGCCGTTCTCAATGCTTCCCAAGAATACTTTAATGGTAATCCTGAATTTAACCACCAATTTAAAACCTCTACTTGTGACACATGAGATAATACTGTATTATTATATTCCAAAGGTATTCCAGAATCCTTCCACCATTGTAAAACATGAATATGACCACGATTAGATGCCTCCTGTAATGCAATTGGAGAACATGTTAATGTAAATCCTGAATCTTTCCACCATTGTAAAATATCGATGCGACCGTTTGTAGATGCATTAATCAATGCATTAGAAATATCATCATCTGAATATTCTAAAGATAATCCACTTGAAACCAACCAATTCAGTATATCAACGTTTAGTGCATTAAGTAATATTGTGTTTTTACAATATTTTAAAGGTAATCCACTATTTTTCCACCATACCAACACATGTTTATGATTATTTGCTAATGCTGAATGTATGGCACACCTATCATATTTTAAAGGTAATCTAGAGTTTTGCCACCATTCTAGAACATTAATATGACCGTTGTGAGATGCAATATTCATCGGATATGTATCATAATGTATAGGCAATCCACTATCGAGTCACAATTGTAATATTTTAACATTACCCGCTTTAGATGCCATGCCAATAACATTATCAGAATATGAAAAATGTGCATTTTTTGATGTTGTCAAAGGTAATCCAGAATTATTCCACCATATTAAAAGGTCAAGATGACCATTGTCAGCGGCTGCATACAAGCAATCCTTATCACTACATTTGGGACGCTGTAATATTGTACCGTAATCATGATAAAATAATCCAGAACTTTGCAAATAATCCAACACATCAATTTTACCCAATGAACATGCATTTATAATATATTGTTCTGTAATCGTGAGCTTCAATTGGATAATAGTATTAACATCATATAATGGATATCTTTCACACAATTCAATTTGATCAGCCCGCCATTTTCGCCCAATGCTTTTATCAGGATCTTCTACAACATTTGCACCATCAGGTATTTTAACAACTCGAACCCAAATTCCATACATATAGAACCAATGTAAATTTTCTTTATCAGTAAAGTAAAGACCACCCTTAACACAAGATCCTGCAAACTCAAAAGGTTTATCTAAAATATTTATACCAGTTGTATATTGAAACCCATTATGATTTTCTTCTTGATTTGTAATCTTAAACAATAATTTTTTTTCAAGCATTTTTTCATTATCCATGTTTATTCAAACTTTGAATAAAATAAATAATTGATAAATACATTCAGTTTTTACATTAAATAATTTATCAAGAATAGTAAAAAAAAATCAAAATATATACATAAATATTAAACATAAATATTAAACATAAATATGAATTTGATAGAGTTGTTATCTGGACCATTTATTTGTCTAATTTTATATAAAATTTCGGTTAACGCATGGAGGAACTTATCAAAATGCTATGTTATTTATGGCGAAGTTATTTTGGAGAGAGAAAAATAAAATAGTTTAATTTTTATATCTGAAGGATATTAAAGAATATTAAAAGAATATTAAAAGAATATTAAAGGATTTATGCTTGTAATAAAATTAACATTTATACTATTTTTTTGTTTAATTTTGCATCTAATTTATAGTTATTTGAAGACACATTTAAGTGTTTTAGGTGAAACCACTACTATAATGAAAACATTAATTATTTTAATGATACTCAATATAGTAATTATGACAGGAATAGTAGTTTTTTCAGCTTATCAAACTGAATGGAGAATGATCGGAAGACCTGGTGATAAAGGTCAAGATGGTCCTATTGGGGTAGAAGGTCATCCAGTATGCCCCAACAATAAAGATTAAAGAATATAATATGAATATATTTTTGTCTTTTTAGGTATTTTTATATTTATAATGTCTTTGTATTTGCAAGAATATTTAAGAGGTAATCCAGAATTTATCCACCAATTAAGAGTCTTTTCATTCCTTTTTTTAATTGTCATATTTAAGGCATATTTAGAATATTGTAACCCTAAATTACTATTAATCCACCATTCTAGGACATTAATATGACCATGTCTAGAAGCATTATCAATTGCACATTTAGTATATTTTAAAGGTAAATTATTATTAAACCACCATTCTAGAACATTTATATGACCATGTTTTGATGCATTATCTAATGCTTTTTCAGAATACTTTAATGGTAATCCAGATTTTTTCCACCATTCTAGGACATTTAAATTACACATCTTTGATGCATAATCTACTGGAATATTTGTGTAAACTATTTTATATATTTTAAGACTAATAAACCAATCTATCAAGTCAGTATAATCTTTATCATATGCTTTATCTATATCACATGTAATATATGGTATTGGATTTGGATATTCGTGTGAATGTAAAAGGAATCCTGAATGTTTCCACCATCTTAAAACATCCATTAAACCCCTTTCAAAATAAGTTATTAATAATTCAAGAAACATTTGATACGGATTTACTTGCAAAGATAATCCTGAATTTTTCCACCATTCAAGCACACTAATGTGGTTATTTAAGGAAGCTATTTTTAATGCTTCCCAAGAAGAATAACTTAATTCTAATCCTGATTTTTTCCACCATTCTAGTGCATTAATCTTGTTGTTACGCGACGCACCATGCATAGCATTTAATGATGAATACTCTAATTGTAATCCTGAATTTCTCCACCATTCTAAAATATGTATATGACCTAGAACACTTGCACAGTCTATAAAACCATCTAAAAGGTATAATTTTAATTTTTTAATTATTTTGATATCGAACATATTATGTTTATCACTCAATATAAATCCATCAACAAATGTGTATGTACCTGTTCGTATATTAGTATATTGTTTAACCATGTTAAAATTTGGAATTATTAGAATCATAAAACTAGTATCTACATCCGAGCAAATATTTGAATTATATATGCTTTCATTAAAATTAAAATTTTTATAATTTTTTTTTCAAGAGACACTTTTCATTAGATGTTGCTGAATTATATCCAGGTTTATTTAACGATATATGTAGATTTGGATATTCACAAAAAATATCACTCTTTCCGGTAGATGCTAGTAAAATATGCATTAAAATAATACTGCTAAAATAAAAATAATCAATTTTTAATGATCGACAATTGATCAACAATTAATCAAATCTAAAGTACTTTAGATTTTTACTTTACACGTAACCACCATTTAATAACATCAAATTGTTTTAATAGTTCTTCAACTGGGTATTTTTTAATTAATCCTGATTTTTTCCACCATTCTAGGGCTTCTTTACTGTTACACTGTTCCGCAAAACGAATAGCATTTTTAGAATATAATAAAGGTAATCCACTATTTTTCCACCATTCTAGCACTGTAGTATGATTATAATAAGAAGCATAATCCATAGCCCAATAATTATATTCTAATAGTAAATTATGAGTTTTTAAGAATTCTAGAACATTTACTTTACCTAAAATACATACATTATTAATATATTCTGATGTAATTTTGAGATAAGATTTAAAAATCTTAAGAGTTTCAATGTCATAAAGGCGATATTTTTTGCCTAAAAACAATTTGTCACTTTTCTTAATTTTATCATTTTGCATATCAATAACTAATGCATCATCAGGTATTTTAACAATTCTAATCCATGCATTACAATTACCCAAAGTAGTTCCATAATTATATAAATAGTGTAAATTGTCTAATGTAGTATATGGAATATTGAGAGGATGAGAATATAACCCTATTTTACCAAAAGAATCATCAAGTTCATTTATAACAGTATACATGTACATTTTAAACATATGTGTCCGCATTTAATATTTATATAAAGGTAATATCAAATTCAATTTTTTAATATTTTATTGTATTCATATAAACGCTCAAATATAGTGGTACTATAAAAGGAATAAGTAGACATAGAGTGTTTTAATGGTAATTTACTTCGCATCCACCAATCAATAATCTTGATATGATTTTTTTCCACAGCTCCCACCAATGATTTTTCTGAATATTTTAACTTTAATCCAGAGTTTTTCCACCATTCTAAAATATAAATACGACCACTACGTGATGCCGAATCTAGAGATTTATCAGAATATAGTAACTCTAATCCAGAGTTTTTCCACCATTCTAGAACATTCATATGATCATATTCAGATGCCAAATTTAATGCACTTTCATCATATTTTAAAGGTAATCTAGAATTTTTCCACCATTCTAGAACATTAACATGACCATATTCAGATGCTTTATTTAATGCCCATGCATCATATTTTAATTCCAATCCAGAGTTTTTCCACCATTCTAGAACTGCAACTCGACCATACTGTGATGCCCATTTTAATGCACTTTCATCATATTTTAATTCTAATCCTGAGTTTTTCCACCATTCTAGAACATTAATATAACCTATTTGAGATACCGAATTTAATGCACTTTCATCATATTTTAAAGGTAATCCAGAGTTTTTCCACCATTCTAGAACAGCAACATGACCGTACCATGATGCCCATTGTAATGCATATTCATCATATTTTAAAGGTAATCCTGAGTTTTTCCACCATTCTAGAACAGCAACATGACCATATTCAGATGCATAATCCAAAGAATGTTCATCGTACTTTAAAAGTAATTTAGAGTTTTTCAAACATTCTAGAACATTAATATAACCTTCACATGATGCATACTTAACAAGTGTATCATTATTATACAACTTTAATTTTGGAATTATTATTGAATTATTAATATTATATCCATCACTTAAAATAACTTTATCATGTAACCTAATAATTATCTGAACCCTAGATTTATTAGAAAGATAGACACTATACTTATTATTAATGTTTGTTAAATGCGTGTCACCTATTAAGTCTGTATAAATACCATAATTTGCATCTTTTTTTTTATAATAAATAATATACATCTTATAAAACATTTAAAAAATAAATAGCAAAATCAATTTTATTGATATTTTAAATTCTAATCTAGAATTCATCCAGATAATGCATTGAATTTTTTAAAAATATCCATAAAATTCAATTTTTTAATATTTTATTGTATTCGTATAAACGTTCAAATATAGTGGTATCGAAATAGGTTATACACTTATTATGTTTTAATGGTAATTTACTTCGCATCCACCAATCAATAGTCTCAATATGATTATTTCTTATAGCTTCAACCAATGATTTTTCAGAATATTTTAACTCTAATCCAGAATTTTTCCACCATTCTAGAACATTAATATGATTTTTTTCAGATGCTGAATCTAGTGTTTTATCAGAATATTTTAATTCCAATTTAGAATTTTTCCACCATTCTAGAACAGCAACTTGACCATTTCCAGATGCCAAATTTAATGCACCTGTATCATATTTTAAAGGTAATCCAGAGTTTGTCCACCATTCTAGAACATTAATGTGACCTTTTTCAGATGCCCCAGCTAATGCATATTCAGAATATTTTAAAGATAATTTAGAGTTTTCCCACCATTCTAGAACATTAATGTGTCCATTTTCAGATGCCCAATCCAATGCATATTCATTATATTTTAATTCTAATCCTGAGTTTTTCCACCATTCTAGAACATTAATATAACCTATTTGAGATACCGAATTTAATGCACTTTCATTATATTTTAAAGGTAATCCAGAGTTTTTCCACCATTCTAGAACATTAATATGTCCTTCTTGTGATGCCCAATTTAATGCATCTTTATCATATTTTAATTCTAATCCTGAATTTTTCCACCATTCTAGAACAGCAACATGACCTTTATCGGAGGCAGTATTTAATGCGGTGTTATCATATTTTAATCCTAATCCTGAATTTTTCCACCATTCTAGAACAGCAACGTGACCTTTTCCGGAGGCATTATTTAACGCTCTTCCAGAATATTTTAATTCTAATCCTGAATTTTTGCACAATTCTAGAATATTAATATAACCTTCACATGATGCATACTTAACAAGTGTATCATTATTATACAACTTTAATTTTAGAATTATTAGTTGACTATTAATATTATATCGATCACTTAAAATAACTTTATTATTTAACCTGATAATTATCTGAACCCAAGATTTACTAGAAAGATAGACATTATACTTATCATTGATGTTTATTAAATAGTGATCATACACTAAGTCTTTATAAATACCATAATTTGTATCTTTTTTTTTATAATAAATAATATACATCTTATAAAAAATTCAAAAAATAAATATCAAAATCAATTTTATTGATGTTTTAAATTCTAATCTTGAGTTCATCCAGATAATGCATAGAATTTTTTAAAATATCCATAAAATTCAATTTTTTAATATTTTATTGTATTCGTATAAAATTCGTATAAACGCTCAAATATAGTGGTATTTGCATTATGTTTTAATGGTAATTTACTTCGCATCCACCAATCAATAATCTCAATATGATTATTTTTTATAGCTCCAACCAATGAATAAGCAGAATATTTTAACTCTAATGCAGAATTTTTCCACCATTCTAGAACATTAATATGACCTTGTTCAGATGCCGAATCTAGTGTTTTATCAGAATATTTTAATTCCAATCCTGAATTTTTCCACCATTCTAGAACATTAATTAGAATATTAATATGATTTTGTTTAGATGCTAAATCTATAGCATCTTTAGAATATTTTAATTCCAATCCTGAATTTTTCCACCATTCTAGAACATTAATGTGACCTTTTTCAGATGCCCAATCCAATGCATATTCATTATATTTTAATGGTAAACCAGAGTTTTTCCACCACTCTAAAACACTAATATGACCATTTGAAGATGCCCTATTTAATGCATTTTCATCATATTTTAATTCTAATCCAGAGTTTTTCCACCATTCTAGAACAGCAACGTAACCCCATGAAGATCCACCATTTAATGCATTTTCAGAATATTTTAATTCTAATCCAGAATTTTTCCACCATTCTAGAACAGCAACGTGACCAAATGCGGATGCCCAATTTAATGCGGATTTATCATATTTTAAAGGTAATCCAGAATTTTTCCACCATTCTAGAACAGCAACCTGACCATTTGAAGATCCGGCATTTAATGCATATTCAGAATATTTTAATTTTAATCCAGAATTTTTCCACCATTCTAGAACATTGATATAACCTTCACGAGATGAATAATTAATAAGTCCCTCATTATTGTACAACTTTAATTTTGGAATTATTATTGGATTATTAATATTATATCCATCACTTAAAATAACTTTATTATTTAACCTGATAATTATCTGAACCCTAGATTGATTAGAAAGATAAACACTATAATTAATGTTTATTAAATACTTGTCACCTATTAAGTCTGTATAAATACCATAATTTGTCCCTTTTTTTTTATAATAAATAATATACATCTTATAAAAAATTTAAAAATAATAGCAAAATCAATTTTATTATATATTATAAGTTAATCAATAATTTTATTATATTTGTATAAAAGTTCAAATAAGTTTGCTGGACAAGATACATAACTGTCAATATTATATTTCAATGGTAATTTACTTCGCATCCACCAATCAATAACATTGACTCTATCATTCTCGATTGCTTTCTTTAATGAATTTGCTGAATATTTTAATTCTAATCCACTATTTTTCCACCACTCTAGAACATTAATATAACCAAATTGAGATGCGTCATCTATAGCATCATCGTTATACTTTAATAATAATCCACTATTTTTCCACCATTCTAGAACATTCACATGTCCAAATTGAGATGCAAAATGCATCGCATAATTATTATACGTTAGTGATAATCCACTATTTTTCCACCATTCTAGAACATCAACATGTCCACATTGAGATGCAGCAAGCATTACTTTATCTGTACAATTTTGCAAAGATATTCCTGTATTTTTAATATGTTCCAAAATATTTATATAACCATATGCAGAATTACATTCCAGTATAGATGATACTATTTCATCACGAATAGATGTATTGCTAGATTTATTGCATTCATCCAGTATGATATTGCACAATTTTAAGCAATTTTCATTATTATTATATTTATAAAATTCAGAAATATATTTTGCATTTAAGACTTTTAGATTAAATTTGGAAATTGTTTTGAGATCATATATATTATATTTTTCACTAACTATCATTTTATCAATTCCTAATAAATTATTAGGTCCAAATAAATTATTTATATATGTAAAATGTAAATTTGTTATTACAACTCTAATATATGTATCTGATTTTTTGGATTCGTGTATATTGATATGATATTTATATAAATGATTAATATTAGAATATGCAGGAAATAGGTGGAACATATCAGAAATGTTTACACCAGTTTTAATTTTCCACAGATGATAATCTCCAGATGTAACATACTGATCAGTTTTATAGAAATCATTATCATCAGTTTTTATAAAATACATTTATTTGTTATTTATTTATCAGAATTAAAAAAGATCAATCAACAATCAATTTTATTTATATGTATTTATATCTATTTATTTAACCAGTTAAATAATAGACCATCAATTATGTACTGAATTGATGGGTTTGTTTCTAAAAAATTAAATTTTGATTTGTTACGTAAAAGCCATTCAATAAAACTAGAATTGTAGCTGAAATTTTTAATAACATTAGTAAATACATGGGGTGAATACCTTAATTCTAGTCCACTATTTGTCCACCAGTCTAAAGCTTTAACTGATGTATGAAGCAAGGCATTATTGAATCCATGTTCGGAATATATTAAGTTTAATCCTGAGTTTGCCCACCACTCTAATACATCTAAATTATTATTCCATGATGCTTTGTCTAATGCATTTTTAGAATATTTTAAAGGTAATCCAGAATTTTTCCACCATTCTAGAACATTAATATGACCTCTTTCAGATGCTATATCTAATGCTTTTTCATCATATTTTAATTCAAAACCACTATTGAACAACCAGTCTAGAACTATTGTATGACCAAGTGATGAAGCATGTGTAATTGATTCACACGTAAAAACATCCAAAGATATTCCTGACGTTTTTACATATTCTAGAATATCAATATAACAATATAAAGTACTATATTTTACTATAGTTGATATTATATTTTTATATAAAATATTATCATAACTATTTGATAGTTTTGCAATAACATATTTACATAATTTTAAACAGTTGGCATTATTATTGTATTCATAAAAGTACACAATATAATTTTCAGATATTTTTATATTAAATTTCACAAGTATATTGATATCATAAAAATTATATCTATCACTTAAAATTATATTTTTTTTTTCCAAACATAAGTTCAATCGGTTATAAGTATTAATTGTACGTATTTTATAATTAGTGAATAGCATATTGATTCGGATATAGCAATCAGATTTTTTATTTTTATTATACACAAAAGGGTAATTTTGTGTAAATCTATTTTCGCAAGAATCTTTTAATAAATTGTAAATATGTAATCTTAAAAAATATAAATAATTTGAACCGGTTTTTAATCTTCCAGTTGTAATTCCCTCTGAAAAGTTACGATTATCTAAATTTGTTGTAATAAAATACATCTTTAATCTGTAAAATATAAATAAAAATATAAACAATCAATCAATCAATTTTATTGTGTGATTAACTAGATACCAATTTATTATATAACTTTTCAAATACCACAGTTTGAGCTTCTCTACAGTCAGAATGTTTTAATGGTAATTTACTAGATAACCACCATATAATAATATCAATATCATTATGTTCAATAGCATTTTTAAACGCTTCGTTAGAATATTTTAAAGGTAATCCAGAGTTTTTCCACCATTCTAGTACATTTACTCCACCAGCATAATCTAATGCACCCTGAGAATATTTTAATTCCAACCCAGAGTTTTTCCACCAATCTAATACATTAACATGACATTGTTCAGATGCACCGTCTAATGTTTCAGAAGAATATCTTAACTCTAACCCAGAGTTTTTCCACCAATCTAAGACATTAATATGACCATATATTGATGCTAAATCTAATGTTTCATATGTATATTTTAAAGGTAATCCAGAGTTTTTCCACCAATCTAGAACATTAATGTAACCATTTTTTGACACACTGTCTAATGCATTTTCCGAATATTTTAATTCTTTACATGTATTTTTACAATATTCTAGAATTTTTACATGACCATATTTGGAACTATATTTTATTATGGTACATAACAAATTATCATGTTTGTTAATTATGTATTCACATAATTTCATACAATTAATACTGTTGTTGTATTCGTAGAACAAACTAATATAGTAATTATCAATTTTAATATTAAATTTTATAATTGCATCGAGATTTAATAAATTATATCCATCACTTATTATTTTCCTATTTGATCTCCTATTCGATAAAGCAATTACAATATATCCTTTTACTTCTTCAAAAGGATGCACAGAATCAATTTCATTATGACCACCTAGATTAATATTCTTAAATTGTTCATGATATAAAGTAATTTTAGGATCTAAAAAATTAATAAATCTCATATTATTCGCAATAAGTAAATACATTATTTAATCAGAGAACTAAAGAAAATATGTAATCAATTTTATTTTAGTTTTTATTAGGGTATTTTAGTTTTTATTATGGTATTATAACTGTCTAATTTTATGATATAACTTTTCTAAATAAATAGTATCATCGTTATGTTTTATTGGTAATTTACTAGATAACCACCATGCAATAACATCAACATTACGATTCCTGACAGCTCCGGCGAATGCATCTGTTGAATATGTTAAAGGTAATCCAGAGTTTTTCCACCATTCTAGAACACTAACATTACCATGTTGGTATGCCCAAATCCAATATATCTCTAGAATATTTTAATTTTAGTCTAGAATGCTTCCACCATTCTAGAACACTAAATGACCATGTTGGGATGCCCAATCCAATGCATCTTCAGAATATTTTAATTATCAAAATATACATTTTATAAAAAAAATAAATATCCTTAATGTTTTCAATTTTATTTTTATTTTTACAATATAATTCTTAAAAGTGTATTAAAAGTGTATTAAAAGTGTATTAAAAGTGTATTAAAAGTGTATTAAAAGTGTATTAAAAGTGTATTAAAAGTGTATTAAAAGTGTATTAAAAGTGTATTAAAGTAATCCTGAATTTTGCCACCATTGCAAAACTTCAGAATTCTTAAATCTTTTAAGATAAAAATTCAGTACTAAAGGATCATATTTTAATGGAAATCCAGAATTTTTCCACCATTCTAGAACATTCACATGTCCATAGATTGTAGGTAAAGTTAATGCATAATCTTGATAATACACCGGGTCATATACTATTAATTCAGATTTTTTTAACCATTCAAGAATATGAGTGTATCCTTTAGCTCCAGCATTAACGATATAATTACAATACGGTTTTATTTGTAAGTTAAACCTGGTTATAATAGATATATCATATAAATCATATTTATCACTAAGAATTACTTTACATACATTTGGCATATCACATATTTTAATTACAATTCTTAGATATAAGCTATCAAAATTAACACCATTAAGTATTGTATCTGAAGTCCCCATAAAAGTATTAGAATCTACATCATCCTTATCCAGTTTGAGAAATTTTTTAAATGAAAGGCATCCCTTGAGATAATTTGATCCGGTTTTATAAGACCCATTGTCTATTACGAAATACATAAAAAAAAAATGTAAATTGTTAATGTATTTCAATTTTTAAACATCTATACTACGTTATTTTTAGGCGTTGATTTGATTTATTAATGTTTATTAATGTTTATTAATGTAATCCTGAATTTGTCCACCATTCCAATGATTTCTTATAGTACTCATTGCCGTAATTCGACATAGTATTTTTATAATATTTTAAAGGCAATCCAGATTTTTTCCACCATTCCAGAACATTAATATGTGTATGTTTAAATGCATTAAGTAATGCTTCTTCACAATATTTAAGAGGCAATCCACTATTTACCCACCAATCTAAAACAGCAGTGTCATCGTTTTCAAGAACTAATGATCTTCTTGAATAAATTAACTCCAATCCACTATTTAACCACCAATTCAAAACATCAATATTGCCATTTTGTGATGCCCCATCAATGCTATCATTTGAATATTTTAACTTTAATCCAGATTTCAACCACCAATTCAAAACATTAATATGACCATTTACAGATGCTTTTTTCATTGCCATATCACAATATTTCAATTTTAATCCTGAGTTTTTCCACCATTCCAAAACATCAACATGACCTTCAGAAGACGCATGATATAAAGCTATTGTATCATATTTTAATTCTAATCCACTATTTTTCCACCATTCTAAAACATTAATATGACCTTTTTTAGACGCCCAATTTATCGCATTTTCTGAATATTTTGATCCCAAGTCAAACCCAGATTTTAACCACCAATCTAATACATCTACATAGCCTTCAGATGATGCCACATCTAAAGGAGGTCCATAATTTAAATCTGAATCACTAATTCTATCAATATTCATACTCCTATCATTTAGAATACTTTTATTTAGTGTTTTACAGTTTTTCAACCAGTTTAACACATTAATATGACGATTAGAAGATGCCCTAGAAAATGCATATCCGGAAAATATTAATTCTAATCCAGAATGCTCCCACCATTCCAAAACATGTATATGTCCATTTTGAGCAGCACAATCCAATGCATTTGAAGAATACTGTATATTGAGTTCACTATTAATCCACCAATCTAAAATATCAATTCTACCGTTTGCAGAAGCCATATCTAATGGCCATCCGTAATATGATAATTTTATGGATTGTGGTATGTGTCCGTATGATTTAATATTAGATTCATTAGAAAATTTTAATTTTAAACCAGAATTTTTCCACCATTTTAAAACATCTATATGACCAGAACACGATGCTAAACTCAAAGCTAAATCAGAATATTCCAACTGTAATCCAGATTGTAACCACCAATCTAGAACATCAATATGACCATTTAGTGATGCCATATCAATCGCGTCTAACACGGACGCATATTGTCTCATCCAATTATTAACTGTATATTTTAACGGTAATCCACTATTTAACCACCAATTTAAAACATTTATGTGTTTATATGTTGATGCGTTTATCATGGCGTTGCTAGAATAATTTAATTTTAATCCGGAATCTTTCCACCAATTTAACATTTGAATATCACCAGTCTCTGATAAAAAATCTAAATGTTCTGTTAAAAATCTTTCCGTGAATTGATCATCACGAAAATATTTTTTTAAAATATTTAAAACATCAATATACCCCCTGCACGAAGCCATATAAATATAACTCTCTCTAATTTTAAAATTTATGTTTAACTTAATAATCTTCTTAATAAAATTAGGATCATATATATTATATTCATCACTTAATATAACTTCCAAAGTATTTTCATCTTTATATTTTAATTTAAGTACAATTCTAGTATATTCAGAACTAGGATCTATATCACAGCTACCCCAAAAATATGGAATTGGATAGTTATATATCTCGATTCCATCACCATATCTATCGGAATAAAGATACCCAGATTTATTTGATTCAATAATATTTTTACCAGTTTTGTATAATACCTGTTCTTTTTTATTATAATTATATTGTGAACCACGACTTCGTACAAAATACATTTAATAAAAAATATAATAATAAATATCGTTCAATTTTTACGCAGCAATAACTAACTAAAAATAATTTACGTGTTTCTGAATAATTTTGATTTTTTTTACTGATTCATTTTATGAGTTGTATAATCGACACGAGTAATTTTCATATGATATTTCGGGCGCATACCATTTTCATCTAATAATTTTGATTTTTTTAACCAACGTAATACCTTATTGTTGCATGATAGTGCCCTATCAGAATAATCTAAATGTAATCCACTATTTATCCACCACTCTAGTACATTAATATGACCATTTATGGAAGCATCATCAAATGCATTTTTAGAATATTTTAATGGTAACCCGCTATTTTTCCACCAATTTAGTACATCAACATTACCATAATATGATGCTAGGTCTAATGCTTTTTCTGAATATTTTAATTCTAAACCACTATAACTGAACCACCATTTTAACACATCAATATAACCATTAGACGAAGCTGTATCCAATGTATATTCAGAGTATTTTAATGGTAATCTACTATTTTTCCACCATTTGAGTACATCAATATCACCATAAATATGAGCCCAATCTAATGCACATACGGAATATTTTAATGGTACTCCGGATGTTTTCATCCACCAATTTAAAACATTAATGTGTCTATTTTTAGATGCATTATCACATGAACGTTCTGAATATTTTAATTCTAATCCAGAGTTTTTCCACCAGTCTAAAACATTTGGGTGACCATTTCTAGAAGCATCATCCAAAGCAGTTTCTGAATATTTTAATTCTAATCCACTATTTAACCACCAGTCTAAAACATTGACATGACCATTTCCTGATGCACCATTTAATGGAAATTCATAATATAATAAACTCAAACCAGATTTTTTCCAAAATTCTAAAACATTAATGTGACAATGTCTAGATGCTGCATTTAATGCTTCAAAAGGTGCATTTTTTAGTTTTAGGCCATTATTAAACCACCATTCTATAACATCAACTCTACCATTTCCAGATAAAGTTTCTAATGCATAATCTGAACATGTTACCATTAAATCTCTTTTTAATTTTTTTAGTTGATTTAGGAAATTAATATTACCTTCAACTGAAATTGTGTCAATATAATTTTGATGCATTTTGAGATTACACTTTTTAATCACATTTATACTAAATATATCATATTCATCACTGTGAATATTATATACTATATTTTTTTTTAAAATTTTAATAACAATTGTAACATATTTCATACCACGATTAATATTTTCATTACACAATATTTTTTTTTCATTAAAAATATTAGCATAATATGTATTATGATACTTATCTAGTTCGTTAGGTGATATTGCAAAATACATCTGTAAAATAAATATAATATATCAATATAATAATTTATGTGTTCAATTTTATTTATTTTTCGCCATTATTTTATCTTCAAGTTCTTTTAATTCTTGAGGAACAGATCCTTCAGCTTTCTTTTTATTGACTAGTTCTCTAACAACATCTTCCAAACATCCATAACACATTTCTAAATTTTCCATTTTAACATAACCTTCTTGTTCGGGTAATTTGCACACAGGACAATCTCGTTTAGGGGTTTGAACACTGAATTTAGCGATAATATATCTTTGGATGAGATCTTTGAAAGTTTTTAGATCTTGAGGAGCATTCCAGTTAATTTCTAAACCTTTTGTACTCATTAATTTATCAGCAACTTGACCATGTAATTTTCTTTGTTTTTCTAAATCAGTTTTCAACTTGTAACGATTTAATCCTCTATTAATCATTTTATATAAATCTTCCTCTGACATTATTTTATTTAATTTTTCCATTAAAAATGTAATGTGTGTATGACGTTCTTTAACCAAATCTCTCAATTTTTTCTCCTCATCCAAAATACTCTTGCGATATTCCTCTTTCTCAAAATATTGATTCTCCAATCCACTATACGCCTTACACACATTTCTAGCTCTCTTATCAGCATCCTCTAATCTACTAACATAATCACACTCTTTAATACATGGTATTATATCAAAACATTCCCATTTCTTACTATCTTTAACTGTTCTATAATTAAGATGATTAGGTGTTTTCCCTTTAAAAACTCCATTTTGTTTTTTTTCATCCATAACAACTAAAGTATTTAAATAAGGGTTGCGATAAAAGGCTAAATCTTGTTCATTATCTTTATAACGATAAATTAAATCTGATTCAGGATCCCATTGACGTCTCTTGAATTGTTTTGCACAATTTTCTGGAATACATTTGCATAACCCGTCACCTGGTTTACTTGTTTCTGGATCATTTGTGAAAATGAATCCCAAAGCAATATAACCCTCTGGAGGAACAGGTTGCCAAATACTTAAACGTTTATAATCACTACTGGTTAGGTCTGGATAAAGTTGTTTTAACATATCAACTGTATTTTTAAAACCATCATACAATTTAGTAATTACATCGTCATTTTTAAAAACATTATTACCGTTATTTATTATTTCAGCATGAATTCTAAGTCTAATTCTATTAATATTAAGTGTTTCTACATCATTTCCTTCAACACCATGAAAAATTAAACATGTTTGATCTTTATCATCCACTTTACCAAATAGTGTCGAATTATTCGTAACTTTCATCCCATTACTTCTAGCAATATTATGTACAATTTCCATTTGTACACCTGGTAATGATGTAAATTTACCATGTTGATTTCTAAAATCTAAATTACTATCTGAGTGACAAGTTGATCCAGGTTCATTTCCGAACACAGATACTCTATTAACACCTTCAACTGATTGTAAATTCCAAATCATATATGAACATACTGGAATTTTAAAAGACCCCCAACCACGATTATCTTTTAACGATTTTTGCATTTCACTTACAATACTAGGTGGTAATGTATCCATTAATGGTTCTATATTATAAGGATTATTCAAAGAAATTGATGATTCTTCAACGTTATATATGAACACATTTCCGGTGACTATAGGTTGATCCCTTAAAAATTCTAGAGCATCTTTATTATTATAGGAGTCTGATCCAATGAATTTATTAATATTGAGTTGTGATTGAGGGTTACCGGCTTTGATTGGGCTTGATTTTTTTAATTGGTTAATTTGAGCTCCAAAGTCTGAATTGAGATTTATTTGATATTTTTTAATAATATTTTCATATTCGCTTTTTTTATTATTTAAAGCTTCGGATAGTTTAGTACCATAAAATTTCAATTGAGCTATTAAACGATAATATTCTTCATTTTTTTCAAGACGATCAAGCATTTTTCCATTACCAAATCCACCAACATATAAATAATCGATTGGATCTTTTAATTCAGCTCCTGCGACACTTATAGTATCAATATTTTTATTATAAATATTACCTGGACTTTTATCAGCCCTAACATCTACTATTTTCTCATTTCTAGGTGACATAAATGTAATTGTACCTACATCACCCAAAGAACTATAACCATTTGATGGACTTGGTCTCCAGATAGAAATAGGACAATTAACATTATTGTTTTTATCTTTTTGGGGACATTTGTCTCTTGTTTGGGGTATTTCACTGGAGTAAATTGATTTTAATTTTGAATGATTATCCCATACACGTATTCCAAAATCTGTTGCCACTTCTGTTTCAATTAATTTTTTAATTTTGTATTCCTCTGTATTTGTATTTACAATATCACCTAACTCATTTTCAAAATTCTCTTTTATAATTTTAGTTTTTTTTGTTTCAATATTCAGATAATAATAATACAAAATTATAACTCCTACAAGAGTTAGAAAGCATATCTGGTAGTATAACATTCTATCTATTTACAATAAAACAAGAAAATAAATAAAAAAATATATTTCACTATCACCTTCTTCACAAGAATATTAAATAAAAAATGAATCATTCATTGAGAATGACTCGTGCGGATACCTTTTGTTTGCGGAAAAAATGCTAGTTAATTGCTGCAAGGTATCCAGTACTATAATATACTATTCTACGAATTCAATTTTTTTACTATATTATTATCTAAAAAGGTTATAAGGTTTTTATGTTAAGACGTTAAGATTATATAATATATTTATTTTATTATAATATAATTAATCAATTAATGGCTAGTAAAATAGAAGAAAATCTTAATGTTATATGTGTAATTAGCAATCCGTGTAATTATAAAAGACGTATAGAATTAGCTAATATATTTATTGCACATATGAATAATACCAAAAATGTTAAATTATATATTGTTGAATGTATATATCCTAAATATGGACAAACTGAATATAAGGTAACAGAATCTGGAAATCCGTGTCATTTACAACTAACAGCAGAAACTATATTATGGACTAAGGAAAATATGATAAATTTAGGAGTTCAAAAATTATTACCAAAAGATTATAAAGCTTTTGCGTTTGTAGATGCAGATTTACATTTTAATAATAATTTATGGGCAGAAGAAACGCTTAATAAATTACTTACATATGATGTCTTACAAGTATTCGAAACTGGTTACAATCTTAATAAAATGAATCAGGTTGATGAAAAATGCAAAATGCTATATTCATATTGTTATTTATGGAAAAAAATTAATAGAGAACACAACGCCGATATGTCACACGTCAAACACAAATTTAGACATCAAGGATGGGGATGGGCAATGACACGTAAAGCATATGAAAAAATGGGAGGATTATATGATTTAGGTATATTAGGAGGTGGAGATACTATTTTAGCTAAATCATTGACAGCATGGAGATATATGTATCGTTCAAAGCCATATGTTAAATGTTCTGATGGTTTTGTTAAAAGTTTGTATGACTACCAGATAAGATGTATAGGATTAAATGTTGATTATGTATCTGGTTCGGTATATCATTATTATCATGGTTCTTTAACAAATAGGAAATATATAGATAGATGGAATATTATTATAGGTTATGGATACAATCCGTATACTTTTCTAACAAGAAATGCATGTGGGATGTATACGGCTACTTCTGCGTTTCCAATTGAAATGCAAAAAGAAATTATTATATATTTTAAAGAACGTGATGAAGATAATTGATCCCTTCTAATTATACTAAAACAAACTCCATATCATCTAGATAAGACAAATATAATGATGATGTACCATATGATGTATATCCGAGTATAGTTTTAGATGATTTATAAATATCAATACCATGTGGAAAATCAGCTGATTTATATTTTTTAACATTTTTATCTATTTTATTTGTAATGTCGTCTATAGAACATTTATAAATAAAACTTCCATCTTTTTCAACAACCGTAAAATAAACATCATTTTCATATGCAACCATACCATCTAAATGAACTTCATCTAATAAATATACATCTAATTGGTTAAAATGACTATCATATAATCCTATAAAACCATTATCAACATGATTCTCCATTGTCATTATTGTTTTACCATTATTAATCATAACATTTAATACTATTGTACCATTTTTTAAAAAAGCTATATCCTTTATTCTATATTTTCCAGTATTATCTATAAATTCTTTAGTTATTATTTTTTCAACCTTGTTATTATTATTATCACTCAATGGTATCCCCATTTTAATAATGTGAATCGGATTATTTTTAGGTACTACTGACGGAACCATATACAAATTATTATTATACACACATACCCCATGATATCTGTTTCCTTTCTCATTTAATTTTATAGTTCTAATAAATTGTAACTTTTTGTTATTAATAATATCAACTTGGATCATGTATTCTGAAAATGTTATTATGTATAGATGAGTATCTTTTCTAACTAACATTTCAGTGTCTATTTTATTATCAGCATATTTAACATTTAAAGTATCAATTATATTATAATTTTCTAAGTTATTATCAATTTCAATTAGGTAAACTTTTCCAGCATATCTATGGATCGCTACAACTAAATTATCAGAAACTATATTAACATCTGTGATTGTTGCTAATCTAGAAGTTGTTTTATAATATATTGGATTTTGGTGTTTTGTTATTGGTTCCTCCAAATAAATTGTTAACATTTATTATTATTTATGAAATTAATATTGTAAAAAAAAATGAAAAAAAATTAAACTTCAGTCATTTAAGATGAACATGAAGCTTAAAAGCTGGCTGCCATTTTGGGTTTCATAAAAAGGTGAATTGTTGTTTAGCTGTTGGCAAGCCACTAATATATTATATGAATTTTTCAATTCAATTTTTTTATTATCTAGTATGCTAAAAAGGTTATTTTAGATTGATATTAAAAAATGAAAAAAAATTAAACTTCAGTCATTTAAGCTGAAGTTTATTTTACTGGCTACCTTTGGTTTTCATTTAAAAGAGAAAGTGTGTTATTCGCTGTAGGTAAGCCACTAATATATTATATGAATTTTTCAATTCAATTTTTTTATTATATCTAGTATCCTGAAAAGGTTATTTTAGATTGATATTAAAAAAAAGTAGAACAACTCTCTCACCACGTCTTGGTCATTGCATTGGCTTGCACGCTAGGTATATGGTGGTATGGTTGTCCCAATATATAATAATGTAGATTAATGACTTCAATTTTTAAATATATCTATACCTGGAATGGGTTTATTTTTTATGGATTAAAAAATTGAAATTGTTGTGAATAACATTAATTATATTAGATGTCAAAAAATATATTACAACTGAGTAAAAAATTGAATGCAATTGATGGATCATGTAATTTAATTTTTAATTATGGAAAATCTGTATTAGAATCTAGATATGTTAGAAGATCTCCAAATTATGTTTCATTATATTTGTCATCACATAATGGGTGTACTATGGGATGTCGATTCTGTTGGTTAACTCAACAGAAACTAACTTCTTTTTCAGCCTCTAGTTTAGATATTTATAGAAATCAAATATCACATTTGCTTGATATAATACCTGAAAAAGATCATCAAAATATACCAAAAAACCAAATAAAAATTAATATTAATTTGATGGCTAGGGGAGAACCATTGGCAAATGCAACCATTTTAAATTCTTATCAAGATTTTTATAAATATTTGGATCAAGATGTTAGAGGATATGGATACAAGGAAGCTAAAATTAATTTATCAACCATAATGCCACATACTGTTCGAAAAAGAGAATTAATAAATATTTTTAAGGATAATCCGGTAAGTATATATTATTCACTTTATTCCCGTAATGATGATTTTAGAAAAAAATGGTTACCTAATGCAATACCTTACCTAGTTTCCCTAGATAAAATTAAAAAATATCAAGATGATTATTATAAATTAACTAATAAATGGAGTTCATTAACATTTCATTGGGCGGTTATAAAAGGACATAATGATAATATTGCTGAAAATTTGTTATTGCGAAAAGACATATTGGAAAGAGACTTTAAAAATTTAAAATTTAATCTAGTAAGATATAATCCACCTATGGGATTACCTGAAACAGATACTCAAGAAGTATCAGAAGAAACTTTAAAAAAAATATTTAACATTTTTGAATCTATATCTGATGTGAATCAAAATGGTAATAACTATATCAAAAGAAACCCTAGTCGTATAGTGGATCGAGTGGGTAAAGATGCATATATAAGTTGTGGTATGTTTCCGAATTACTAGATTTATTCATACAAATCTGGATGACATTCAGAACATAAACAATTGTTTGAGTTGCCTTTATTTCTGACTAAAATCCATAGATCATCATCAGATATATTATTCATATTACAAAATTCAATCATTTTTAAGTAATGAGCTTGGAAAAAATCTAAAATAGAATGATGATGTATGCTTGTTGGATTATTGATATATTTATAATAAAAATCACATATAACCTCACTATTTGGATATTCTTTATTTTTTGATTTATAATTTCCCATTATTTATTTTATTTTTATAATTTTATTAAATTATCTTAGCGATCAATTTTATTAAATATTCTAGTAGGGATTACATAACACATTCAAGAGCTTTCGGAAGCTTTCGTGAAATTTACTTAATAAATTTATTAATTCTAGAAAAACTAGAATTTATTGGTGACATAAGTAATGATTACGAAATCCTCCGAAAGCTTTTGACAATTTATGTGTGATCCTAATATTACTCTTGTGTCTTTGGGGTATCACGAGTCTAAAAAAGATTAGGAAAATATACTAGTAAAGTAATTGGGTAAATGGAAATGTTCTGGTAGGGATTACATAACACATTCAAGAGCTTTCGGAAGCTTTCGTGAAATTTACTTAATAAATTTATTAATTCTAGAAAAACTAGAATTTATTGGTGACATAAGTAATGATTACGAAATCCTCCGAAAGCTTTTGACAATTTATGTGTGATCCTAATATTACTCTTGTGTCTTTGGGGTATCACGAGTCTAAAAAAGATTAGGAAAATATACTAGTAAAGTAATTGGAGAAATAGAAATAGTAGTACTTATAAGTTTGCGGTGGTCTTTGTTGAGTTATATAAAATCATCTAGAATAACAAGTCAATCTAGAATAATACTTTTTAAAAACTTTCTAGGATACAAAAGTTAAAATTTTAGAATATTCTAGTTGTAATAGTAACTGGAATAATACTTTTTAAAAACTTTCTAGGACACAAAAGTAAAAAATTTAGATTGTTCTAGTTGTAATAGTAACTGGAATAATACTTTTTAAAAACTTTCTAGGACACAAAAGTAAAAAATTTAGAATGTTCTAGTTGTAATAGTAACTGGAATAATACTTTTTAAAAACTTTCTAGGACACAAAAGTAAAAAATTTAGATTGTTCTAGTTGTAATAGTAACTGGAATAATATTTTTTAAAAACTTTCTAGATAAACAAAGTAAAAATTTTAGAATATTCTAGTTGTAAGTAATTGTATCTAGAATAATACTTTTTAAAAACTTTCTAGTGTATAAAAGTAAAAATTTTAGAATATTCTAGTTGTAATAGTAACTGGAATAATACTTTTTAAAAACTTTCTAGGACACAAAAGTAAAAAATTTAGAATGTTCTAGTTGTAATAGTAACTGGAATAATATTTTTTAAAAACTTTCTAGGACACAAAAGTAAAAAATTTAGATTGTTCTAGTTGTAATAGTAACTGGAATAATATTTTTTAAAAACTTTCTAGATAAACAAAGTAAAAATTTTAGAATATTCTAGTTGTAAGTAATTGTATCTAGAATAATACTTTTTAAAAACTTTCTAGTGTATAAAAGTAAAAATTTTAGAATATTCTAGTTGTAATAGTAACTGGAATAATATTTTTTAAAAACTTTCCAGTTAAACAAAGTAAAAATTTTAGATTGTTCCAGTTGTAATAGTAACTGGAATAATACTTTTTAAAAACTTTCTAGATAAACAAAGTAAAAATTTTAAGATGTTCTAGTTATAATAGTAACTGGAATAATACTTTTTAAAAACTTTCTAGATAAACAAAGTAAAAATTTTAAGATGTTCTAGTTATAATAGTAACTGGAATAATACTTTTTAAAAACTTTCCAGATAAACAAAGTAAAAATTTTAAGATGTTCTAGTTATAATAGTAACTGGAATAATACTTTTTAAAAACTTTCTAGATAAACAAAGTAAAAATTTTAAGATGTTCTAGTTGTAATAGTAACTGGAATAATACTTTTTTAAAACTTTCTAGGACATAAAAGTAAAAATATTAGAATATTCTAGATGTGATTGAATATAGAATAATATATTTTAAAAACTTTCTAGATAAACAAAGTAAAAATTTTAGATTGTTCTAGTTATAAATCAATCTAGAATAATACTTTTTATTTTTAAAGTGATTTATAAATGTTCTTTGACAAATTTAGTACCTGCATCCTGAGGTTTATTTAGAATACGTTGATCACAAAAATGATATGTAGATGAATCTATTTTATTTTTGTAAGTAGTTGGGTTGAAAGTTGCATATCCACCAAAATCTTCTAATTTTGTTTTTGTAATTTTATTATTAGTAAAATGTTCATTTTCAACAAATGCGATTTTTTTATTTAAAAACTTTTGACTTGCCATATTAGGATCTGGATGTATCATAATGGTGTGTGGATTATCAAAACCTTCAATAGAAGTAGTTTGTGTATCATCACCTTTTTCTAGACCTTTTTCTTTTTCTATTTTTTGAACATTTTTAGCTAAATTATCAAGAGATTGTTGACCAATGTTGAGTTTAATTTGAAACTGTTTTTGTTTTTCTTTTCTTTCAGCAACTAATTGAGCTAATTGTTGATCAAGTTTATCTTGTTTTTCTTTCTGTTCTTGCATACCTTGATCATTAGTTTTTTGTCTAAGTGATCTTAAATGTTTCATTTGATCAATAACAGCTTCCAATTTAGCAATTTTTTGATCTTGATCTTCCAATTGCAATAAATATTGACGATTTTTATCAATTCTTTGGTTATTTTCCTTAATACGATCTTGTAATTCGAGTGAATCACATAATTGTTGAATTTCAGCTTGTTTTCCTAGAAGATCTGAAACAGATCCACATCCATCAGGTTCATCAGAAGAACAATATTTATTTTTATTTTTATCCAAAAGAACTTTTTCTTGTACTTCATTCACTTTAGCACCCATAATATCAATTATTTTTAAACTTGGAGGTCTATTAGATTTAGCCAATTTTGTTGGTTTAATAAATATAGTTGTTGCAATAATTGGGTGTGGAAAATAATACTGAATACGATTAGTATCTCCACAATTAGTATTGCCTTTAATATTATAAATGGTCTCTGTTAATTTAGACTTATGATGTTGATAAGTTATTGAAAATTCTTGTACATATTGGTTTTTACTTTTATTAGTACTGGTAAAAACAATACTATAAATTGTTCTAGGAACCGTTTGACCATCCTCTTGAAAATTTATCTTCAATTTAGGATCCGAATTAGCCATTTCACCATCCCATGAACTATTACTCATAACATTACCATTTTCATCATAAAAAACAGCAGAACCCATTAAAGATTCACCACCTTTAATAGGTGATGATTCTGGATCCATTCCATAAATATCTACTTTCATACCGTTTTCACCAATATTGTCTCCAGTATTTGCATCAGTAGTTTCATATTTATATTGACCTTTTTTAGATGTTTCTTCAATATCTAGAGGAACAATTTTAATGTATTTAGCGAATACAGGTTGCCCATCAGAAGTCGTTAAATTACCAAAACGAACAACTTCATTATGACTTGGGGATTCAAAATGAATAGAGGCTCTATTACTTTGGACATCATCCGAATTAACATTTTGATAAAGAACTTCTTCATATGAATATACATTATTATCATTACGACTATAATAAACTCTAAATAATTTGACTCCTGAAGTGACAATATAATGTATTTTAATGAGTTTTTTAAGATTTACAACTAAACTGGGAGATGCCTTTTTATTAATAACCGGTTTCCAACCAATACCACTAGAATCAATCGTAATAGAGGTAACATTATTAAGACCTCCAGTCGGTGAAACTATAACATTTTGACCATCACGATCCACTAAGGGGTTTGCTCCTAAATCAGTTAAAGATGGATTTTCTGTTGAACATTGATCATCATTTGCAAAGCCTTCTAATTTATTTTTATTAGTTATAGTTATTATATAACATCCAATGAATAATATTGTTAGAATAACTGCAAACCAAATTAAATTTTTCATCTAACTTTAATTAATTGAGAGATATTTTTTAAGTCAGATACACAACCCCAAAACATAAAAATAAACATCAATATGGTTAGAAACCTAACCTAAACATTTTTGATGTTCTGTAAACCCTTTCCATTGTTGTTTTTTTGTCATCGAACACGGTCTAAAACTAATCATACTTTTATCACTCTCCATACAATTACCACCAGTCACAGATTTAACCAAATGAAATGGATATTTAATACCCCCATTTATACCCTCATTATAATACGATCCCAATGTATCCACATGATTTATATAATCATTTTTATTAGTCACCAACTTCAAATCAAAAAATTGGTTTGGATCATCTTGATTACATGGAACAACCATTGTTTTAGATTGAGGATTGTTAAATAAACATTGACCATTTAATGATATCATATGTTTATTATTATCCAATGGTATCAAATTAATCGGTTGAGAATTATCTAAAGATTTAATAGATTTTATTTGAGGAGAACGTACATTTGCTATGGTTGGATGTTTTTTAATAACTTCTAATTCAGCTCCAATATCTTTAATCATTTTTGATTGAGTATCATATTTAGCTTTAAAGTTAGCATCTTCTAGACTATTTAAACCTAATTCTTTTGATGTTAATTCAGCTATTTTATTTACATTAATGTTTTTATAAGGTGAAATAGCATCTAGATCAGCAATAGATTTTTCTAAATGTTTTGCAATGTCATTATCAAGATACAATTTGGGATCAATCTCAGCACGTGGTAACATTTTCATTTCAAATTTTTCTATTTGATAAAAACTATTAAAACATATGTATATACCTATCAAAAGAATCAAACATAATATTAATGTGTCCATGTTTAATATAATATATTTTGATATACTTTGATATACATTAAGATTAAAATATTTTCAACTGTGAATAATTTTTAACATTTCATATTATTACTATTGGATGCATTCCAGCGTTGATTTATTACATCTTTACATGGTTTTAGATATAGTCCATCTTCATCAGTTTCTAGACAAGCACCTGATAAACTTGATTTAATCAAGTTATATGAGAACGCTCCTTGGTGTTTTTCATCTGGTTTTAATTTATATTGATCATAATAAGCAGCATCACTATCAATAGATGATATCTTAAATCTTTGCGAATTATCATACTTATTACACGTAACTAATCCATAACTATTTTGATCCTTAACTGATAAACATTTATTATTAATAGTTAATTGATAACTATCTGGATGATTATGAGGTAATAATGCAATATCTAAATCATTATATTGCGATTTAATACCAGTAAAATTATTTATTTTCTTATTTTCTTGAGTTTTATGTTCGAATTTTATGTGTTGATCAGATAAATTACGTAATTCTTGATCATGCGTCAATCTAATTTTTTTGAAAGATTCTTCATCAGTTTTTAAATAATTTTTAATTTCATTATCTAATTGTTGTTTTAAAATAATATCATCAGATTGATGTGAATAAACTTGATCTTGTAAATTTATCAATTTATTATTGTAAGCATTTCTAAGAGTCTCTTTTTTCATTTCCAAATCCTTGACAAATTCTACTAATGGATTTACACTATTTGGATAATCACTATTAGTTGGTATATATAACATCTTATTTGACATCTTTGACATTTTATGAGAAAAAAAATAATTATTTAATAAATATTGTTAAAGTAATATTGATATTTTACTTCAATCCAAAAATATCTTTGTTTTTTTCGAACCATTTGAAAACCCTTTCCAGTTTGTTCCGCCTTGCATATTGTAATGCTTTATCAGAATATTTTAATTTTAATCCAGATTTTACCCACCATTCTAGAACATCAACATTACCTTTTGATGTTGCAACATTAAATGCTTTGTCAGAATATTTTAGGGGTAATCCAGAATTTTTCCACCATTCTAGAACATTAATGTGTTTATTTTGAGATGCAAGGTTAATAGTTTTGTCAGTATATTTGGATTTAAATCCAAATTCATTTTTTAACCACTCTAGAACATCAACACGACCATTTTCCGATGCACAATCATAACAAAATGATGTATATTTTAGTTTTAATCCAGTATTTTTCCAAAAATTTAATACATTTGTATCTCTGAGAGGATCCTTAGTAATATGACCATACGAATTAGAAAGATCACGAACCACATTAGTTTTACATAAACCTTTAACTATAACATCCAAATCAATCTCATTTAAGATATCTCTCCAATGTAGCCCACTTTTGTTAAACCACCAATCCAAAACGGAAGCAAAATCTGGTGCATGAGATTCACAATTAATTAAATCATTTAGTATAGTTTTTTCATAATATACTAAAGGTAATCCACTATCACTCCATAAATGTAGGACATCAATTTGACCTTGTCGAGATGCATATATTAATGCTTTTTCAGAATATTTTAGAGGTAATCCACTACTAAACCACCACCTTAAAATTTCCAGTATCCCCTCACGAGAGGCTTCATCTATAGCATCTTCTGAATATTTCAAACGTAATCCACTATTTTTCCACCATACCAAAACATTAATCTTATTTTTACCACAAAAAGAATCAATCGCTAACTTCGAATATTTCAATGGAATATTTTTTTTTATAGAAATATCCAACCAAAAGTTCAATACGTCAATGTGTCCCATCAAAGAAGCCATATTCATTACACATATACCCAATGCAAGATCTTTAGTGTCATCCGCATTGTAATAAGATGTATCCATTTCATGTGTAGGATATTTTAAAGGTAATCCACTATCAAACCACCATTTAAGAACATCAACATTACCTGATGATGATGCGTAATATAAAGCACGTTCAGTATAGTTCAGTTTTAATCCACTATTTTTCCACCATGTTAATACATCAACTGAAAATGCGTGGTCCAGTGCGTAAGATGAATATGTCAATGGTAATCCACTATTTTTAAAAAGATCAAGAATATTCGTATGACCATGAGTAGATGCATAAGATAATGCGGATTCAGAATATATTAATTTAAGACCACTATTAATCCACCATTTTATGACATCAATCTCCCCATAAATACATGCTTCATTAATTGCATACTTATCGTATATTAAAGGTATTCCACTATTGATCCACCAATTTAATACATTGATATGACCCATTTTGGATGCAGAACTTAATGCATCATTAGGACAACTAGTTAATTTATGTGTTTTTTTTAAATATTCTAAAATTTCAGTTTTGCCGTAATAACACACTCTCTCAATATAATCATCATCAATATCTAGATTAAATTTTTTAAGTGTGTTCACATCATATAACGCATATATTTCACCCAACATCCCATAATCCTCACCGTAATATGTTTTATGTTTATGATCCAAACTGGTTTTGACTGGACGACATATTGATTTATGAGGCATAATTACTGGTCTTATATATTTACCGAATGATTCTAATCGTCTATTCTTAAATGATCTCCCATCTTTAATACGATAACTAGTCTCACTAGTGTCTGAACCAGGTTCATTTGTTTTACTGTCATCTAAGTAGTACACTGATACGAAAAACATATATACTAACATATATATAAAAATAAATTATTCAATTTTTTATAATACAATCATATCCATTTTATATGCACTATTTTGATATTTTATAACTTTTGAAGTAATCCAGAGTTTTCCCACCATTCTAGAACATTAAAAGATGCATAATCTAATACTTCTTCAGAATATTTTAATGGTAATCCAGAGTTAAGCCACCATTCTAAAGTATCAACTTGACCATTTTGTGATGCCCATTTTAATGCATTTTCAGAATATTTTAAAGGTAATCCACTATTTTTCCACCATTCTAGAACATTAATAAAATTACCAATTGACGCCCATTCTAATGATTTTTCGGAATATTTTAAAGGTAATCCTGAATTTTTCCACCATTCTAGAACAACAACATGACCATAGTTAGATGCTGAATCTAATGCATTTTCAGAATATTTTAATAGTAATCCAGAGTGTTTCCACCATTCTAGAACTTTTACATTACCATAATCAGATGCACCATCTAATGTTTTTTCATTATATCTTAACTCTAAACCTGAGTTTTTCCACCATTCTAGAACTTTTACACAACCTCTCCTAGATGCCCATTCTAATGCTGTTTCATCATATTTTAATTCTAATCCAGAACACTTCCACCATTCTAGGACTTTTACATTACCTCTCATAGATGCACAGTATAATACCTTTTCATCATACTTTAATTCTAATCCAGAATGTATCCACCATTCTAGAATATTTATATGAGATTCTCTTGAACATAAACTATATTGTAATGCGTCTTCAGAATATTTCAAAGGTAATCCACTATTAAACCACCACTCAAGAACATTTATGTGACCCATTTTTGATGCCCTATCTAATGCTTTATTTGAATATTCTAAACTCCCATTTTTTTTATAAAAATACTCAATAATATCTAGTTTATTAAGTTTGGATGAATTATCAATCAAATTCATAAGTTTTATACCACTTAAATTCACATTAAACTTTTTAATTGTCTCAATACAATATAATGGATATTTTTCACCTAAAATAAAAGGACCTTTCGCATCATATTTCGATGGCACCCTTCGTTGTTTAATTGTACCAAGCGCACTGAACATGATAAAAATTCTTAAAAATTCCAAATCACGTTCATCAAAATCTAGATTTTTATAAATGGTAATGTCTGAATCTGAATCTGAATAGGTAAATAATTTAATTGGGTTTATATTATGTGTTTGATAATATGCGAAGAACATCTGATAAAATATAAAAAAAATAAATTAATCAATTTTATTTTATATTGTCAATGTAACATACATTTTATTTATATAGAATAATATTGAAATGGCAAACCAGAGTTTCTCCACCATTCAAGAACTTTTATATCACCATCATTCGAATGATAATAATCCAATACGTTATCATAATATTTTAATGGTAATCCTGAGTTTTTCCACCAGTCTAATACATTAATATGACCATTAGATGATGCTAACTTTAATACATTTTCATCATAATTGCAAGGTAATTTAGAATTTTTCCACCATTCTAGAACATTAACATGACCATTTTGAGATGCATACTCTAATACTTTTTCATCATAATTGAAAGGTAATTTAGAATTTTTCCACCATTCTAGAACATTAACATGACCATTTTGAGATGCATACTCTAATACCTCCTTTGCCCCTAATGCGCTCAAAGAATATAAACTTCCATCTTTTTTCAGAAGATATTCAAGAATATCAATTTTACCATATTTGCATAAAATAATTATAAAATCAAGATAATTAATTTCGTCAAAAACATTATCATCAGCAAAGCCAATGTTAAACTTTTTAATTATATATAGAGAGATTGGATATTTTTCACTAAAAATAATAGAACTTGTGTTTTGAACCAAACAATAGTTCGAGTTCGAGTACGGGGCACTATTTATTTTTGTTGAAGATTTTGCTATCACTATCATTAAAAACCCCCCAAATAGACCATCATCATATAGTCTCCTGTTACATTGAAAATAATTATTTTTAAAAATTTCACACACATCACCAGGCTCAGGTTTTTCGTATACCAACAACATATTGTAAACCACTACACAAAGCTACACATAAATCAATTTTTAATCCATCATAATATATCTAATCCAATAATCCAGAATTATCCCACCATTTTAAAACATCTATATGACCATTATCAGATGCCCAAATCATTGAATATTGTGTATATTTTAATTTTAACCCACTATTTTTCCACCATTCTAGGACATCTACATGACCATTTGAAGATGCTAGATCTAATGCACGTTCATCATATTTCAAAGGTAATCCACTATTAAACCACCATTCTAGAACATCTATATGATCATAGTTTGACGCATTGTTTAATGCATCTTCAGAATATTTTAATTCTAATCCAGAATTAAGCCACCAATCTAATATATCAATATATCCATATCTAGAAGCATAGTCCAACACGTCTTCACTATACTCTAATTCCAATCCACTATTTTTCCACCAATCTAACATATCAGTATTGCAATATAATGTATCTAATAATTTACTATTATATTTCAAAGGAAATCCTGAGTTTTTCCACCATTCTAATACATTAATGTTGTGATGTGCTGTTGCTGTAAATAAAGCATATTCTGGACATTTTAATATTTTATTAGTTGCTTTAAGATATGATAATATCTCAACATTATCACAATTGTTAATATAACTGTCAGTTATTTTGAAATTAAATTTTTTAAGTATTCTAATATCATATAAATAATATTTATCACTCATGATTATGAAAGGTTTTAAACTTTTATAACTACAATATATGAGTTTTTTACACATATTTGAAGTTATTGCAATCCTAAAAAATTTATTATCTAAACTACGTTGTGTAATTTTTTCAATTGATTCAAGAAATACAATATTTTTTTCACTATTGTCCTCATTACATGCGGCATATAAAGGCATATTTATTTATTTTCCATTAATCCAATAAAAAAAATCAATTTTATAGTATTATCTATAATACTAATAAATAATACTAATAAATAATGAAGTAATAAAATAGAAAATTTATAATGTTTTAGATGTTAGTTAAAATATCTTAAGGACGGTGCAAAGGCCATCCAGATCTTTCCAACAACTCTCCAATATATGGTCGGTATTTTAGAATAGATGGATCTATATTATATTTCAAAGGCAATCCATATTTTTTCAACCAATCTAATATTGGAATTAAACTATCAACACTATAATTATTGATGACGTGATTTAATACTCTATTAGAATATTCTATTTTATATTCAGAATTAAAAAACCAATCTAGTACAGTAGTATAGCGTGTCATTAATACATCTTCATTATATTTTAATTTTAACCCACTATTTTTCCACCAATCTAAAATATCAATACGACCCATCCTAGAGGCGTAATTTAATGCCCATTCAGAATATTTTAATTGCAATCCACTATTTAACCACCAATTTAAAACATCGATATGTCTCTCTCTGCACGCCAAATGAATAGATTTTTCACTGTATTTTAATTGCAATCCACTATTTAACCACCAATTTAAAACATCAATATGTCCATTGGATGATGCCTTATCCAATGCATCCTCACCATAATATAGAAATATACCTGAATTTTTCCACCATTCAAGAACATCAACATGACCATATTCAGATGCCACCTCTAATCCATAATTTGAAGACCGATAATCCTCCAGAACTTTATAATGATGTGTCTTGATATATTCTAGTATGTTAATTTTACCATGTCTGCAAAAAAATTTAACACACCACCAATCAAACTGAAATTTAAATTTCTTCAAAATTTTTATATCAAAAATAGAATATTCTTCACTTAAAATAACTGGACCAGTATTAATACCTATATCATCATACCACTGATGAGTTACTATATATTTTTGATTATTGTTAAGAATCATAATTCTGAATGGTATAAAAGATTCATGTGAAATATACTCGTAAACTAACTGGAAATAATATTTATTTTCTTCAATTGGTTTTAAGTTTTTATTATTTAATCCTGTTTTGTAATTATGAATTTCGTATGTAAAACAACTATGTGGATTAGTAAATGATAGAAACATAATAATAATAATACTAAAAAAATATAACACTTTCACAATCAATCAATTTTTTATATCATTTAATATAGTGTTTAGTGTTTTCATAGTAACTCTGAATTTTTCCACCAATCTATAACATCAGATTTATAATAGCAATCATTGACCAAGGATTTTTGTAATATACTTAAAAAGGTTTTATCATATTTTAATTTTAATCCACTATTTTGCCACCATGTCAACACATGTATATGACCTTTAATAGATGCATTTAATAACGCTTTATGTGAATATTTTATAAATAATCCGGAGTTTTTAATCCAATTTAAGACATTAATATGTCCATTACTAGATGCTTCATCTAGAGAATATAAATATTTATCTTTTATCTCAAATCCAGAATTTTTCCACCATTCTAAAACATCCACACAACCAGTTATACTCGCATTCCTAAAAACTGACTCAGAATACCTCAACTCATACCCATTCTCCTTAAACCATTCTAGTATTAATACGGTCTCTTTAGGATCAATCTCATATAAAAACTCAAAATAACTAGAATTTGACTTTAATAATATTCCATTTTTTCTAGCATTTTTTAATAAATCTAGTAAATCAGATGAATTGAACCAACGCAACATTTGATGAAATTTTTTTAAATCCAAAAAACTATTCGCAAATTTAGTTTGATTATCAAATAACCATTTCAATATACGCACATTAACCTTATCCAACACAATATCAAATATATTTTCTGGATATTTAAGAGGTAAATTACTATTGACCCACCAATCCAGAACATCAATGCGTTCATCGCTAAATGCACCCAATATTACATCTTCATTATATTGTAAGTTCATTTTGGAATCTTTCCACCAATTTAAGACATTAATATGTCCATTATTAGAAGCATTTATTATAGCATATATAGAGAATTTTAATTCATAATTATTATTTTTCCACCAATCTAAAACATTAACATGACCTTTCATAGAGGCATAATTTAAACTTTGAACTGAATATTTCAATGGTAATCCGGAGTTTTTCCACCAATTCAATACATCTATGTCACCATTTTCAGATGCACCATCTAATGCTTTTTTGGTATATTTTAACTCTAATCCAGAGTTTTTCCACCAATTCAAAACATTAATATGACCTGATCTAGATGCACCATCTAAACAATATTCAGTATAAAGTAACGGTAAATTATTATTAACCCACCAGTCTAAAACATTAATATGACCATTATAAGATGCCCAAGTCAATGCATGTTCATCATATTTAAAATCCTTTTTGATATTTAGCAACCAATCTAACATGTCAGTTCTACCGATCCGGCATACACCTGAAATATAATCATTTGAAATACTTAATTTGAATTTTTTAATTGTTTTTATATCATACAATGGATATCTATCGCTTAAAATACATAACCAATTACCAGGATAGTAAACAACATTAGTTGGGGTTTGAGGTGGGAAACTAAATATATTTGATGTATAATTGTATTTTGGAGTTATAAAAACGCTAATTAATGTTGTAGGTTCAAAAATACTATAGTAATTTACAGCCGTTGTAGAGTCGAAAACATTTTTGTGATAACAGATCATATGATCATCATTTTCCGGAGACCTCTCATTTACACCAATTTTTAGATTTTTATTTTTTTGTGAATAATTATTAGTAAGTATGAAATACATTAAAATATAACAATTAATATACAAAATTACATACACACCCATCTAATCAATTTTTTTTCCCACTGGTTAAACTGATTAAATATTGTCTTCGACGACTTTCTTCTTTAATATATATTAAATTTCCTGAATATTTTAAGGGTAATCCACTATTAAACCACCAATTCAACGTATCAAACTTATCATTACGGAAAGCATAATCTATACTTTTTTTAGTATATTTTAGAGGTAATCCACTATTTTTCCACCAAGTCATTAATTCAATTCTAGAGTATCTTGATGCATTATCCAATGCAGCTTCCGAATATTTTATTGGTAATTTACTATTTTTCCACCATTCTAATACCTCAAATATTTTTGATACTTTATTATGACCTAAAAACAAATTGTCTATAGCTTTTTCACTGTATTCTAAAGGTAATTTACTATTAACCCACCAATCTAAAACTTTAATAAGACCATTTGATGATACTGTGTCTAATAATATATGTGAATATTTTAGGGGTAATCCACTATTAAACCACCAATCTAACACTTTAATCTGACTATTTACAGAAGCTTCATATAAAGGTGTTTGATCATATTCAAATTCTAATCCTGAATTAGTAAACCATTCTAAGATATCAATGCAACCCTTTTTAGATGGATAATTTAAAATATGATGTTTTTCATATTTTAATGGTAATCCACTATTTTTCCACCATTCTAGGACATTATTATTACCTCTATTATGATTATTATAATGGACTTTGAAAGCACAAACCAGTGCAAATGAAGTATATTCTAAAGGTAATCCAGATTCTTTCCAACATGTTAATACATTAATATTATTGAGCATAGTAGCATTCTCAATTGGTCTATAATCATATTTTAAAGGTAATTCACTATTAAACCACCATTTTATAATATTTATATGACTTTTTTCGGATGCGTTTGCTAAAGCATCCGCTGAATATTTTAAAGGTAATCCACTATTTTTCCACCATTCCAGAATATCAATGTTATAATGATCACATGATGCTAAATCTAGAGCATCAGTAGAATATTTTAGTTCTAATCCAGAGTTTTTCCACCATTCCAATACATGAATTTTGCCAAATTCAGAAGCTACATCTAATGCTTTTTCAGAATATTTTGATAATGTTATTCCATTATCTAGATTTTTCAAATATTCTAGTATATCAGTCTTACCAATCTGACACACATCTAAAACATAAAATTCTGTAATCTCTAATTTAAATTTTTTAATCGTCCAAATGTCATACAATAAATACTTTTCACTCAAAATATTTTTTTTATTTAATAATGCTAATGGCATACTTCTACACCTATTTTTACAAATGAGATTTTTAGATGAAACAATAACAACACGTAATACAAATTCCCCAGGGCTATGTTCGATTTTAACATTAGGATTATAAATTTCCATATAGATATTATTGTCATATAATCCAGTTTTTTTATATGATAAATAATAATGATGTCTAAGTAACATTTTTATGTTTTGTGTATATTTATCTGTTAAAAAAAAATAAATTATAAAATCAATTTTATACAACAATTTTTAGAGTGATTTACTACTGTTCTTTACTCTATCATATAGTGTTTCTTGAAATTGTTGAGATTGAAACCTGTATGTGGATAATGTTTTAATTTTAGTCCAGATTTTACCCACCATTTACACACATTAAGATGTTTTTCAAATGAAAAAGATCTTGGATATGCCATTTCTAAACTCATCGCTGTATATTTCAAAGGTAATCCACTATTTTTCCACCATTCTAGTACCTCTACATGACCATTACAAGATGCCATATCCATAGCTTGATCAGAATAATACAAAATCAATCCACTATTTTTCCACCATTCTAGAACAGCAACTTGACCATACGAAGACGCTAATTCTACCGCTTCATTATATAATGGTTTCGAAATATTATTTAAAAACCATGTCAACACATTAATATGACCATTCATAGATGCTAAATTCATAGCAACCTCAGAATATTTATTAGATGAATCTAATAAATCAATCCAACCATTGGCAGCCGTTAAATTATAATAAGTCATATTGAATTTGAGATCAAATTTGTGTAGTGTCTCAGGATCAGCCAATGAATGTGGTTCTCCAAGAATATATTCTTCTGCGGTTAAGTGAATAATAGGATATTCACTTATGTAAAGTTCATGTTGTTTGACATCGATACCATCTGGAACTGTCACAGATCTTACATAAAATATTTCCCGATAACTATGTAGATTAACATATAATGAAAATTTAGTGTGATCTATGAATATTAAACTAGAGGACATTTTTCCAGGGTTAGTATAATCTGGAAAATACGTTAAATCATTATTATTATTGCATACTGTGATATACATTTAATTTAGTTTATTTTAATAGATATTGTTTATGTTATGAGTATACAATCAATTTTTTTTTAATCATCCAAAAATGAAATAAAAAATTAATAAGTAGTTGAGTAGTATTAATAACTCTTAATTATTATTATTTATTTATTTAGGGTATTGTAATTTCATAGTACTTGTTGCAATAATCCAGATTGTCTCCACCATGTTAAGGTGGTAGTACTAATTTTCACATGAGGGTTATCATAAATTGCATTATAATTTATTATTTTGTGTGGGTCGTATTTTAATGATAATCCAGAGTTTTTCCACCAGTTTAAAACATCAATATGACCGTTTATAGATGCATACAACATAGCCTGATCAGAATATTTTAATTTTAATCCACTATTGAACCACCAATCTAGGATTTCAGTTCTACCATCATGTGATGCAAAATCTAGTGAATTAATTGAATATTTAAGAGGTAATCCAGAGTTTTTCCACCATTCTAGAACATTACGATGCCCTCGTCGCGAACCAGTATCAATTGCCTGATTAGAATAATATAATGGCAAATTAGATTTTACCCACCAATTTAAAACATTTGTACGTCCATTCCATGAAGCAATATCAATTGCGTTTTCCGAATATTTTAATGCTAATCCACTATTGTGCCACCATTCTAAAACATTAGTATGTCCTTTCCCAGATGCTTGATCAATTGCGTCCTTTGTATAGTCACCATGTTTTAGTAGACCAATCTTTTTCAAATAATCTAGCATTTCAACATGTCCGTTTGTAGATGCTTTATCTACAGCGATTTGCATCAGATATGAATCCAATACATATTTTTCTAATCGTGTCATACCTACTTTTTCAATCCACCACTTAAGAACATCAACATGACCATAAGAAATAGTACTACCAATCACATTCATTGTAGGATTTAATTCAAACCCAGACTTATCCAACCAATTTAACACATCAACTCTACCACATCCGGAAGCAAACTCCAAAACTAAATCAATATTACTTATAGGTGTTTTAGAAGCTTTCCATAATTCTAATATGTCAAATTTACCTAGACCACACGCATGAGCAATATATTTACTATTTACAGTAAGATCTAGAGTTTTTATAGTGTCAACACTATAAAAAGGGTATTCTTCTGATAATATAATTTTATTACTACGATACCATGGTTTTCCCTGTATATTTTCGAATTTACCTTGTGGTTCTACAATCCATAGAGAATTATCATGCTTAAATTCATATGGATAATAACACACATTTCCAATATTGGTAAAATCAAATCCATATCCCCTCTCACTATTATCAACATTTAATCCTTTTTTATAATAACCTTCTTTATCTGGTTCAAAAGTATTATACGGACTACCATTGCGCACAACAATAGCATATGTTTCAGGTGAATATTTGGGACTTGCCGTTACATATCTTTTAATGGTGTCTGAAAAATTTCTAATATTTGAAGTTTTGATCCTAGAAAACATTTATTCAACTTTTAATTTATCCTAAAAATTCAATGAAATCAATTTTTTTACATATGCTACACAGTGAATAAAAAAATAATCTATAATCACAATTACACTAATTTTTGTTCAATAAGTAGTTAAGTAGTTAAGTAGTTGAGACCTATTCAGAAGTAACATTTTCATTGAAATTTTGTTCCACTAAAGGAAAATACAAACATAATAGATCATATTGTGGTATTTTTATGACTACATCAAAACAAATATCGTCATCTTTATCTTCTACTACATCTTTAGTATATGGTTTAGGTTTGATGGTATAGATATGCCTCATCATATTTTTCAATATTCGTTCGAACATATTGTTATTTTTATTTATAAATTTAATCAATAAATCAATTTTTAGATATAAATTTATATCTAAAATAACAATAAAAATAAAAGTAAAGTTAATAAAATCATTTAAATTTTTAGTTTATAATTTAGTGTAATAATCCAGATTTTTTCCAAAATAATCGTATTGAACCATTACAATTCCATGTTGATATAAATTTTTTAATCTTATTCTCATCATATTTTAAAGGTAATCCAGAATTGAACCACCATTTTAAAACGTACACTTCATCCTTATAAGACGCCCAAAACAATGCTTTGTTAGTATATTTTAAGGATAATCCAGATTTTTTCCACCAATCTAGAGACTCAGTACTTAAACAATTATCAATGGCTGTTTCAGAATATTTTATAGGCAATTTGGAGTTTTTCCACAATTCTAGAACATTTATATTACCGTTCCGTGACGCTGAGTCCATAGCCCATTCAGAATATTTTAGTTTTAAACCAGAATTCATCCACCATAGTAAAACATTAATATTACCATATTGAGATGCCCCATCAATAGCCCATTCATTATATTTTAAAGGCAATCCAGAGTTTTTCCACCAATCTAAAACTTCAATCCTATTATACAAAGATGCATATCTTAAAGCATTACCATCATATACCGATTCAGATAATGATCCAGATTTAAGTAAAAATTCTAAAATATCAATTTTATTCATTATACATAGGTTTTCTATAAAATATGGTGTAATTTTAGGATTAAATTTTTTGATTGTTTCAATATTATATATAGAATGTATATCCTTAGGATTCGTTATTATTTTGTTTGATATCCAAACTTTTTTTCGTGTATCCTCTGGATTTTTGACTATTAATGCATTATCTGGTATCTTAACAAATTGTAATATTCCGGGCAGACTGAGTTCTGGACAAAAATCAGAAAAATTCTTTAATGTTGTTAAATCAAAAATTTGATTACTTTTTATATGATCTATAAGGGGTAGAGGAGTATTTGATTTACCCTTCGGATATTGACCAAATAAAGAATTATATTTCTCATCTGAAATCATTCTATCACCAAGTAATAAATATACTGGTTTATCATTTGAAGCATTACTTGAAATGTTTCTTAAATTCAAACACCTTTTAGTGGATCTTAAACACACACGTGAAAACATTATTCTATTAATAATCCAATTATAATTTTAATTTATTCAATTTTTTATATATATTATGGTTAAATCTAAATACATCTAAATACATAGAAATATGTTTAATTTAGTTTATATATAATAGTCTCTAACTTTTTGGGCATAATATTGAAAAAGGGAATTTGTTGCAATCTTTTTTTCACAATCTTCAATAGTTTTGAAACAAAAACTATAAAACTTTAATTCCAGTCCAGAGTTTTTCCACCATTTTAGTGCATCAGCATTGCCGCTATGGTATGCTATACGATATAATGCCTCTTCAGAATATTTTAATGGTAACCCAGAATTTTTCCACCATTCCAATACATTAATATGTCCAAACAAGGAGGCCTCATTTAATCCTCTTTCTGAATATTTTAAAGGTAATCCACTATTTTTCCACCAATCCAGAACTTCAACCCAACCACTATAACTTGCATAGTCTAATACACGCTCCGAATATTCCATTTCCAAACCTGAATTTTTCCACCATTCTAGTACATTAATATAACGAGTACATAATGCATTTTCAGAGTATATTAATTGGAATTTTGAATTTTTCCACCAATTTAGAACATCTATGTGACCATTTGAAGATGCACCATCTAATGCATTTTTAGAAAATTTTAACTCTAATCCAGAATTTTTCCACCAATTTAAAACATCAATCTTACCATTTGTTGATGCTCTATCTAGTGATAACTTAGAATATTCTAAAAGTAAACCTGATTTTTTCCACCAATCTAAAACGTTTACATGACCATTTCCAGATGCGAAATCTAATGCATATTCAGAATATTTGAGTTTTAATCCACTATTAAACCACCAATCTAGAACATTTACATGACCATTCATAGATGCATCATTTAGTGCATTAGAATAATAGTTCAATTCTAAACCAGAGTTTTTCCACCATTCTAGAACATTAACATGACCATTTCTTGATGCATAAAGCAATGCCTCACTAGAATATTTTAATTCCAACTTCTTTTTTGCATCTTTCCACATTTTAAATCTTTCAATTAAATTTTTAGGTTGGTTTTTATTTTTCCACCAATCTAAGACATTAACATGACCATTTCCAGATGCTAAATTCAACGCAGTTTCATCATATATTAATTTCAATCCACTATTGAACCACCAATCTAGAACATTTACATGACCATTTTCAGAAGCGGACGAAAGTGAATGTCTAGAATACTTCAATTCTAATCCAGAATTTTTCCACCAATCTAACACATTTGTATGACCATTTTTAGATGCTAAATCCATCGCATTTTCATCATACTGTAATGGTATTCTTGAGTTTTTCCACCATTCTAAAATATCAACTTTACCTCGTGCACATGCTTCACTAATATATCTCGGCGTCAATTTGATATTAAACTTTTTAATTGTTTCCAGATCATATAAGGGATATCTTTCTTTCAGTATAAGTTCATTTGTTTTCCATTTTGTACCAAAAGTTGTATCTTCTTTAATTGCTTCCGCATCATCTGGTAGTTCAACAATTCTAATCCATTCACCTACCCCATCACCTTCATCAAAGTATGAATACGTAACATGATAATAATTATGAACATCTTCAATACTAGTAAAATGAAATCCATCAATCTTAAAACCACCATACACATTTATTGGTTCCTTAAAAATATTTAATCCATCAACATATGCATGATTAGTACCATTTCCATGATAACATTCAGCTTTGTTAGTTACTTTAGCATATACTGGTTTATTTGGAGAATTATTTGTGAAATATCTTTTGGGATTACTATTACTAACCCCAAAATATCTTTTTGCAATATTAGGGATATTTTTTCCAACTCTTGAAAACATTTAAGTCTAAATATAATATTCTTAATGCTTACTCCAAAATAAAAAAAAAATCAATTTTTTATTTAATATCATTATCTTATAGTGTCTTTCTCAAAAACATATGTAATAATTAATACAATTAAATCATTACCAGTAGGGATCAATACTGTCAATATTTAGATCCTTGATATCAATGTGCCAAACTTTATGTTTATAATGTTTAATGTATTGAATAGCCATTTTAATATTTGCATCAAAAAATTCGGAACATATACGATATATGGAATCTTCCGTAAGTTCTGCAATATCTTGTTCTGTTAAATTGTCAATCTCGGTGTACAATACAGTAATATTTTGCATAAACAATGTTTTGGTTTCGGTATCATCATAATCATTTTGTTCTTTTGGATGGGTAATTGGTTGAATATTTGATGTTATTTGATTAGTTGTAAAAACTAAATCAGATAATTTTTTTTTAAAATTATTAAATTCAAATGGTGTGGTTGCGCTTTCTTTTTTCGCGGTTTTCATAATATCAATCAATTGGATATAATTTTTAATATTGTCAACAATTGATTGTTCATATTTTCTGTCCCACAATTGTTTTCCAAACTTATCATATTCTGGATATAGATTATAATAACATTTGCGATCGGTATTTTCATGTATTTTGTAAATTTCAGCCATTTCATCTACAATTGAGAAACTCATTAAATCATCATCGGGAATAATAGTAGTAATTATAATAGGTACTCCATCATCATTATCATCATAATTTGGGTTATGAATGTGTGCACCAAATGTGTATATATTACATCGTCTATAAAATATTATTTCCTCATTAGATTCCTTATTAGAAGGAGGATTTGGATTACATTTTGAACAATAATGCTCACGTTGAAAATGTGAAACTCCAAGTTGTGTCAATGGCTCTTGTAGCCTATATGTTTTGTATATACATTCATTATTATAATACTTATTATTCCTATTATTAAATTCTTGAACAACATCAACTAATTCACCATTTAGATAAATTTCAACAATGGAAGATATCTTGTTTGGATTCGGTCTCAGTTTAATTTCAATATTTGAACCAGGGATATTTGATTTAGGAAGTATAAGTTCAGTTCGAATAAATTTAACATCGCACATCTTAAATATTCAGTTATGTAAAGTAAAAAATATAAATATAAATAATCAATTTCAATTTCAATTTTATCTAATAATAATGATATAGAATGACAATAAATAAGTTCCGTTTTTAATTTGTTGATTAATTGTTATTGATGACTAATGAATAATAATTTGCTTTTTATTAGATTGATTTTATTTTCAATAGGTTTTAATGGTAATTTACTATTAATCCACCATTGTATTACGTCATATCGTTGGTCTCCTGATTCCCAATTTAATGCGTTTTCTGAGTATTTTAATTTTAAACCAGAGTTTTTCCACCATTCTAGAACATCAATGTGTCCATTTATAGATGCTATATCTAATGCAGATTTTGAATATTTTAAAGGTAATTTACTATTAAACCACCATTCTAGAACATCAATGTGTCCGTTTTTGGATGCCCAATCTAATGCGTTTTCAGAATATCCTATTTGTAATTTACTGTTAAACCACCAGTTTAGAACATCTATATGTCCATTTTCAGATGCCAAATCTAATGCCCCATATACACCTGAATATTTTAAAGGTAATTTACTATTAAACCACCAATCCAATACATTAACATGACCATTCATAGAAGCTTTATCCATTGACTGATGAGAATATATCAAATCTAATCTAGAATTTCTCCACCATTCTAGAATACCAAGATGACCGATCCTAGATGCATTATCCATTGGTACAGCATCATAAGACAAATATTTTTTATTATGCCGCCACCATTCTAAAATATCTATTTTACCTCTGTAACATGCTTCACCAATATATGTTTTCGTAATTTTAAGATCAAACTTTTTAATTGTCTCTAAATCATATAACTGATATCTTTCATTGGGAATTTCACTAACTCTTAACCATTCACCCCAACTGTAAAAATTATGAACATTTTCTAGATTAGTGTGTTGAAAATGTATTCCAGTTCCAGATGAATACACATCTGATTTACCTGTAATAATCACATTAGTTTTAGTTTTATTTTTAATTATATTTAACATGTTTCTGTTAAAATTTGAAATCATATTGACAATTTTAATATCATATCAACAATAATATGAGAGTAAATCAATTTTTTCTACTGAATTAAAATATATAATAAAATTAAGGTATATTGTAATATATGGACACAACATACTTTGAATATTGTGAATATGATATTAAAATTCCTAAAGCTTTAATATGGAAGAAAGATGTAGATGGATATTATTTAGATGATGTTGTTGAATCATTTCATAATCGTAAATATAATAATGTTATAGATCATACATTTGTTTCCCTAAGAACAGATCACATGCAATTAATTTTACCAAAAAAAAAGAATTGTATGTATTATTTGAACCTAGATAATATTATAAATAATCTATTTATTTTAATAGAAAAATTTGGAAGTATTCATATTGACATACATAATCTAAATTATAATGAAGAGGATATAGTTAAAATTATTGGTAAAATAGATCAATTTAAGGTGTTACATTCTAATAGGATTGTGTATTTTTTAGAAAATAATAATGAAAATAGTAATATGGATGTAATAATTGATATTTATTTTAATTATTATCAAATCAATCTAGAAAAACAAAAAAGAAAAAGTTGGATATGGAATTTTATAAGTATAAACACAAAGAAATCTGAAACAAATCAAGAACCTGTTCCAATTCCAGTAGATTCAGAATGTGAAATTAAATTGAATCAGACGTGGGAGATTCATTTCCTGAACCATAATCATGGTCTTCATATTCTGAATCCTGAATTTCTAGACCAATATTACTCTTAAAATCAGTCTTAGAATTATTTTTTATGTTGTTTGATGGTAATTTGATTGAGTTATGAATTTTAGATTTTTCTAAACTTTCTATGAAATAGTCCATTTCATATATTTCTTTATTCAATGATTTCAAATAGTAATGTGTTAGTTGTATTAAATATAAATCATTTGATTTATTTGAAGCATCTTCAAGATTTTTGTAATAGAAAGGATATTTAGTTCCCAATAATTCAACAACAGCTGGATGTGGGTTTATAAGAATTGGTGTATTACGAACAATGCATTCTATAACAGTATTTGATACACTACAATCAACTAATTCTAAAAATACTATATTTTGGGATAATAGATGATCATAAGATAAATTATCAACACTTTCCATTATCTCAACAGATTGATGTTTTCTCTTCAACATATCAACCATTCCAGACATATACTTATTATATTTATAAGGATTTTTATTATTTGTATGACCAGATCCTTGATTATGACCACAAGCTTGATCATGACCACATGGTCCACAATTGGGATAATTGATGGATTTATCTATTTCTAGGATATCATCAAAATTAAAGTCTTTTGGTTTGAAATAATTTTCATTTCCAGATCCTTTTAATGCTATTTTGTTTAATTTAGTAGTTAAATCATAAATGGCATATGAATTTCTATACCAACCACCTATTTGCACAATAGATTTATAACGATTATTGCGGAATTTAAAGAAATTAAATTTGATTTGAGGACTAGCTGTTGGATGAATTAGATTTTCAACAATTATATGATTGTATCCTTTACTTCTCAAAGCTTCTAATAACCATGATTTTAAATATTTAGAAAATACATAAATACCATTACAAAATTTGAGACTATCTAGAAATCCTTGTTTTTCAAATAATTTTTTACAATTATATTCAGAATATTTTTCATCCAAAGCATGATGCAAAAATCCTGTCCAAGGCTCCTTATACGGAATAATACCCATTTTCATATTAAAATCATATTCCCAATGAAAAGTACGATCAATAAAGGCATTTAACATAATACCTCGAGGGTTATGCATTCTAAGATAAAGATGATTAACTACATAACTCCAACCGCTATAATGAATATTTTCTAGCTTTTCCTGGTTAATCTTGTGCATATCAAATTTAGACAAATGATTTATGTATTGATCGGATACATTGACACTTCTTGATTTTGATTGGTGTTTAATTAAATAGTCTAAAGATTTATCTAAATTATAATTATCATCGACTATTTGTTCGGCTAATCCGTAATGAAAATCTGGTTTAATTTTACCAGATAACTTGTAACCAATTAAATCCGCTAATTCCAGTTCCAAATCAGTCAATTCTTTTTTATCAAATTTATTTTTATTATTTTCTCTATAAATATCTGAAATCTTTTTAGAACCTTTCAACAAATCATTTGCATCTTTTTCAACTTGATTTTCTTTAATAGGATTATTCAATGATTTATTAACATAAGTTACAATATCTTTTGTTAATCCTAGTTTTTTTTGTTCAATCGCTTGATTATCTAGGTAAAATGGAGGGGTTGATCTTTTAATTAATGATGGTAATTTATGTGATGATTTTGTTAATAAATACCTATTATTAATCGCGATTGTAAAAAGATGTTCCGATATTTTTCTATGATTACTAGTAATTTTTTTATGTAAATCTTGTAATTGATCAAGATTCATATCTATTGGTTTTCCACACATTTGACGGCAACTTGGACAACCTTCTTTACTATTTTTAATATTACTATTACTGTTGGGTGGTTGTGTAGTTTGTTTACAATATTCGCATTCTAAGAACATTGGTGTCCCCAGTTCGTTTAATTTAAAATCATCTAGTAAATTTCTAACTTTTCTAGTTGAAAATAAAGAAATAAATGGTGTTCCAGTCATAATACTAAATATATGTGCATGTAATCTAGTGCAAATAGAATAATAACTGGAATGTAATATTCTAATAATATTATCGAAATCATATGGTCCCTGATAAATCTCTAATGATGGTGCAAATGCTTTAATTTTTCCAGATATATGAATATCATTACAATTACTATTAGCATCAGTATCCATAGGATATGCAATAAATTTATATAAGTCTTTGTATTGTTCAATAAAAGATGCTACTTTTTTAATAGTATTAGGTTTATAACATTGTGCCGCTGGGAAAATGCTTATAATGGGTTTATCGGATTCTATTTTGGGCTGGTTGTTTGATATAATTTCATTGAAGACAAAATCTGGTAAATATTCTACATAATCCTTACCATATCTATTTTTTAAGATTTCTGTATCATCTCTATTACGACAGATAAAATAATCAAATATATCTAAATGACCTTCTTCTAAAATAGATAGAAAAGGTAACCCAAATGAATAGGCATGACAAGGGATTTTAGGTTGCACTTCATTATACCATTTCTTAAATTTATTAAGAAAATATGAACACATTATATCACCACCACCAAATACAAGTATATCATAATTTCTCCAATTAATTCTCATTAAATCATCAATATTTACAAATTCAATCTCTTTTGATGCTTTTAATAAAGATGGAAAAGAGATTTTATACATATCATCCCCAAAATTATTATGGTTGTAGTATCCTATGATTAAGGTTTTCATCTATAATTATGTTAGAAAAAAATATTTTCTGTTATTATATTATATTTGGGAGATGAAAAAATATACAAAATCTAAAAAGAAAATCATCAAAAAAAAACTAAAAAAATAATGAAGGGTGGTGATGAGTATTTGTTTATAAAAAATTCAAGCGGTTCTCTAATTAGTGATGATATTGTTAAAAATATAATAGATATAATTGAATCAGCAAAATTCAATAAGTACCAACAATTACCGATTGATATTGATACACGCATTAATTCGACATATGGTATATTTACAAATGATGCTCGCAAGGGGCATCCAACAATATTTAAAGATGATGATTATTATGTTTATTATTACTATTTAAGAAAATATGAACACAATATGAGTGTTGCAATCATTGATCACTTTAATGTAAATGAGAATTTCAGGAATAAAGGATATGGGTCTAAGAAAATAAAAGACTTTTTATCTAAATATGATTTTATTATTATTACTAGATCACACAACGATGCTTTCTGGATGAGATTTAAATATATCGTGCGCACAAGTGAAATTACGGAAGCCCTACTAAATAAAATTCAAAGTAATACGTCAAACTCAGACATAGGTTCTTTGTTACGAACTGATTTATCATTTGTTTTAATAGGTAAAAACATTTTAAAAATAATAGAGAAACAAAAAACAAATAATACTCCATTATCTTATGCAAATGTAGTTAGATTACCAACACAAAAAAAGCCAAATAACTTTAATAATAACTCTAGTACTCGCAATCACTCTAGGCATAAGCCTATGTCTTACGCAAATGCCCTTATAGGAGTCAAAAATAAACAGGATCTAGAATAATATTTTTTTTAGAACTTTCAAGTGTACAAAAGTAACAATATTAGAGTTTTCCAGATATGTTTACATAGTACATTCAAGAGCATTCGGAAGTTTTCGTAATCATTACGAAACTACACTTAAAATTCTAGAATTAATCAATTTACCTTCGTAACTATTACGAAAACTTCCGAAATCTTTTGACAGTTCATGTGCGACCTTGATGCTAGAAGGGTATCATATGTTGAAAAAATAACTGTAAAACTTATTCGCAAAGCTTTGGAAAATTAAAATATTTTAGTCCAGAGTGTATTTTTTAGTGTGTTCTAGTTGTAATCAATCTAGAATAATACTTTTTTAAAAACTTTCTAGGGTACAAAAGTAAAAATTTTAAGTTGTTCTAGTTGTAATCAATCTGGAATAATACTTTTTAAAAACTTTCTAGGACACAAAAGTAAAAATTTTAAGTTGTTCTAGTTGTAATAGTAACAGGAATAATACTTTTTTAAAAACTTTCCAGAATACAAAAGTAAAAATTTTAGATTGTTCCAGTTGTAATCAATCTAGAATAATACTTTTTAAAAACTTTCTAGGATACAAAAGTAAAAATTTTAGATTGTTCTAGTTGTAATCAATCTGGAATAATATTTTTAAAAACTTTCTAGTGTATAAAAGTAAAATTTTTAGATTGTTCTAGTTGTAATCAATCTGGAATAATATTTTTAAAAACTTTCTAGTGTATAAAAGTAAAATTTTTAGATTGTTCTAGTTGTAATCAATCTGGAATAATACTTTTTTAAAAACTTTCTAGAGCACAAAAGTAAAAATTTTAAGTTGTTCTAGTTGTAATCAATCTGGAATAATACTTTTTTAAAAACTTTCTAGAGCACAAAAGTAAAAATTTTAAGTTGTTCTAGTTGTAATCAATCTGGAATAATACTTTTTAAAAACTTTCTAGTGTATAAAAGTAAAAATATTAGATTGTTCTAGTTGTAATAGTAACTGGAATAATACTTTTTTAAAAACTTTCCAGAATACAAAAGTAAAAATTTTAGATTGTTCTAGTTGTAATCAATCTAGAATAATACTTTTTTAAAAACTTTCTAGGACACAAAAGTAAAAATATTAGATTGTTCTAGTTGTAATAGTAACTGGAATAATACTTTTTTAAAAACTTTCCAGAATACAAAAGTAAAAATTTTAGATTGTTCTAGTTGTAATCAATCTAGAATAATACTTTTTAAAAACTTTCTAGAGCACAAAAGTAAAAATTTTAGATTGTTCTAGTTGTAATCAATCTAGAATAATACTTTTTAAAAACTTTCTAGGGTACAAAAGTAAAAATTTTAAGTTGTTCTAGTTGTAATCAATCTGGAATAATACTTTTTAAAAACTTTCTAGGACACAAAAGTAAAAATTTTAAGTTGTTCTAGTTGTAATCAATCTAGAATAAGGTAAAAATAAAATTGAATTTATATATCTATACGTGTGGTGTGATACAGGTATAGTTATTAATATGTTACAAGTTAGTCCCCTAAATCTTTTTACTTCATTTTGTTTTATATGGACAGCTGGACATGCTTTATTGCGTGATTGTCATCAGATTTTTTTAGGTTGTGTAGCGTGTTTATTTAGTTCAGTTTTATATCATGGTTTTTATGTGTTGTTTAAGAAACCTTTCACACCACTTCGCATTATTGATATGACTGTCACACAATTTTGTATAATTTACTTTTCATTTATGTGTTATAGTTCTCATTGGTTGTATTGGGTAACTGTATCTTGTGTTATTTATTTGGGATTATTTTATTGGATTTTTAATAAATCACATCAAAAAGATGGATTTTTCTGGCACTCAACTCTTCATATAGTTGGAAACTTTGGAATTAGTTGTTTAATAGAATCTTGTGTAAATACACCAGATTGTCACTTGTGCTATTACAATATTAATAAAAATTGAATATATATATTTTTGGACTTGTTTTTTAATTATTACTCAACATGTCAACTAACTCTCAAGATGATAATGCATCAATTAATAACGATGACCTCAATGAATCACAACTAGGCTCAAATGAATCACAACTAGGCTCAAATGAATCTGAACTGCAAAATTACTCTAATGAATTGGAATCAGAATCAGAATTGGAATCAGAATCAGAATCAGAAAATGATAATATACCATTTAATAGAGATGAATTTAGAAATAAATTATTAAGTAAAATACATCTAAGTAGTGAAGATACTAAAATTTTAGAAATTATGGTAATTGAAGATAAATTACAGAATTTCGTAACTGAATTTGAAAATATGGAAGAACATGGTATTTTAATATATCATTTTCTAAAAACAATCATAACACAAATAACTTCTAATAAATTTATTGATGATCTTTATGTTTCATCTGGTACTGTTTTGGCTACAGAGTGGATGACTAATATTGAGAATGTCAGAAAAGAAAATGAAGATGAAAAAAATGCATATCGTAGTTTTATATTATCACAAACATTAATATCATCTGGATATCATTATAATAATCAGGCTAATGCTAAGTCAAAAATAATTATGAAGGAATTTGAAGAAAAATTGATGAATTTTTTGGAAGCGCCACCAGAAGATTTGAATAACAAATTAAATGAGTTAAATAATAAATTAAAATATCTTAAAAACTTTCCTCAACAATTTTTGCAAGTTTTAGATGAAATTTCATCATTAGTGTCTGATAATTTTTTAGAAAATAATAAAAATTTTATCAAAAGTTTAAATGATATCAAGTTGAATGCTGAAATGGTCCCACAATTATTAATTGAAGCCAAGGCATTAGATATGTCACAACTCCGTAATGAAATTAAACCCTTAATCAATCTCAATAAAGCTCTAGGAGGCATGATGGATCAAACAGATTATTTTTTAAAAGTCAATTATTATAAAATTGCTACACCAGTAACCACATATCTTAATGGATTACTTGAAATTTATACTGAAAAAGGTGGAAATATTACATATTTCATTGATGGTGCGGGATCAGCTGGTTCATGTACTATTCTGTAAGAGTAAAATCTAGATTACATAAAGGACATCTATAATTTGTTTCAGCCCATTTGTCGAAACATAATTGGTGATATTGATGATGACATTTATTAATTTCACGAATTATTTGACCAGGTTGAATATTTTCCATACAAACAATACACATTTTTTTTTCGTTACCAACTAATTGCAATTGTTTTAAACTAGTATTCCTATTAATATTATATAACGACGTATACACCACTACATCTGTCATAGTTGTATCCCTATCCACAGTAGAACTTTGTCTCATAATACGATCCAACTCATCTCTATTTAAAACTATTAATTTATCTAAATACCATTGATTTATATAGGCATTATCACTTAATAACATAATATAATGTTCAACTATAAATCTACCTCGTGATATAGGTTCAATCACAGTACATCCTCGCAATTGCCCTTGTTGATTATATTCCATATATGTTTCTCTAGTATTTCTATGTGATAAAGAAGGATATCTATTAATAGTGTTAGTGCTATTGTTGGTATTCGTGTTGGTATTAGTGTTGGTATTAGTGTTGGTATTAGTGTTGGTATTAGAATCTTGACGAGAATTGCGACCATTTTTATTTTTTTTACTTTGAAAATTTCCATACAGTTGTCGCCTTTCTAATCGACAATATGGACAATCTAATATATAATTATAATGAATTAAATGATCATTTAATGTTGTCATATTAAAACTAAAAAGGATTAAATTTTAAGTTATCATTCGCATTCATCACAAATATATTTCAATCCAGATTTTTTGAAACATTTTAAGCAACCAACCATATAACTATAACTATCTTTACATGTTTGACATTTTAATGGAACTATACCTATTTTAGGAATATAATCTTGATCTACTTCGGTTTCTTCTTCATCTTCTGTATTTTTTTGTAATTGGATTGAACATTCTGGACATGGTTTATTAATATTCAGCATATCTTTTTCATTCAGTAATGAATAAAATAGTTGATGATTGGTTACTCGTAGTACTAGATTATCTTCTTCATCTTCGATTACTATAAATGTTTCTCCATTTTCATCTTTAATTTCTGCAACATATATTTTATCTTGAAAAATAGATTTACATTTATCAGAACATAAATCAAACAAATCTGGAACACACACCGGACATCTAATATCTACCGTTTCTCTAGAACAAACTTGACAATAATTATATTGAATAGACATATTTTCATAACACTTGGGACATGGTTTTTCATTATTTTCATATTCAGATCCCATAATAGTTTTTAAATCATTCTTGATTTCTATTTCCAATTTATCCTTTTCAGGCATCTGTAATTCTAAATTGCGTTGACTAAGTAATTCTTTACCATAATTAAATGCTAATTCAACATTTCTTTTTAATTCACTAGATGATTCATAATCATTTCCATATTCTTCTACTTTAAGATATCTATCTTTAATTAATTTTTTAAAAGTAATTTCAGGATCTTCATCTTCATAATCAGTATCCTGATCATTATCAACATCAGGAACATTAAAACGCACTTTTTTCGCAATTTCAGACATATTTTATTATATACTTTTCCCTTTACTTTAAAATGTTTTTCTAAATCAATTTTCTAAAAATTGATTTGCTTTCTAAGCTTACTTACAATTCTTATTCAAAAAATAAATTAATCTTAATCTTTCTTAATCTTTCTTAATGTATACATTACCATTTAGACCGTTATGGGATGATCTTCAATCTAAAGTAAAATATAAAAATTCCAAAAGTGGGGTTGAATATGAGACAAGTGTCCAGCAACTTCTTGAAATTATTTTTGAAAATAATACACAAAATATCAATAATTATTTACATAATTCATATAATTCTAATATAATCCTCCAAAAATATAATTTTATAAATAGTGGTTTTATGTGTCAAGTCTTACTCAAAGACGGTTATTATTCCGGTAATATATTAATTAATGAATCCAGATTACACCCAAATGAAATCAACTATTTATCTAATATGTCTGATAAAGATTTATTAGATATTTATATTCCACATGATGGTTTAACGGTTCCATTTGGATTTGATTGTATAAAACCGATGGATATATGGTTGTCGCGTCATGGTGTCATAGAGTCATATAATAAAGATGTTGTGTGTAGTTTCAAGACAAAAGATTATGTTATTGATGAATTAAAAAAATATTCAGATTCTTTACGATCATACTTGATTAATAAAAAAGTACCAGATCAAATTAGATAAAAGAAAGAAGTTAAAAATTGAATTGTTTTGGATCTATATTTTTTATTAATAACACATAGATAAGATAATATAATGGCTTTGAAATTGTCTGATATTGAAGAACAAGTATTAAAAGAGTGGAATGAAAATGATATTTTCCGGAAAACTCTTCAAAAATCTCAAGAACATGCACAAAATACAGGAAAACGTCCTTTTAATTTTTATGATGGTCCTCCTTTCGCAACAGGATCACCACATTATGGTCATATCCTAGCTGCAACTATTAAGGATACTATTTGTCGTTTTAAAACTCTTAATGGCGAATATGTTCCTCGAATTAATGGTTGGGATACACATGGATTACCGATTGAACAGTTAGTTGAAAAGGAATTGGGAATTAAGAATAGGGATCAAATTCTGGAGATGGGTATTGCTAAGTTTAATAGTGTAGCACGTCAAAAAGTGTTAGAATGTGCACGTGAATGGGAAATTACGATTCCTAGATCAGGACGTTGGATTGATTTTGAGAATGGTTATAAAACTATGGATTTTGAATTTATGAATGCTGTCTGGGCTGTTTTTAAAGTTATTTTTGACCAGGGATTAGTCTATAATAGTTTAGTCCCTATGCCATTTTCAACTGGTTGTGGTTCATGTTTGTCTCATTTTGAAGCTAAATCCAATTATCAAGATGTTCAGGATCCCTCTATTGTATTACGATTCCCCTTAGTTGATACAATTGATGACCACAAAATCAATCTACTTGTTTGGACAACTACTCCATATTCACTTACGGCTAACCTGGGATTATGTATCAATTCTAAAATCAAATATGTTTTAGTTGAAGTTACTACTGAAGTTACTACTGAATTTTGCATTATTGCCGCATTATCACTCGAATCTTGGAAACTTAAGGATCACACCTATAACATCATTAGAACGGTTGATTATACCGAACTACTCGGGAAAAAGTATGTACCACCATACAACTTCACAAATCAATACTTGACTCCAAATAGTTTTACTGTATTGGAAGATTCATATGTAAAATCTGAAACCGGTACTGGAATTGTGCATTTAGCTCCTGGATTGGGTGATGATGATTATAGGGTATGTTTGAGGGAAAATATTATTAATCCGTATCAACCAGAGACAATTTTATCACCTATTGATGATAGTGGAGCATTAACTGTGGATGATAGTAGGTTTAAGGGTAAATATGTGAAGGTTGCTGATAAAGAAATTATTAAGGATTTAAGTGAGAGGGGATTATTGTGGTCTGCTAAGACTATTATGCATTCATATCCGTTTTGTTATCGTACAGATACTCCATTGATTCAGAAGTCTATTAAATCATGGTTTATTAATGTGCGTAATGTTAGTGAAAAATTGAGTGAATTAAATGATAGTGTTTATTGGGTTCCTTCCGCCGTTGGAGAACATCGATTTAAACAATGGTTGAAGGAACCTCATGATTGGTCTTTTGGTCGTAATCGTTTTTGGGGAACTCCAGTACCATTATGGGTTTCTGATAATTTTGATGAAATTATTTGTATTAGTTCTGTCACCGAATTGGAAGAGTTAGCTGGACTGAAACCAGGGTCTATTACGGATTTACATCGTGATAAGTTGGATCATTTGAAGATTTATTCTAAAAAACACCCAGGACAACAACTTAAACGCGTTGATGATGTTTTTGATTGTTGGTTTGAATCTGGAGCTATGCCATATGGTAAATATGCTGTTGAAAATCATCTGAGAAAGGATGAAATGTATAAGATTTTGAGTAAAAGTGATGAAAAAGGGTTAAATGATTTCTTAAAATATTTTCCAGCTGATTTTATTGCTGAGGGTCTAGATCAAACAAGAGGATGGTTTTATACTCTATTGGTTCTTTCGACAATTCTATTTGAAAAATCAGCATACAACAATGTTATTGTGAATGGTTTAATTTTGGCGGAATCTAATACAAAAAATAGTAAATGGGAAAAGATGTCTAAACGTCATAAAAATTATACATCTCCTAATGAAATTTTTGATCAACATGGAGCGGATAGTCTTCGATTGTATTTTCTAGATTCACCTGTAGTTAAGAGTGAACCATTGAAATTTAAGAGTGATGGTGTTGAACAAAAGGGACGTTTTCTAGTTCAATGGTTAAACTGTTTTCAATTTCTTGAACAGGAAATTAAGTTACTAGAGAAAGAAACTGGTCAGAAGTTTGAACTGATTGAGTCCGATCAAATTTATGATCAATGGATTATTGGTGAATTGAGTAAATTATTTGATAATGTTTCAAGTAATTACAGTAAATATTTACTATATCTAGTTGTTCCTGAATTAATTAAGTTTGAGGAACTCTTTTCTAGGTGGTATCTCAATCTTGCTAAACCAATTATGAAAGGTCATCATGGCGTGCTTGCACAAAAGCAATCATTAAGTACATTCTATAAATTATTGAAAATCTTTTCAATTCTGATTTCTCCAATCACACCTTTCATGAGTGATTACATTTATAGTGGTCTATCAAAGTTGGTGAATGGAGTCAATTTTGAAGAAAGTGTTCATATGGAATTATTGAGTAATTATCAACTAAAATATGATCATGTAATCAATCAACGTGTTTCCAGAATGGTTGAAGTTGTCATGGTTGTTCGTTCTTTAAAGGATACCGCTTCAATCAGTCCAAGACATAAATCAAAGGTTCTCTTGTTAAAACACATGAATCAAGAATTTTTAGATGATATTAAGGAACTTGAGAAGGAACTAAGAAGTGTGATTAAGGTTGATCAAATTCTATATCAAGTTATGGATCCATCTGTTGCTGATCTGAAAGTATCATTTAGTGCTAATCTAGTTGGAAAAATTGCGAAGAAAGAATGGCAAAATGTCTTGAAGATTTTAGAAAGTATGGATGTTAATGAATTTTTGGGAAAGGATGAAGTGGAAGTTTCTGGATTTATCATTGATAGTAAAGTATGGAGTATTTTACCTGTTTGTGATCTAGGTGAAAATGACATGTTGATCAATTATACTAATAATGGATTATTGGTGTTGCTTGCTAAAGAGACTGTGACAACTGAAATTGAAAATGAGATGGAATTAATTTTGAAAAATATTCAGAAAGCCAAAAAGGACTCAAAACTGAAAACATATCAAAAAGTAGATGTTTATATTCAACTAGAAAAACAAGATATTAAAGATCTAATCCTAGAAGAAATGGAATCAATCAGAGAAAGATTACGATCCAATTTATATTTTGAAGGTATTCCAGATACAGTTGAGAAAGTAGGTCACTGGAATTATGATGGATACCAATTTGACCTTAAATTAGAATCCTAAAACACATTTCTAAATTAACAATATTACAATTAATTAATTATAAATTATTAATTATTTTTTATTTGAAACCTATAATATTTCTATTTTCCAATATATTTAATAGTAATTTTCCAAGTGTTTTTTTGACTCATGATATCCCAAAGACATTAATTTAATATCTTTAAGAACAATACATAAACATTCAAAAGTTTTCGGGAGTTTCGTACTCATTACGAATGTTATTTTTATATTTTATAATTCTAACATTTCTAGAATACATCGTAAAATACACGAAATATATCCGAAAGCTTTTGAATGTGTTGTTTTAACTCATGTTGCCCCTTATATAAAATTGAATTTTAGTTCAGATGGTAATTTATATATATTATTACACATGGATTCAACTATAATAACATTTATGAATAAAACATATGAAACAATGAATGATTTTATAAAATATGTAGAAAATGAGATTAATTTGGGGAATAATCTGAATGTACAAGATGAATCGAATAATACAATGCTGTTTATTCTAGTCAATAATACTAAATTATTTTATGCAAATAGAACAAAATGTGTGAGTACTATTAAAAAATTAATAGACGCAGGTGTTGATTTAGAACTAAGGAAAGATTTTTATACAGTTTTAGAGAAGGCCATACTACTTGGTGATATAGAAATAATTACAATTTTAATTGAAGCAGGAGCAAATGTTAATGCACAAGATAGTAAGTATGGATGCACTCCTTTAATGACAACCATTGACAATGTTAGAAGTTATTCTTATGAAATTGTTAAATTATTGATTAAATCGGGGGCTGATTTGAATCTGGTCGATAGTAGTGGACACACTGTTTTAATGTATATTCCTCTAATTATAAAAGGTGATTATGACATTACAACATATGTTAGGATTTTACTCATAGCTAAAATGTTGATTAAATCTGGTGCTAGTATTGACTTTGAGGGTTGTGATAGATCAGTGACAGTTTTAATGATTGCTTCAAGATTTTGTCATACACCTGGAGTTTTTAATATTGCTAAATTACTAATTAATTCTGGAGCAAATGTTAATAAACAAGATAGTTGCGGTTGGACATCTTTAATGATAGCATCAAGACACATTAATAGTCATTCTGAAACAGGTCATTATCATTATTATAAACTTATAGAAAAATTAATTGATGCTGGAGCTAATCTGGATTTACAAAATTATTTGGGACACACCGCATTAACATACGCATCTAGATTTTCAAATAAAAAAAGTTCATTGGAAGTTGTTAAAAAATTAATTGATGCTGGTGCCAATATAAATATAAAAGATAAAGCTGGAAACACATCCTTAAGTTATTTAGTACAATATTCAAATTCATTAGAAGTAATTCAAATGGTTATTTCAAAAAATGCAACAACTAATCTATTAAATTTTAGATCAAACACTCTTTTACACTTATGTGCTATAGGTATTAAAGAAAATACATCTAATTATGATATACTATCATTTTTGGAAACTCTAGATATTGATAAAACATTAAAGAATAATGATGGTAAAATATATTTAGATTATTTAGAATTAACATGGTATGTGTCAAAAATATGTGAAATTTGTTACTCTACAAATCTTCCAATAACTATTCTAAAATGTCCATGTAATTGTGCAAAACAATGTATAGAATGCACTTATAAAATAAACGCATGTTGTTATTGTAAAAAATCATTTAGTCATTTTGAAACTATAAGAATAGTATAGTATAGTATAAAATATACTTAAAATTTCGATAAAGTTAAAATAAAACAAAAATTGAATTATTTTTTTCGATAATAATGCAAATGAAAATATGTCAATTATAAATTTTTTAGATAAACAATATACATCTTTAAGTGATTTTATAAAATACATTAATAATGAGATTCATTTAGGTAATAATTTGAATATACAAGATGGACGAGGACATACTATGTCAAGCAAACTAATCAAATATCACGCCAATCTTTTTGATTTTCGCACACATGAAGATGATAATATTTGTTTAGAAACTCTCAAGAAATTAATAGATTCAGGTGCAAATATTCATATTAAAGATAACATAAATAGAACAATCCTGATGCGGGCTTCGGGTGATTCTAATGCTGTAAATCCATTAATTATTAAACTATTAATTGATTATGGTGCTGATGTAAATATGCAAGATAAATATGGAAAAACGGCATTAATGAATGCATGTCGTAATCCAGGTTACGTAAAATATTTGGATACAAAGAATGCAATAGAAATAATAAAATTATTAATAGTTTCTGGTGCTGATTTAGATTTGCGAGATAATAATGGTTACACAGCTTTAATGCTGGCATCACAATATTCAAATATTGATAGTTCTATCGATGTAGTAAAATTATTAATTGATTATGGAGCGGATCTAGATGCACGCAATAATGATAATTTTACTGCTCTGATGTTGGTATCTAAGGATTCGTATTATTATAGTTCTTGTAAAACATTAAAATTATTAATTGATTCTGGAGCAAATCTAGATGCATGTGATAATGATAATCTGACTGCTTTAATGTATGCTGTAAGATATTCAAAATTAAGTAGTTCAATTGATACAGTAAAAATTTTAATTGAATCTGGTGCGAACCTCAATTTGCAAAAACATGATGGCTTGACGGCTTTAATGATTGCATCAGGATGTTCTAAATCAGGTAGCTCCACAGAAACAGTTAAATTGTTAATTGATTCTGGAGCTAATCTACATATTACTGATATTTACAATGATACATTTTTAAGTTATCTAGTAAGATTTTCAGATTCATTAGATATTATTAAAGAAGTTATCAAAATGGATATGGATATTACGATTAATAATGTAACTAAAATACCTATTGAAAAAATGAATAATCCAAAATATAAAGCATATAATGGTAATACACTTTTACATTGGTGTATGATAGGTATTAAAGAAAACACATCTAATTATGAGATATTAGAATATCTAGAATCTCTTGACATTGATAAAACCTTAAAAAATGGAGAAGGAAAAACTTATTTAGATTACTTGATAGTGTCTTATTATGTATCAACTAAATGCGAAATTTGTCATATAGATGAAAATATAGTTATGGCAATTTTAAATTGTTCTTGCAATTGTGGAAGACAATGTGTTAATTGCGCTTATAGACTGACTAAATGTTGTTATTGTAGAACCGAATTTGACGGATTTAAAATTATTAGAATTGTATAAAAAATGTACAATTTTATAAGGAGAAGACACATAAAAATTGAATTAATTTTTTAATATTAATTTAAGATTATACATGTCTATAACTTTTCTAGGTGAAACATATCAAACTTTAGATGAATTTATAAAATATATAGAAAATGAGATTGAGTTTGGTAATAATTTGAATATTAAAGATGATGAAACTGATTCTACAATGTTGTATATACTGGTTACAGAATCACAAGGAAAACATTTGGATATCATTGCGAAATTAATTCGATCTGGTGCTGATATAAATTTGCAAACGGATGGTATGACAGTTCTAATGTATACTTCAATAAATTCAAGTATAATTGATTGTATAGAAACTACTAAATTATTAATTGAATTAGGTGCTGATGTAAATGTGCAAAATAAGTGTGGTTTGTCGGCTCTTATGCTTGCAACTAAATATTCAAATATTGGAAGCTCTTCAGAACCAGTAAAAATATTAATTGATGCTGGAGCTGATTTAAATATGAAAAATGATGTTGGACAGACAGCCCTCATATTGGCTTCACTAAGTCAAAATAAATCAAGTTCAACCGAAGTTATAAACCTATTAATTGATGCAGGAAGTGATTTTAATATTATGGATGACGATGGAAATACATGTCTACATTATTTATTACGATATTCAGATTCATTAGATATTATTAATACTATCATATCTAAAGGATATTCTATTAATCATACTACTAAAGTAAAAATGGCAGATAAAATCATTTATGGTAATAGTCTTTTGCACTTGTGTGCCATCGGAATTAAAGAAAAACATTCTAATTATGATATATTAACATTCCTTGAAACACTAGATATTGATAAAAAATTGAAGAATAGTGATGGAAAAACATATCTAGATTATCTTGGTATTAATTATCATGTTGTATCCAAATGCCAAATTTGTGGTACAACTGAATCACCTATTACAATTCTCAATTGTTCTTGCAATTGTGGTAAACAATGCTTAAATTGTACTAGGAAAACTGATAAATGTTATTATTGTAATTCATCCTTTAGAGGATTCAAAATTATTAGGCTAATTTAATATCATATCTATCATATGATATATGGTAACATAACTCTTTTATAAAGCTTAGTTAAATATAGAAAATTGAAATATTTTTTATTATATTTATATTTTTTAAAATGCAATCCATAACTTTTCTAGATAAAACATATCCATCATTTATTGATTTTATAACATTTATAGAAAATGAGATTAAACTAGGACATAATTTGAATATACAAGATGCTGAAGGGGATACTATGTTATCATTTTTAATTAGATATCATTACGAAAATAAATGTTTGGATACAATAAAATTATTGATTGATTCTGGTGCCGATCTAAACATACAAAATGAAACTGGATGGACAGCTCTAATGATAGCATCTAGAAATTCAAATGACGAAAGTTCTATTGAAACCATTAAATTATTAATTGATTCTGGAGCTAATTTAAATATAACAGATAAAAATAAGCAAACAGCTCTAGTGATAGCATCTGAATATTCAAGTTGCGAAAGTTCTATTGAAACTGTAAAATTATTAATTGATTCTGGGGCCGATTTAAATATACAAGATAAATATGGGCAAACAGCTCTAATGATAGCATCTAAAAAATCAAATAGTGACAGTTCTATTGAAACAGTTAAATTATTAATTGATTCTGGAGCTGATTTGAATATACCAGATAAAAATGGATGGACAGCTCTAATGATAGCATCTAAAAATTCAAATGGTGAAAGTTCTATTGAAACAGTTAAATTATTAATAGATTCTGGTGCAGATCTAGATTTACAAAATAATCATGGATGGTCAGCTCTAATGATAGCATCTAGATATTCAAATGAAGAAAGTTCAATTGAAACCGTTAAATTATTAATTGACTCTGGAGCCGATTTAAATATAAAAAATAATTATGACTGTTCAGCTGTAATTATAGCAGCTAGGATTTCAAATTGTGAAACCGTAAAATTATTAATTGATGCAGGAGCCGATCTAAACATACAAGATGAACGTGGATTGACAGCTTTAATGATGGCATCTAGATATTTAAATAATGATGGTAGTTCAATTGAAACCGTAAAATTATTAATAGATGCGGGAGCCGATCTAAACATACAAGATGAACGTGGATTCACAGCTTTAATGATGGCATCTAGATATTCAAATAGTACCAGTTCTATTGAAACAGTAAAATTATTAATTGATTCAGGTGCTGATCTAAATGTGCAAAATAAAAATGGATGGACAGCCTTAATGATTGCATCTAGAAATTCAAATTGTGATAGTTCAACTGAAACAGTAAAATTATTAATTGATTCAGGTGCTGATCTAAATGTGCAAAATGAAGATGGATGGACAGCCCTAATGTTTGCATCTAGAAATTCAAATGATGAAAGTTCTATTGAAACAGTTAAATTATTAATTGTTTCGGGAGCCGATGTAAACAAAAAAGATGTTGATGGTTGGACGGCTTTACTATGTGCTTGTAGATATTCAAATCTTGAAAGTTCTGTTGAAACAGTTAAATTGTTGATAGATTCAGGAGCTAATATAAATTCAAAGGATAACGATGGATGGACTGTTCTAATGCTATCATCTATATGTTTAAATATCGGAAGCTCAATTGAAACAGTAAAATTATTAATTGATTCTGGAGCTGATCTAGATTTACAAAATAATGATGGTAGAACTGTTCTCATGTTTACTTCAGAAGATTCAAATTGCGGTAGTTCATTAGAAACAGTACAATTACTAATTGATTCCGGAGCTGATCTAAACATACAAGATATAGATGGTTGGACAGTTTTAATGTTTGCTTCCAGATCATCAAACAAAGATAGTTCTATTGAAACAGTAAAATTATTAATAGATTCGGGAGCTTATTTAAATTTACAAGATGTAGATGGTTGGACAGCTTTAATATCTGCTTCAAGATATTCTAATACAGATAGTTCTATTGAAACAGTAAAATTATTAATAGATTCTGGAGCAGATATTAATATTATGACATTTCATGGTGATACCTGTTTAAGTTATCTAGTACGATATTCAAATTCATTAGATATTATTAAAACTGTTATTTCAAAAAATGTAATAATTAACAATTTAACTCATTCTTCTTCGAAATTGAAATATAATGGTAATAGTATTTTACATTGGTGTTCTATAGGAATTAAAGAAAATACATCCAATCATGATATATTAACATGTTTAGAAACACTAGATATAGATAAAACACTTAAAAATTGTGAAGGTAAAACATATTTAGATTACTTAGAAATATCTTATTATGTCTCAACCACGTGTGAAATCTGTTATAATGATAATGGATTAATAACAGTTCTAAATTGTCGATGCAATTGCGCTAGACAATGTATCAGATGTACTAATAAACTAGATAAATGTTGTTATTGTAAAACATTGTTCACTGGATATGAAATAATTCTGATAAAATAATATATTTTCGGAGCATAAATGGTTTCATATAAACATTATAAAATTGAAATATTTTTTTTAATATTTATATAGCATGGCATCTATAACTTTTTTAGGTAAAAAATATGCATCTATAAATAATTTTATAACATCTGTTAAAAACAAAATTAAATCTGGTGATAATTTATGTGTGCAAGATTCTAATGAAGATGGAGATACAATTTTAACATTTCTGATAAAGCATGTTGATCAAATTACATCTTTGAACATTGTCAAAAAGTTGATTAAAGCCGATCCAGAAATTAAAGATCTACAAAATAAAATTGGATTGACTCCATTAATGGTATCTGTACTAATGATTCGTAAATATTCCCATGGAGATAATTTACTGAAAATGATCAAATTATTAATTGAATCTGGTGTAAATTTAGATATACGAGACAATAATGGATTAACAGCTTTGATGATGACTTCAACCTGTTTAGAAAAATATAATTCATCACTGGAAATTGTAAAATTATTAATTGATTCAGGTGCAAATTTAGAAATTAAAGATAATAAAGGTATTACTGCATTAATGTTTGCTGCTAGATATCCAAATTGCTCAATTTCATTTGAAATTATAAAATTATTAATCAATTCAGGTGTTAAATTGGATGAAGTAGATAATAAAGGATTTTCAGCATTAATGATTGCGATTGTTTATTCAAATACAGACATTTCATTAAACGTTATTAAATTATTGATTAATTCAGGAGCAAATTTAAATCTTCTAGAAAATAGAGATGATCAATCAGCACTCATTTTAGCATGTTGTAATTCAACTAGTTCAATTGAAACACTTAAATTATTAATAGAATTAGGATTTGATTTAAATTTCCAAGACAAAGAAGGTTTAACAGCATTAGATTATGCATCTGGATCATCTAACTCACATAGTTCTATAGAAAAAGTAGAATTATTAATTGATTCAGGTGCTAATTTAAATATTCAAGATAGTAAAGGTTATACGGCTTTGATGTTTGCTATTATTAATTTAAACAAAACAAGTTCTCTAGAAACTGTAAAATTATTAATTGATTCAGGAGCTGATCTAAATCTTAAAAATAAAGATGGAGAAACAGCTTTAATGTTCGCAATAACTAATTATTATAATTCAGAATTTTCCATTGAAACACTCAAATTATTAATTAATTCTGGAGCTGATCTAAATATTCAAGATAATAGTGGTATTACAGCATTAATGTGTGCAATAATTAATCATAATTCAGATATTTCTCTTGAAATTGTAAAATTATTAATTGATTCAGGAGCTGATCAAAATATTAAAGATAATGATGGAGATACAGCTTTAATGTTGGCTATAAATAATTGTAATTCAGAGATTTACATTGAAATTGTAAAATTATTAATTGATTCAGGAGCTGATCTAAATATTCAAAATAATGATGGTAAAACAGGTTTAATGTTCATAATAACTAATTGTACGTCTTCAAATACTGAGTATTCAACGATTTATTTTGAGATTGCAAAATTATTAATTAATTCTGGAGCTAATCTAGATCTTAAAGATAAGAATGATGAAACCGCTTCAATGTTAACAATAATTAATTATACAATTAATAGTGATTCAGATATTTTAATGAAAATTGTGCAATTATTAATAGATTCTGGTGTTGATCTAAATGTTCAATATAATGATGGTGATACAGCTTTAATGTTAGCAATAAACTACTATAATTATTTAAAGAATCCTATTGAAATAATAAAATTATTAATTGATTCAGGAGCAGATCTGAATATTCAAAATAATGATGGAGAAACAGCTTTAATGTTAGCAATAATCAACTTTAATCATTCAGACATTTCTTATTCAGAAATTTGTATTGAAATTATAAAATTATTAATTAATTCTGGTGTTAATCTAAATATTCAAGATAATTATGGGGACACCGCGTTAATGTTAGCAATAATTAATTGTAATTATTCAGAGATTTCTATTGAAACTATAAAATTATTAATTGATTATGGTGCTGATTTAAATATTCAAAATAATGAAGGTTTAACAGCATTGATGATGGTTTTTAATGAAAATGAAGAAGAAACTAATATGAATTTGATTAAAATAATAAATTTATTAATTTCTTCAGAAGCTGATGTAAATCTTCAAGATAAAGATGGAGAAACTATGTTAATGTTTGCGGTAACAGATTACAATTCAGATATTTCTATAGAAATAGTAAAATTATTAATTGATTCAGGAGCCGACGTAAATATTCAAAATAATGAAGGTTTTACAGCTTTAATGATGTTTTGTAATGAAAATGATGAAGAAACAAATGTAAGTTCAGTTGAATTAGAAGTAATTAAATTATTAATTGATCCAAGAGCTGATCTAAATCTTCAAGATGATGAAGGGCGTACTGTTTTAATGATAGCATGTTCTCATAAAAATAGTTCAATAGAAGTAGTTAAATTATTGATTGATTCTGGTACTGAGTTAAATATTCAAGATGAAGATGGAGAAACAGCCTTAATGATGGCTTCATATTTTAATTCAAATGATTCAATCGAAATTATAGAATTATTAGTAAATTCAGGAGCTAATTTACATATTGTTGACAACTATGGTCATACATTTTTTGGTAAGCTAGTACAATTTTCAAACTCATTAGATTTTGTTAAAAAATTTATTCAAAAAAATGTTATTATTAATCATGTAACTCATAAGGGAAATACTCTTTTGCATTTATGTACAATATCAATTAAAGAAAATACATCTAATTATGATATATTAGCGTTCTTAGAAACTCTTAATATTGATAAGACATTGAAAAATAATGACGGGAAAACATATTTAGACTATTTAGAAATATGTTATTATGTTGCGACTATATGTGAAATTTGCTATGATAGTAATAATTCAGAATGTATGGCTGTTCTAAATTGTGAATGCAAATGTGTTCGACAATGCATATTTTGTGTTAGACAATTAGATAAATGTTGTTATTGTAAAAAGTCATTTGATGGATATCAAATTATTAAATTACTCGATCAAACACAATAAATGATTTATTGATGCATATATAAAAAATATAAAATATTAATATTAAATTTTTTATTGATATGATTTAATTTATTCTAAACGATGCTTGAATTCTTTAATGAGTTAAATGTAGTATCACGATCACATAGTTCAATGTTATTTTTTCCATCTGATATATTGTTCTTAATTTTTCCACGTTCCTCAGCACAACAAAGAAAACACCATGCAAACAGAACTATTATGATGGATATTATTGGACATATGATAGCTAAATAAAACACGTTGAATAAACATAATATTGGTATGTAATATAAGCTTAATTTATATGATTCTTCTAATGTTACACTTGGAGATGTATATACAGGGATATACCATAAATTATAACCTAGCATAATAAACAGATATATCAATTGCCACATTAGCATAATTGAGGGAATTATTAGTCTTTTTTGGTTTGATTTATAAATCCCTTTATTTTTGTTCAACTCTTCTTTATAATCTTCTATTGAATACAAGCTAAATGAATGGTTACGGCAATGTATAGGGGGTAATTCTGTTGTTACTATTGGTATACTGTTAATTAAATCATATGAACATGACGATTCATGTAAACATCCAAAACAAGATGTAAATACAAATATAAGGAAAGCACCTATCATACTAGTAAGTAATGTTAATCCAAATGGCCATTTTGTCTGATCATCAAATACGTCACTACAACATTCATGTCTATTAACATATTCGTTGCAATTTCCAGTATAATTCGCGATACAATTATCCATAAATTTATTTTTATATAATTCGATACCTTTATTTTTATAGGTTGCTAATAATATATTATCACATAAACCTATACCAAAAGATAAAATTGTTAAAATTGTCCACATTATTGTCAATTTTGTTCTTAGTTTACGATTTTTATTGAGAAGTTGTACTTCTTCATTTGTGTGTGGTGTATCTGGGAATAGATTTTTGTTGTAAGGTTGTTGACAATAATGACATATATCAATTTCTGAAAATTTAGTTGTCCCTGGAGTATCCTTTGAATTAATAATTTGATTACTATGTATGAATGCAGCAGTTATAAAACAACTTTTATGAACATAATTTTTACAACAATCTAATTGAATTAATTCTTCTTTTTTGCCAATGCATATACAACAACATAATCTTTCGTAAAGAGTTGGTAATCCATTTTTATCAGATTCACAAAAACATGTATCTTTCATTTTATTTATTTTATAAAAAAAAAATAGTGTAAATTACATTTCAATTTTTAATAATATCAACATATGTAATTGGGTAAAGGTAATATAATATGATATTTTACACTATGTTTGATTTCTTCAATGAATCATCAACATCAATAGCATATAATTTAATATTAGTTTCTCCAATTCTTATTTTGTTTCTAGAAACTTCACGTTCTTCTTTCCATAATTCAAAACAACCTCTAAGACAAATCATACATCCACCTATTAGTGCATAAATAGTGATTACTAAACCTACCGCGAAACAAATCCAAAATATATTAAATAAACATAATATAGGTATATAATTTAAAAGCAATTTGCGTGCCTCTTCAACTGTAGTATCTTCAAATGTATGCGACGGAATATACCATTTATTATATCCAACTATAATAATCAAATATGCTAATTGCCATGTTAATTCTAAAGCTAGAACAATTAAATTCAAAACGAATTTTTTATAGATATCTTTATGATTATTGATGGCATCTTTATAATGTTGTATAATAAAACCCGTATCTCTAATGGCATTACGATTTTCTAAAAAGTTTTTCACTAGTTCAAAGTGCATCTGCCATCTCATATCATAAACAGTACAATATACAACAAATCCAAATATACTTGTTATACATACTATCCACATTTTCCATACTGTTTCATCATAAAATGAATCAGAACAATAATTATTAATATCATCTACGTTTGTATAATTTCCTGTATAATTTGATTCACAATTGCTAACAAATATGTTTTTATATAAATTCATACCATTATTACGATTACTTGCTAGTAAAATATTATCAGCTAAGGCATTACTAAAAGTTAATATCGTTGCCAAAAGCAGCATTATATATTTTACAAAGGTACAAACTTTCATTTTGTGATTGAGTGTTATTTCTTCATTTGCATGTGGTATATTTGGAAATTGTTTTTTGTCATATGGTTTTTGACAATAATGACATATTTGAATTTCCGCAAATGTAGTTGTTTCCAGTGTATCTTTAGAATTAATTATGTTATTACTACGTATAATAGCAGAATTAATAAAACAACTTCGATGAACATACTTACCACAACAATCCAATGTAATTAATTTTTCTTTCTCTCCATTACATAGACAACAAAATATTCTGTTACATATTGATGGATATGCGTATTTATCTGTTCCGCAAAAGCAACTTTGTTCCATTTTAATTTTATAATATGTTTGGATTGATCCATAATATATTTTACAAATCAATTTTTTTTTATACAGTATTCATTTGTTATAAAAAAAATTGATTTTATTACTATTTTTGTATTATTTTACTAGAATTAGAATGTCCAATCAAAATTTACCCCATTACAATAAACCAATTATAGGAAGTGGAAGAAATGTATGTGATTATTATTTATATAACTATTATTTACAAAAATATTATTTAACAGATAAGTATTTGGATGCTTATTATTTAGATAATGGTGTTGCCTATGATAATCAAAAAATAAATATCATAGAAATTAATAACGATTTACGAATTAAAAATAATATAGCTTATGAAAAATATTATAGTGAACAGTTTCATCGAAGATGTGATCATCATTGGGAAGTATTAATGTGGATGAGTATTAGTACTATATCTTCTTTTGTAACAATAAATAATGTAAAAAGTAAATTATGTTGTTTCAGTTTTATTAGTCATCAAGAAAAAACACATATATATTATATATCACGAAAAGTTTTGGATGCAATTGAAGACTTTTTAAATAATAAAAATGATGAACACTTTATTGGAAATATGGATTATCAATTATATAAATATTTAAATAATAAAATACAATTAAATATGAAAAAGTTTCTTCCAAATATTAATGTTATTTGTCCTCATTGCAAAATAATAATTAGTTTAAATTGTTTTTGTTCGCAATGTGGTTGGGAATTAAGAGTTTATTTTCTAAATAATATTAGAAATAATTTTATGAATGGTGAAAGATATACATGTCTTTCTGATAATGGATACATAATTGCTGTTCCAATATTAGGGACCATAATTCGTGCAAAGGATACAATGATTAATGCATTTAAATTACCATATAATATTCACCATAATGTATGGAAAAATTCATCTATTATTAACCATATATTTCTCTGAAGTTGCATTTGCTGATGTTTGTAGTTATAATGATTGATAATAAAATTAGACACTTTTTGTAAATGGTTTGTTAAAATAATATAAAAAATAAGTCATATCATATGATCTTTGACACATATTGTGTATTTTTTATATTATAAAAAATATTATTAATTATGATTCAGTTTTACTTTTGCAAACTAGACTAGAAAGTTTTTAATTTTAAACAATACTTGATTTCTTTAATGAATTATCAATATCAATACTATATAATTTAATATTGCTGTCGCCCAGCGATATATTATTTTTAACTTTGTTACGTTCTTCAACACAACAATTAACACACTCAATACAGCAATTGGCGCATCCAACACACATTTTAGTACAACATTCTACACATAATAATATCAGGCAAATGATTCCGAATATAATTGGGATTGTAATGACACATATAATCACAAACCAAAACACATTAAAGAAACATAATATAGGTATATAATAGAATGTCAATTTGTGAGCTTCTTCTACTGTTGTATCAGGAGATGTATGTGATGGAATATACCATAAATTATAACCTAGAATTAAGAATAAATATATCAATTGCCATATTAGTATAATGAATGGAATTATTAATTTTTTACAATTTGATTTATAAATCTTCGTGCATTTCTCAATACTAGTTCTATAATCTTTTACAGTATCATAGAAACTAGTATCACATATTGGTAGGAATTCGATAATTATATATTGATCAGCAAATGAATACATAATGCTGGTTTCATCGGTAGTAGACAATAAATATAATCCAATAATTATTATCATGAAACCGGTGATACTTGTAGTTGGCACCACTCCTAATGTCCATTCATTTTCATTTAAAAATGAATTATGACAATAATCATGAATATCATTTGAAGTGTTATAAATTCCAGTATAATTTAATTCACAATTATCAATAAATTTATGTTTATACAATTCAATACCTTTATTTTTATGAGTACCCAATAAAATATTATCACCTAGAGCATTACCAAACATTAATAATAATATTATTATCCAACATGTTGGTAATAATACTTCTAAATTTCTATTTTTATTTTTAATCTGTATTCCTTCACTTGTTGGTATATCTGGAAATTGTCCTCTATCACATGAGTCTTGACAATAATGACATATATCAATTTCGGAAAATTTAGTTGTATCTGGAGTATCCTTTGAATTGATGATGTTATCTCTGCGTATAATAGATGAATTTATAAAACAACTTTTATGAACATATTTGCCACAGCAGTTTAATTTAATTAATCTTTCTTTAATACCACTACATATACAACAAAATATTCTGTCCCATGTAGATGGATAAACATATTTATCTGTTTCGCAACTTTGTTCCATTTTATTTTGCAAAATAAAATACCATCGATTTGCAATCAATTTTTCATGTATTCTATATATATATATAATAATGGTTTTTTTAAACAATACTAGATTTTTTTAATGAATTATCGATATCTATACTAAATGATTTGATATTGTTTTCTCCCATCGATATATTATGTTTAATTACTTCACGTTCTTCGATACATTTTGCACAATATTCAGCACACTTTTTAATACAATATCCAATACCGAATAATATCAGAGCAATCATTGGACATATAACTCCAGCCCAGAGTACATTAAAGAAACATAATATAGGTATATAATTTAAAAATAATTTACGTGCTTCTTCTACTGTTGTATCAGAAGATGTATGTGATGGAATATACCATAGATTATAACCTAGAATAATAAATAGATATACTAATTGCCATATTAGTATAATTGATGGAGTTATTAACCGAATAAGATTTGATTTATAAATTTGTTCGGATCTAGCAACAGTATTTTTGTACTTCTGTATTGACTCGTTGCGATATATAGTTGTAATCCCGACGTAGTATGTAAACCTATAATGTCTAAAAGACTCCATTATATATTTTTCCATAAAATCATCTTCAAATGCTGAACGTATACAAAGATATATAATCACTGTTCCTAAAATACTCATAATACATACCACAGGTGTTATCCACTCATCTTCAAATGAATCAGAACAATAATTATGAATATTCGTAGATGTGTTATAAATTCCGGTATAATTTAATTCACAATTATCAATAGATATGTTTTTATATAATTTAATACCTTTGTTTGTTTGAGTACCCAATAAAACATTATCACTTATTGCATTACCAATACTTAATAATATTACAATTGGCCAATATATTTCTAAGAGTATTTCTAAAATATTATTAAGATTTTCAATATTTATTGCTTCATTTGGCATATATGGAAATATCATGTCATTTGGCAGCTTACAATAATGACATACATCTATTTGGTCAAACCTAGTTATATCTGGAATATCTTTTGAATTAAGATTGTTATTTCTGCGTATAATAGATGAATTTATAAAACAACTTCTATGAACATAATTGCCACAACATTTTAATTCAATTAATTCTTCTTTGGTACCGGTACATATGCACCACCTTATACGAGTCCATAATGTAGGATAAACATATTTGTCTGTGCAACAAAAACAACTTTGTTCCATTTTATTTTGCAAAATAAAATACCATCGATTTACAATCAATTTTCCATGTATATTCTATATACTAGAAAGTTTTAAAAAGTATTATTCTAGATTCAATTACTTACAACTAGAACATTCTAAAATTTTTACTTTTGTTCTCTAGAAAGTTTTTAAAAAGTATTATTCTAGATTCAATTACTTACAACTAGAACATTCTAATATTTTTACTTTTGTGCTCTAGAAAGTTTTTAAAAAGTATTATTCTAGATTCAATTACTTACAACTGGAACATTCTAAAATTTTTACTTTTGTGCTCTAGAAAGTTTTTAAAAAGTATTATTCTAGATTCAATTATAACTAGAACATTCTAAAATTTTTACTTTTGTGCTCTAGAAAGTTTTTAAAAAGTATTATTCTAGATTCAATTATAACTGGAACATTCTAATATTTTTACTTTTGTGCTCTAGAAAGTTTTTAAAAAG